ACCGCCCAGAACAAATCAAATGATGCGGTGTTCCAATCGGCCAAATAAAGTTTTCCAGCAGTTTCACTGTTTGAAAACATACCCCAACGCAGTGCATAAGTAGTGTTTGCCGCAAGAGTTGCTGCACCACCATAAATTGCGGTCAATTGTAGAGTGGGAGCTACTAAGTTTCCAGTTAAAGTTATATTGGTTGCAAGTGCTGTTCCAGTAAGAGTCGGACTAGCGCTAAAAACAACATTTCCAGTACCAGTCGTTCCGCTTACGGTAGTGCCTTGAATTTTTGCGATAGTGGACGCTAAAGACTGCGATCCAGAAGCGGCAGAAGTCGTAACATCGCCAGTCAATTGATTAATTGCGTTGACCGTAACAGCGCCCTGAGCACCATTTACAGAAGTAACGCCAGCGGCAGGAGTAACGAGTACCCATTTAGTACCATTATAGATAACTAAATCGCCAATTTGGAAATTGGTCATTGAAGGATCGGTCAATCCAGCAACGGTTCCAGAATCGGCTGCGCTTACCCAATAAGTGTAACCAGTAACGCCAGTGCCGTCGACTAGTGTTGGAGTATTTATGTTAGGATTCCAATTGCCTTGGAATTCCATAAGAGTAGCAGGTAACTGAGAAAGAGGAACTTTTCCGCCACCATCTAATGATGCAACACCACTTGCGGCGCCGACTTCAGATTGAGTAACATACGTTGCGGATAAATCAGGAATGTCAGCAGAAACCAACGCTCTAAAGGTAGGTTGAGCGGCAGAACCCGTAGCAGGACCAGCAAAAACTTTATTTGCAGTTTGAGTTGCCAAAGTCTGCGTCAGAGTCCCAGACGAAGTGATGGGCGAACCGGTGATATTGTATATGGGAGTCGTAGAAGCGTCAGCAAAAGCTACTGAAGTAACGGTACCACTAGTAATAGTGGCCCAAGTCATTGGTGAAGATCCGCCACCACCAGAAACTAACGCTTGGCCAGAAGTACCTGCTGTTGCGGGTAAATTGAAGTTATACGTAGCAGACGTTGAAAGAGCCTGAATGTTAGTTAAGAAAGCGTTCGTACTATTGGCTATCTGTAGAATTCCATTGACAGACGACGATACACCTAGTTGTATGCCTGATGTGGACCAAGCTAATTGTTGGTTTCCGGCTGAATCAACCAAAATTCTAGTTTGATAATTAATTGAAACGTGCGCGGCATTATCCAAAAGAAGACGATTGGTTATGTCTTGGGCTACATTACCGGAAGGATCATAAATATTTCCGACAAAAAGATGATTCCAAGAAAATCCTGCAGCGCCTAAATTAAATGTTGCTGAAGCGTTGGGGAGCAAGCTTTGGTTTATGGCCGTAGATGTTAAGTTAGAAAGAGCAGTATTTGCACCAGTAGCGGGAGCGGGTTGCCAAGAAGGTATGCCAGAAACTACGGTCAATATTTGACCAGTGGTTCCGATGGGTAACGCAGAAAGCGTATTTGAAGCGCTGGCATAAAGTGTGTCGCCGGTCGTATAAGAGGTCAGACCTGTTCCGCCATATTGGGGACCAATTGGAGTTGCAGTCCATATACCACTCGTGATCGTACCGATGCTGGCCAAGTTTGACAGAGTAGTTAGGGTAGTATTCGTAGTAGCCGTAATGTTTGAGGCTGTTCCTGAAGTGTTCGAAGTAATCGTCGAAGGAATATCAGCAGAAACCAACGCTCTAAAGGTAGGTTGAGCAGGTGATCCAGATCCGGGGCCAGCAAATACTAAGTTTGCATTCTGATTACTTAGAGTAAAAGTCAAAGTTCCAGCGCTAGTTACTGGGCTTCCAGAAATCGAATATATCGGGGTAGTCGAACCATCAGAAAGGGCTACGGAGGTTACGTTACCTGCGGATGCCCACGTTAAGTTTCCAGACCCGTCGTTATGCAGAAAGGTATTCGCACTACCTTGGGCAGCCGGTAAAACGACCGAATAGGTCGTAGTCGTCGGATTTGCCGTCATGGTTAGCGTACCAGAGGTAGAGCCGTTAAATTGTGCTCCGCCCAAAGATACTGTGTTTATGGCACTATTCTCAGTTCTTTGAACGCCGCCGCTAATAAATGAAAATAAATTAATAATTGACATGATCTACCCTTTTAAAATTAGAAGTTCTTACTTCCTTAAGATTGTTCCCATTAAAGTTTTCTTAATTAAGCTGTTGATTTTCATGATTATAATTGCCCAACGACCGATATCATCAATTTGATATCAAAAAGCGATGGATTGTACTCATTTTCTACGATTACGCCTATAAAAATTACAAAATCTCCAGGAGCGAATCCACCTACACCTTCTGTGGGTTTGGTGTCTATAAGCTCTCCAGGGGTCAAACTAGCATAAACAGCTGACCCAATTGGAAATGAAGTTGTAATATTTTCAAGACGGCCATTGTCCATAACTTGACCAACTGCACCATTTGGAATAGAAGTCTGAGTAAGACCTACAATTGCCTGAACATCGCTCTCGTTGGATGGATCTAACGGTATGATTTGGCCGCTTCCATTGATGCAGACCAAAGTTGCCTGAGGCATAGTGCTACCAGAGGCGTTTTGGAAACCAGTGGCAGTTGCCCTGCTGGTTCCAGAAAAAACATTATTAAATGCATTAGGGTTGTAGCTCATATTAGAAGATATCCCATCCAGTGCCGTTGGAGATTAACGAATAAGAAACGTATTGAGTAGTTACAGCGTAGCTGGCGTTACCATCTATCAAGTCTGTACCATTCGCCACTATGTTCATCGCATTTGTGGTCGAATCAACCTTTTTCATGTAAAAAACTTGCCCCGTAACAGACGATGCTGCTGGTAAATTAAAGGTAACTGAGTTAGAAGTACAATCAGCCCTTAAGAAACAATCCGTAGAAAGTACTGAATACGTAGCACCAGTTTTTGTGCTGATACTTACTGGTCCACCTAAAGCGTCTTGACCGGTCATTCCAGCTGGCCCTTGCGGTCCTGGAGGTCCTTGCTGACCACCGCCACCGCCACCACCACCACCTGCGAATGTAAACTCTAATCTATCTCCAACCACCAAAGGTCTTTGGAGTTCAATCTGAGTTGCGGGAGCGCCGACAGATCCGACTTCGGTGTAATCATCTCCAACGGTCATCTTTTGACCGTTTAAGAACATTTCTAATTTTCCATATCCAACCACATAGTGAACGGCTGGATCGCCAGAAAGTCTGGAATTGTTTGGCAATGTTATCAAGGTCAACGATGCGATTGGTCCCGTAAGAGAAGTGGGAGGAGTAGCGCCAGAGGCAACTATCGTAACGGTCTCATCGTATCCAGGCTGAATCGAGGCTGAAATCAAGCTAGCAATTACGTCATCTATCTCTTTGATAGCAAGCGTTAAATTTTGACCATCCTGAATGGAATAATTTCCTTGCCCAGTTCCTGCCTGAATAACAGACATAGCAAAAGGAGCAGAAATATTTATATTTGAAGGTGCGGTAGTTAACCCTGCAGAATTATTGACTACAGTTACTACGTTTCCTACAGAACTTGCTGTAAAATCGTTGAAATAAGTGCTATTGATCAACGTAACCAATGAAGAGGCAGTTTGTGTTGAAGTCTGACCGGGAACAATGTCCCATGGCAAGCCTATCGCGTTAGCCAAAGGCGTAGGATCTACACCCGTACCATTGTAATTCACCCAAATATAATATTGCCGATTACTTCCAGAAGAGAATAAGTAGGCATATTGATTGGATGTCGTCATAGTGCTGGCAGCGCCAGTTGTTATGCTTAAAATTTCTTGCAATGCGCCAGGATACACCGTCGCTGTGTAGTCTGGAGCCGTATCGCTTTCCGATGGAGATCCAATGTATTGAAGTACGTTATCGAGTTGAGGTCCAGAAAGTTCTTGTATGTCACCTTGTTGTAATTCAGCGCCCAAGAATTGCACATAAACTCTAGGAGTCGATCCACCATCATCAGATCTAAAAAATAACCAAATGACATTCTGATTAATTGGAACTAAAGATCTGTCTGCCAGTACGATATCTCTGGGAGTTCCAGTAGATAGGGGTAAAGTATATGTTCCATAAGCGTAAACACCAGGGACACCAGCTGCGGATTGATTGGCGACTACGTATTGGCCTGTCAATGTTACCGTGAAAGAATTGTTTACGGTCTGAATTTGATAATAATTGGCCGTAGTATCGCTGTAAGCTCTTATCCAGTCACCGGGCGATAGGCCAGTAGTCCAGGGAACACTGCCTACGGATACGACGGTCGTAGTGCCAGGAGATCCTGCATGAGTAGTGAAAAGTAAATTTGGAGCAACCTGAACATTTCGCGTAAGATTTATGTATGCGACTTCATTGTTGGCTAATGTTACTGAGTTACCGGTCGGATTCTCAGCAATTTGATAGTCTAAGCTCGACCCAACTATTTTGAAATATATCTGACCATCGCCAGGAGGGTTACTTGCCCAGTTGATCTGACCAGCTTGAGTTATCTGTCCTGCAGAATAAAAAGATACCATGACGCCAGTTGTCGTAGCGGTAGCTACACCAGACATAGTGACGGTAGTTCCTACGATATTTATAATAGTAGTAGCTGTGGGTATTCCAGTACCCATAATGAGTTGACCAATAGCCAGTCCAGTCGTAGATGCTAGATTGGTCAACTGATTCGTAGAAACAGTGATATTGCCCATAGTATTAAGAACAGGCGTAGAGTTAGGCAAGATACCATGAGAAATGGTACTATTGCCAGTAAAAATCGTATTGCCCAGATCTTCTCTCAAAAGAGATAAAGAAGAGTTCGAAGAAGGAGAAAACCAGTAAGGGGTACCCTGTATCTGAGCCAAGGAGGTCATTACTGCATTCATCCAGTCCTTCAGATTGGATAGCATTTTGTCGCCACCCTCAAAAGGATTTACTGAATTGGACGTAGAAGTGTTAGGATTTGCGTTCCTGCCTTCTGTCTGAGCGGTCCATGGGTATTGATAAAATGAATTTGGAGAAGATCCGCCAGTACCAAGACGGAAAAGTAGCCATCTAGCGTCCGTGATTGATAGTACGTTATTCCCGCTATCGGTGGTAACGATTGCAATTGGTAAAATATTTGCTGGCCATATGGTAGTGGAGATACTGAGCGTATACTCTAAGATCTGCGCCCTAGGAGCGATAATGTCTGTTTCGGTATTTGATGTCGGGTCCCACAAGATAACTTCGGCGTCAGTAGAGGGATCTAAAAATCTAGAATAGTCTAGACCAACGTAGTTCGTAGAATTTGCGGAAAATGATCCAGTTACGACATTGGGGTTAGTTACGCTATTTAGCGCTTGAAGAGGAGTTCCGGTAGGCACCATGAAGACGGTACCCGATTGACTAGCCGCAATATGGAATATAGCACCTGGGTCAACTATGACCTGTAAGTTGTTAGATGCGCCACCGATGGCCCCTGTCATGGATAACTCAAACCCACGAATAAAGTAACCCTGAGAAGTTCCGGTAACAAAAGCCTGAATTAATGTATCAAAATCTGCTGAAACTGATGATTCTATAGATCTTAGGTCGGGAAGATCAACCCTTTGTTCTGACAGGAAATTTACGCGGCGCAGTACACTCATAACTATTTAATTTTCCTATATTTATTTGAACTTACTGTTTCTGATATTTCCGTAAATTCTTCTGTAGAAATATCTGTTTTTTTAGACCATATCCAATTTTTATGGGATAGATTTTTGTATATAACGCCGTTGGGCTTTTTTGTTGATGCACTATTTATAACTCTGCTAACGCATCCAACCGTAAATCCATCTTTCTTTACGTCATTTACGCAAGTGTATTTTTTAATTTCTTTAGTTAGTATATTCATCCCTATAACTGGGATCAATAGAGGTTTTTGGGGTTGTTTGGGTTTATTTTGTATTTCGTATATTAATACATATCGTTCTTCTAGTAATAACTTACAGTTGTCCACGTCAGCAAAAACCCATACAAAATCATTGGATGTTTTCGATGTTTTGAATTGAGTCGCGCGACCTATTATCGTACTGTTAAATCCACTATAACTCGCTTCTTTGGCAGATTTAAATCGTACAATTTCTCCAGTTTTCAGCGACTTTCCCAGAATAGGGCGTTCATTGCGAACTTTTCCTCTTTTTGCGTGTACGCATCTTTCTTGTAGTTTTTCTAAAGAAAATTCTTCTTTTGAAATCCAAACCCATCCACCAGTGGACGCAGATGTGTGGGATGGCCTATTTTTATTAAAACTGGTGAATTTTAGTACACATTTTCTGACACACTTTTCGTTAAATCCATCCATCTTAGTATCCATTGCCGATTCGTATTCTTTTATTTCGCCAGTTTTAATGCACATACCAACTATAGGTTTTTTATTAGCTTCTCCTATGATTCTCTTGGTGTCCTTATCGTGCGTGTGTCCTTTGCCACCCTCTGTCAGATTATAAAGATTTAGGCTATTCTCAATAATATTTTGCTCTTCTTTGTCTAATTCTTCTATAGTGTTGACGGTTTTTATTACCTCAAATCTAAAGGCTGACTCTCCATATTTAGTCCAGGCAGCCTGCAGATACCTGTTTTTGTGTTTTCCTGCTCGCAAACAATATAAATGCTCCCTAAACCTAATTGTCTCAGGTCTTGTTGTCTGTCCTACATATTTGTGTCCGCTTTCAATGTGGACTATTTGGTAGATAAGCATACTAATAAGATTGTCCTCTTGCTTTATACTCTTATATCATATATAATAGATTTGAAGTCGCCCGATAATCTTATAGGTAGGAGATCATCTTGGGATATAATACTCGTGGAAGCAAAGAGCTTTCTCAATTACAGCAAATTCGCAAAGAAAATGACAAATTGAAGAAAGAAATCAGTAGTTTACGTAAACAGTTGGCTCGTTTAGATTTAGATCGTTTCTCTTATGTAAAGGACATAGTTCAGGAACATCTTGCTCAAGAAGGCGAAATAGAGACTACCGAGAAAATGTTACAAAGACTCAAGGATGAATGGAAATGTGATCAGTGTAATGTAGGTTTCTTGGAAATTAACCTATATTCCAAAGTCGGCGAGGCGTGGTATTACAGAAAATGCTGCAATGCAGCATGTGACCATAGAACTGTAGGTAAAAAGTACTCAAAAGAAGTCCGTGGCATCATAAAAGACGACCCAAAAAACTCTAAATAGTTGAAATTGCTTATATTTTAATAAAGTCTTGACTTTCCTTCCATAATTTGGTATACTGTACGTGGATTGGAGGCTCGATGCCCTATGACATTATTATTTTGGCCGCAGCAAAGGCCGCAAAAGTGTCTGGATCTTTACTTTTAGCCATCTGTATGCATGAGACAGGACTAAAAAACGTTACCGTAAGACAAGACGGTGGTTCACCTACGTATGGATTATGTCAAGTAAAGTATGAAACCGCTCAAGGCCTAGGATATGATGGCATGCCTGATGGATTGTTGATTCCTGAAACCAACGCCAAATATGCAGCTCTCTATCTCAAAAAGCAGCTTATTAGATATGATTACGATCAAAACAAGGCAGTAGCGGCCTACAATGCTGGGCGGTATAATGAAAGTACCAAGTATCCAGGATACCCAAAAAACTTGAAATACGTAAAGAAAGTACTGGAAATATATGCAAAGAATAATGACTCTTGATGTTGAGTTGACTCAACCTGGAAAAAAGATCATTCAAATAGGCGCTGCGGTATACGACGTTCGCGATGCCAGCTTGTGCGGTACTATGGAAATTTTTGTGAATCCACATGAACCTATAAGTCAGGGAATCACGGAGCTTACCGGAATAACCAATGAGGATGTGCAGCATGGCTATGACATAGCGCAGGCATATGAAAGGCTAAGAAGTTTTCATAAAGAACTCAAGCCATTTAAAAATCCATTAGTCTGGGGATCTGGAATAATGAACGATAGCTCTTTAATTTACGACGAATATATAGCGAGGACCGGACATGGAGACGAAAACTTCATGGGTCTTAGAGTCATAGACGCAAAAACCCTATTCCAAAGTTTAATGATATTCAAAAATGGTAGCTACGCAGGTGGTCTAAAACCTTGCATGAAAAGACTTGGATTGACATTTGAAGGTAGAGAGCATACGGCTCTTGCTGATGCTAAAAATACGTTTACCCTATGGTACCAATTGGTCAGGATGATGCACGATGGATTCAAAACACGAAAATAGTGCTATCTTCTTAGGAATTGTGATCTTTTTGATCTTGATGGCTATGATTTTAAGTTCTGTCCAAAGCCCATAATGGGACCTTTCCTGTGAAGGAAAAGTTCAATTTATATGTCGACTTGGTAGATATTGTATGGGATTCATTGGTGACCTTAGCTTCTTGAATATAGAGTATATCTTCCCCGGTGGCACGATCAGTTATCCTTATTGAAATGTACGGCGAGGCCGCCATGTCAATCCATAAAGGTCTGGCACTTATCGCTTGCAATCCACCACTAAGCTTAACTCTTACTCCGCTTATGCTTCCTTTTACGCTGGCCTTGTTGCTGGCTATTTCTTGTGCCCATGGAGTATCGATTCCGCGAATTTCCTCTTCTCCATAATCTACAGAAAATGAGACGGTTTGCGCTACATGATACGGAACGTTGTTTATTCGCAAAATGATGTTTGGACCTACCAAAACTACTGGAACTGCCATTTAGGGACCCCATACCGATGTTATTTCTGAATAGATCGTGCCAGCTTTTCCCAGCCCTATATCAGAAGGATATTGAATCGTATAATTTATGGTCATACCGGTAGCAGCTATCGAATTGATCAAATCTTGTGCGTAAACCCTACCATCAACCACTCCAGTGACATAGAATGGGTAATCTGTGGCGTTTTGCGTCAAAACCACAGGATTTCTATAAACTAGAGAGACGGTCGTTCCTATAGGCCAATCATTCTGAACGGTATATGCTGGACTAATTTGAATGGTATCAAAAGAAGATACGCCTATGTAGGGTATCGGACCCTCTTGATTTTGTGTACCGTATCCAAGCATTATGTAACCCTGGGTGTTTGGAAACTGCAATGCGTTTGCTACTTGTATAACCTTAGGACTGGCAGGATCTACGACCTGAGCCAGCGTTGTATCGGTAGCACTAACGGTAAAAGTTTGGGTAGTATCATATCCATAAGGACCAAATTGGTTTGGTGCCAAGGATTTATTATCACCCTGAGGGCCGCTAGCAACTATGTTTTGTGATCCAGAGTAGGCGATAGTTAAAAGTAGATTATATATATTGGATCTAACCAACACAACATTCGTACTGTTTACCGTAGCGACCAGGCCAGTTATGCTATTCACAGCGTTAACTATATTTTGTGTGGTTATGGCCGCCGTAGCTCCGATAGCAAAATCTATTCCAGCCACCAGAGATGTTGAGGTAGTTATCGAAAATACTTCTCCAAGACTAGGATTGGCATTTAACGTAAATGTTCCAGTAGGAGGATAGTGAATATGAGCAGCGCCCATTCGCGTTCTTCCTGTGATCAACGTACTTGCTGGCATAAATATCTGCACTATGTTTGGCATAACCTGATAAACCGCAGCATACAGCAGATTGCTCGATAGTATTCTCTTTTCAGGACTATAAAACAGTACTGCGTTGTCCGCTCCCTGAGTGATTATACCAGAAGATCCGAATATGTTCTGAACTTCAAAATATGATGAGCCAACCACTCCACCAGCAACAGCTGTTACTGGATAGCTTCCTGTGTTAGTAGAGGCAGAAAATCCTCCACCAAAAATATTGACATAGTTCCCTACGCTAACTTTTCCTAAATTTGGGTTAGCTCCACCACTCCAGACAAATTTTACGTATCCACCAGGCTGCAAGCTCAACGTCCACTGTGTCGATAAATTTCCTCCAGCTGGAATTACAGATGCGTAGAGAAGGGCATTTTGAGCACTTCCACCAAACACAGTGACACTAGATGCAGGACCTATGGTATCGCTTAACAGTTCTACGTAATTTCCATTGCCGTCATTTTTGGCAATGGCGGTACCGGTCAATCCAGATGTTCTGAGCGTTTCAGTAATAGCATCTGCCACTTCTTGCGCGGTGGCTGCGGCTATATTTTCAAAATCTTCTGTGGAGAAGACTATATTAGAATTCAGGGGATTATTATCAAAATTTATGATTAAATTATCACCATCAGTCAAGTTGTAGGGCTCATAATTCGTAGATGCACTGTAGGCTCTAACGAATTCATCCCCAAACATGAGATCCAGAATTTTATTCATGAGATCTCTTACTTGTTTGCGATTTTTTACTGCAATACCTATCTGACTAAATACGCTATCGGACAACCCCAAAGAAGGAGGTCTAGTAATTCCATATTGTGCTAGTCGTTCATCTAGGTACGTTCCAGACGCAGATGCTATGTAGAGTTGATCATTAACACCAGCGGCATTATTGATCAAATACTCAGACATTCCAGCCAAAGCATTAAGAATATTGTCGGTATTGACTCCCTTTATGTAAGGAGTCAAATATGACCTTAATCTAGTATATTCTTGGGGCAGCGTAGTTACGGCCATTATACACCTACTTGAACAACGCTTATGTCAGTTTGGGGATTTATAATGAAGGCCTTTTCTCCAGGAGTCAAAACGATCTGATCATGGGCAGTGTCATATGAAGGGCTGGTTATTGACACGGCAATGATTCCAGGTATCGCGCTGACAGCGGCCACTATAGAACTTATAGCTATTGACTTACCAACAGGATTTGCATTTACTAAGGAAGTTACCACATTAACAACCTGAGCAGCCGTTTGAGTGAACGGAACGCCAGTCGCCAATCTAATTGCTACGCCGACTTGAATTCTCGTAGCGAGAGGTCCACGAATGAATATAGGAGCGCCTGCGGCACCGATACCAGGGTATGTGATGTTATCAGTGGGATCACCGTAAATGATCTTATTACATTCTGCAATCAAGCCCGTATTATAACTGTAGCTATCAAGGCCCAATTCTATGATAGTATTGAACTTTAATTTATTAAGAGCAGTCATCTGCACGAGTGCGGATTGATTGATTTGGTCAGATTGAGCATTTGTATCCAGCGTCAAAATAGTTTGAACTGAACTTCCTGGCTGCGGAGTAGCAAATACGATTTTCTTATATCCATAGTAGGGAACACCTTCTTGGACATACACAGAAGATGTAATATTATTCAGACTAACATTCGAAACGGGATTCAATACCCCAGTAACTACGATAGTATTTTGATCCAATACCTTAGAGATGGTCCAGGGTCCTATATTTGGAGTCGTAAAGTTATTGCTGGTTATCACAAATGTATCACCAGGAACCGTGGCTGAATATTCCAAGAATTGGATTTGAGGTCTATTGTCTTGTAGCAAATTCGATATCGTAACACCAGATTGATTGGTAGCAGAAGGATTTATAGCTTCTACAAACGTTCTTTGTCCAGCCTGCAATATGGCAATAATAAAGGCAGGAGGCATCGTTATGCTACTAGGAGAGGTAGTCTGTATGTATCCAGTCGTCGTTACTGTAACCACATTGGCAGTAACGGAAGTCGTAAAATCTAAACCACCATTAGCAGCGGCAATTACCGCAGAAGCCTTATTAGCAACAGATGAAGAGCTATCGCTGGAAAGAATTGTAACTTCTAAGCCTGTCAATCCCACAGGAGCAGGATCTGTATTTGATCCACCAGTTACGTTGAACCACACATAGTACTGATTTACGTTACCTGCACTATTGAGCAAGAAATACTGTCCAGCTCCAGATGGGCTAAATTGAGTTCCAGGAGGAAATGTAAAATTAACAATCTCTTGAAGCTTAGGTCCTGAGTCCACGACCATAAAACTACCACGATTGCCTGAAGAGAAGTCTGTCCCTAGGGTCAATATATCACCAGCTACGGTGGTTCCTAACGTAGGTTCAGCTCCAACACCAGACCACTGCAAAAAGAGGCTATTATTTGTAGCATTTACTGAAAATTGAGTGGTGCCATCAAATCCTAGATTTACAGGATTATAAGGTAATGACACTTCTTCTTCTATTGCGTTAGGATTTTCAAACCATACGCTGTTATTGAGTCTGCGAATTACTTTAAATCCACCAGGAGGACTTTGGTTGAGAACGTTAAATGGAGATCCTATCATTAAGGAATCGCCTTCGCTAACCATACCAATGGCAGAGAAATTCCCAGAAGAGAAAGAGATAGAGGATTGTGGTACGCCGATTGGATTTAAAACTTCTATGATTGTGCCGTTTTGTGAAACCCCAGTAACCAGAAATGTACCATTATTGGCGGCATTGAATCCAGCAACGTTGATGGTTATCAGATCGCCGATAGACAATGTTGTAAAATTTGCAACACCAGTATTTATGGTATAAGCCATGTAATCGCTTGAAGGAACGGTTTCAGAGACCGTAACTGTTCCACCCGCAGAATCGTTAAAGCTCAAACTTGTTTGGAATAGAGGATTCGTGCCGACATTAGTCCAGCTCAAACACACCAAGCTTCCTTGGTTTTCTATCCTAAAAGTGTCGCCCTGAACCCTAACGAAATTTCTGGGTTTACCAAAATATCTTTGTGTTAAAGTTCTGCCAGATAACTGTATTGTAGATGAACCAGTGGTTGGCTCATTTGCTATGATGCTTACGCTTGTATTTGAAGAAAACAAAGTTTCTTTGAGTTGAACGTTTGTGGCGGCTAATCTAAACCACTGATCGCTCAATGCTCCGACCGCAGCTATGCTATTAACATTGACACTCATCAAGGAATTATCGACCCTGGTAGCAGAACCTAGTATGGGGATACCATATCCGTTTCCTAATCCACCAACGATCTGTATAGCGCCAACACTTCCGACCATCTGTGTTGCTAATTCTAGTCTTGTTCCTCTGTCTGCTACGTTGATCGTACCTGCGGTGATAAATCCGCTAACAGCAAGAACTGAAGAGAATAAACTAACCTGATCCATTGTAGTGGGCACGAGCTGTACGGTTTCGCCATTATTAAATGCATACCAATCATTGGCGGGTCCATCATATGGATATGCTAAGGGCAATTTAAAAGTAAACTGTGGAGAGCCACCCAAATTGCTTACCGAAATCCAATTGATGCCGTCCTGTAGCTGTACCGATTTATAGGCGAATGCGCTGTCATCATAAGTGCTGAGAGCAATAATGCCAGCACCAGATGTTCCACCGTCGTTGACTAGTGTTGCAGATATGTACTGCGGCAGGTTGGTTGCGACATAGGTCTGAATCTGTGCTGCCGTAGTAGGAGATGCAGCATAAAAAGATATGGCGCCTGCAACCGCCGTAGATTTACTTGATTCAACTACGCCATTCGGATTGGTTACCGTGAACGTTTCTGCTACTGGGTCTACGGCAGATACCATAAATACGCCAGTATTACCAGCGCTAAAACCAGTTTGACCTGTGATATTTACATATTGTCCAACCTGAACGTTGGTCAGATTTGGGTTGGTCCCTACGCCGGTAGAAAAGGTTATGCTTGATTGGGGGGTACTCGTAGTAGCATTTCCAGATATGGTTATGGTGGAACCAAATATGCTTGTGACCGTTGTTCCGGTAGGAATTCCAGTACCAACCACTAATTGTCCATTCGTGATTCCAACAGTGGTGGACGCATTCGACAATAAATTTGACGTCGCAACGGTGTTAGCCGCTATAGTTACAGGAGACGACGTGTAAGCTTGATACGTTCCCGTGGTATTTCCGCCTGCCCAGGCAGGCGAAGAAGTTACGGTATTGATTGGAGTGCCGGAAGTTCCAGTTACTTGATATTGATGAGTATTAATATAAGATGAAGTTGCAAAAGTATTGCCAGGAGTCATATAAGAACTACCCGCAACGTTTCCGGTGATTGTGTAAAAATCCGTAAGAGTTGCAGAAGCAGCTTGATTTCCAACTCCTGAACCAACCTGATTCGAAACGGTGAACTCTTCCGTAGTTGTAGAAGATACAGCAGCATTCTGCGACATCGTAATAGTATGGGTAACGGAGTTAATTGCGGTAACAAAAGTTGGGGTTAAGAGATGTCCATTATCCAGATCGGTGTTTATCAGTTGACCCACTATTATTCCAGCGGTAGAGGCAACGCCAGTCATCAAATTGCTGCCAGGAGAAATTGTCGCAGAAGGAATTACGACAATAGGAGTCCAAAACAGCAAGTAAAGTCCATTATTTCCGGCAGGGCTTGTCACAACATTAGACAACAATACTGAACCTGGAGTAGTAGCATTTACGGCGGTTATTAGCGTGTTTGTCGGAATTCCAGGTCCAGTAATCAATTGACCAATAGCAAGACCAGCCGTGGAAGAAAGTCCACCAATAAAACCTGGAGAAATACCGGGAACCGTATTTCCGGTGATCGTAGATCCCTGAGGAGTATAAAACGTAAGAGAGGTACCAGTTGTAGCTGTAGCAGTTTTTGTCATGCTTACGGTGGACGAACCCACACCATTAACCATACTTCCAGCCTGGATTCCGGGTCCTGTGATTAATTGACCAGTTACGATTCCAGCAGTAGAAGCAAGTCCGGTAAGAGTAGAACTACCATTTGTTGTGTTGGCCAGATCTGTAAGCGATGCGTTAAAATATGAGTACGTAAACTGATCCGTGGAAGGATTGGTTACATTCCATTGAGTCGTAGCATCTAACGAAGTTGTTACAGCAGCTCCGCTGGCTAAGCTGATGTTTATATTGACGCCGGTATTTACGATGATAGTGCTACTTATGGCCGAATTTGCCACTGTAGGATACACGTATCCCACGAACACGTTCTGTCCGCTTCTTCCCCACAGGGTAGACCTATAGAGTATGGCCGTTTGGGCAGCACTAGGTTTCAAAACCTTCTTGGCCTGCATGTATACTTTGTAATTTGAAAAATCAAACGTTGGACCAAAATCGGCAGCAAAGCTAGCGGTAGGCCCTGAAGCCACATCATAAGCGTTGAAGGTGTTGGCATTAGCAACATTTGTGGCATTGGTCAGAGCGGTTCTATAAAGAGGTATCGTAAAACTTTCACCAATAGGATTATTGTCGACTATAGTGACCAACGTATCGTTATTGCCAAAATCTAACGGGCTAGCAACAAAAAATCTATCATTGGCTCTAAGTCTACGAACATCTTTAGACACATTTAGACTAGAATTGGTTACTAAGTTCGGATAAGAAAGTCCAACGGTAGTTCCAGATACGAATCTCTCCTGCACAAATTCTCCAGCAGGTTGTTCGTCGGGTATTACTCCATACGGATGTAAGAACGAGATCAATCTATTTGGATCATTGGGATTTAATGCAGTATTCGACACAAAAGATGCTATGTAACTATCTGGAGGATAAGCCACGGTTCCACTGGCTATGGTCGAATGAACGAAGAGAGGAAACTGAGCATCATACCATTGACTATTGTAAAATGCTATAAGAGATGCAACGCTAACACTCGATGCGCCCGCAGTAAAGTTCATCAACTGTGCCTGAGCATCAGCGGTTACGAATATTAGACTTCCTGCAGAATCTTTACTTTCAGTGCTTATGATTAGATATTCTTCTAATCGTTGTGAGAAAAGCAATTCATCTGTTTGAGCCTGTAGAGTTGTAACTACTTGATCTAAAGTGTAAGTTCCTGCTGGTAATTCAAACTTCTGGGGAGCTTTCGTAGTTCTTAAAACCACGAACCCTTGAGTAAAAATCACATTAGAGACAGCCGTCGCCGCAGCATACTCTGCCGGAGTTACGACTACGTTTATGGTGGTTGCTGTTACAGCATTTACTCTGCCTTCAAGTCTGTCAGAATACGGCAGATCAGTAGACCAAACGATTAGGTAATCGCCTACTTCTACGTTTAAGAAGGCTCCAGGAGAATTTGCTATATACTGAATTGTATTAGATCCAACAAGACTAACGCTTACTAGGGTGTTCTCAATTACTCCCGTAGGAATGATTTGTCCAGGATTATCTATCAACAGCCAGAAATAACCGCTCGTGGCGAAACTTACCGATACACCTGTGGTGGTCGCAGTTGAATTGTTGGACATGGTTACGGTGGTTCCAGATATACTGGTTACGGTTGTCCCTGCGGGAATACCGGCTCCAGTGATTATTTGTCCATCTATAATTCCAACGACAGTGCCGAGTCCTAATATTTGATTGGTTCCAATTGAGATATTTCCAGTAGTGCTGACCGTGGTACCGACAGTAAATCCGCCGCCAGTGATTGCGCTACTTTGTAATCTAGCCTGAGTTTGCGTGCTTCCTGCGGCTAAATTATCTCCAGCCTGCAAAGGGACCGTAAGTTCGAACTGTGCTGTATTTCTATTAAAAGTAAAATCTGACGTTGCGCCCTGAGACGTAAGCCCTACAGATGTTGAAAACATTCCCTTAGCGACCAGTGAAGATCCTGCGGAAGTAAAAAATGTAACATCTACGTTTGTGGTTGTAGCTGTGGCATCATTTGACATGGTGACTATAGATCCAGATATGCCAAGAACCGTTGTGGCGTTCGGGATACCCACACCAAGAATGGTCTGGCCTAATTCAATGCCATCAACCGACGCCAATCCTGTCAACTGATTACTTGAAATACTTATATCTCCAGTGGTAGATAAAATTTCTACGGGTGCAGCCACTACGACAACGGATGCCCTGTCGCTTGCGCCCAAGTTGCTGGTGATCTGTATTTGGGTTCCTACGACTTCTGCAGTAACGCCTGTCAGCTTATTGTTGAAAACTTCTACCCATGAAGCGAGTGAATTTCCCGAAGATACGCTTGTGTAAAGTCCAGTATTGATGAAATCGGCGTCAAAAATTGTATACGTAATAGGGGCTGTTCCATCGACTTCTAAGATCAATGTATCGCCGTTTACTATCTCAGGACTCCATAATTGCTGAAATTGAGTAGTTATAGTTGCGGTATTGCCATCTTTACTTAGTGGAACTTGATTTTTATATAATCTCAATGTTTGAGCTTGGCTAGATGGGAAGCCAAGTAAAATCGAGGCGTCGACCAAAGAGATAGGCTGGGGAGTCGCGATCTGTATAGAGTCGTGACCCTCTGTATTATCTCTAATAACTACGTAAGTGCCATCACCAGAGGTTGTGGCTTCGAATCCGATTTTCGTATCGCCGTTTATGCTGGAAATAACTTCATATGCAGTTGCGCTGCCAGGAGTTCTAAAATCTGAAGTCACAAATGTATGCTGATAAGTTGTTCCACCAACAACTACTGCCAAGGTGTCTCCACCGACCAAGTTGAAGGGTGCTGCTTGTGAGGTTATTAAGAATGCTTTTGCGACGGGAGCTTGACTTCCACCGGTAGCTAATTGGAAAAACTGTTCTCCACCAGTAGCAGAGTCAACAATACTTTCTAATCCGACGCCTTTCCAGGTATCTTCGTATCCGGTACCATCGTCAATAAAAAGAACACTACCATACGAAGCTGACAACAAGTCGTCTGAAACTACTGTAGCTCCAGGTTGATCTGCGGCCTGGGCACCTATCACGCCAGATTTGACGGCGAATGCTGTTCCCAAACCTATTGAGGATAGTTGATTTTGTATTCTTATTCTTAAGTGATCGTCGGTTTCGTTATCTTGTCCGTTCGTGAACGACAGCGGATTGGTAGCGGTAGCGCCAGCGAATGGAGGTGACGTAAATTGATTGATAGCTCCGATTGGGACGTTACCATCAGTTCCAGGCAAAACTGCCGTTACGGGCACGTTGTTTACAGATGTTTCGCCATCTAATATGACGGCTGCCGTTGTAACATTATATTGAACGCTTGGATTTAGGCCAATTGCTGGAGCAACGACGGTTGCATTTACAGGAACTGATCTGTTTCCGCCTTGAGCAAGAATGACTATTTCGTTGATATTGTGAAATTTGGTAGTAGGAACACTTAAGGTGATAACCCAATGATTACCAACCAAAACGGGAGCAGTCGCATAAGCTAAAGGCCCCTCTATGTCTGGAGTTCCACGACCAATATAGATCGATCCAGAAGCTGGAAAATTCGAGGCATTTCCAACATTTACAGCAGTACTGCCCACATTCATAGACGGCGTACCTGGATATACATTAGTCGAAATTTTGACAAAACTGGTATCCGTTACGGTGATAAGCCCAGTAGTAGGCGTAGCCGTAAGCGGTGTAATGCCATTCTCAATTGCTAAATTTTGTAGTGCAGGACCAACAGCTCGTAAGATACTGTAATCTTTAAGAATTTGAAAAATATCGCCACTGGATCGGGCGGCCATGAGGGCGGTAACTTCAAAAAATGAGGTTATTGCTGAGCCTACGTTAAAATCGTCTACGCCTATAGCGGTAGCATACGAACTTAACGCATCGCCCAATAATTGCTCAAAAGACTCTGGCTGTGGCGTATTATTACTTGGCACGATTTATCCCTTTAAAATTCAAATACTTTAATTAAAGATTGCTCTTGACCAAAATTCCATTTATTCTGGGTAATACGTAACAATTACGCGTATTTTCCCATATACTTATATCACATTAATCAGTATTGTTGGTCAATTTAAAGCTCAAAGGGAAAACCCCAGCCTGATTAGCTAGTTGTATCTGTAAATTGATGGAAAGTGTGGGTCCATTTTGTATTAATTGCAATCCCGAAACACTTTGGAATCTTGGATCTTGCGTAACCTGTTGATTTATCGAATTAAATAAATCCTGAGCCGACAAAGTGGCTATTGAGGTGCCGGGGCGCACGCCTACGCCAAACTCTGGGTGAAGCAAGACTGATCCTGCTACCGTACCAAATTTTATCATGAGGGCTTGAATTAAGTTAGTCATTCCGTATGAATAGCGAAAGTCACCATAACTGTTGACCGCTATATCGCCGCTGCTGGTTAGCAATAAATCGACCATACTAAGACCTTCTAGAGGGTCAGCACTTGCCAGAGATGGAACGATTATATTGGGATTATTTGGGATATTGACATCGCTAGGTATAAAAATCTTTTGCTGAGAATTCACCGTACCAGGAAGATAGGCTTGAATATAGGCCTGATCTACAAGTAAAAAGTTGTTTAAATTCGGTAACCCATCAAAAGTGATGAGGTAACTGGTATTAGAAAGTCTTTGTATGCCAGTAATCAAGCGCGCTGATGGAATTTGCGTGGCGCTTTGTATTAATACCGCCTGCTGCAAATATAGCTGTGAGGCGTCCGCTACAACTACCTGTCTTCCGGTAGCGTTAGATAAAAAATGAACTTGAAATCCGTTTTCGTCTATATAGGGTTCACGCAGATTATTGAGCGTAACTATCTCAATCCATCTTTGGGGGTCGCCCAAATATCTAGCTGCGATCCCTTCAACTGTCAATCCAAAAGGAACCGGCGCCACTATCATACTGTTGGGGATATTAAATTGAATACCTGAGTTATTAGCTAGCCCAGCAACGTATTCCATATTGGTTTCAGTATCATTGTCGTCGATTTGCGTACTTGCCGTTAAAAGATCGTAAGACTGCATAGTGTCATAAAGACAATCAAGCAATTCATAATTATCTAGGGATATTGGTACTATGCGAGATATGGGTGCTGGAAAATTATATACCTTACTATAGAATGCATCTCCCGTACCAAAGTTATTCGACAGTTGTAGGGCCAAGGTTTGTATGGTACTTCTGAATTGTTTCAAATCATTTATTGTTAATGCATTTGCTGCGGCAATTGCCGCATTGACCGCATTTTGTTGAGCATTGTCTAGAGTCAAACTGTTGACCGGAAGTTGGTCTAGCAGTAAGAAGTTGGCGGCAGGATTAGAAAACATGTTCAACGCTGGATTTGCAGATTGACTTTGTGAAGCTGATGTGCCCAGCTGCCCATTATTTACAGCATTTACGCTTAATCCTTCATTGTTAGCAGTACTTTTATTTAAGGTATTCAAGGTTACTGCGGTATTCGTGTTGGTGGCAGCATCGCCGGTTAGACTTGACGTATTCATAGTAGAAAAGGTACTAGCCAGGCTACTTTTGTACGCACTTATGATTTGATTTGGTAGATCGGCAGCCGTTACGAAGGCGCCCGCTATTCCTTTTACTAATAAAGTTGTCTGTCTAAGAGCCTCAAGAGGTGCCTCAACATCGCTTCTTACTGCGCCAATCAAATTCAGAGCAGAGCTTACCGTTTGCCTAGCAGCAAATAGTGTGTTCATAATCCTTTGGAGAATTCCAGGACTAAGCGGCGTTATGTTTGGAGAGGTTACCTTAACTCTCTCGTTTAAATTTATCCTTCTCCATGCCTTTAGCTGCATGGAAAATTGTATTTCCATAGCCTTACTTACATCTTGTCTCCAGGTGTACTGCATAGGCGTAACAATGAATGATTGATTCTGTTTTGGTACGTCAAATACTAATCTCCAACCAGCGTTTTTGGGGTTCTTTTTAGCTTCGGCATACTGTTCTAAGAACTGCTGAAGAGTCGAAGCGCAATAATATCCAGTAGTTACTAGACCATCATTGATACTCTCAGGTCTAGGGGTTATAGGTGTGCTTGCGGGATGATTACCGGTAGCGGTATTTACGATTCCTTGCACGCTACTGGCCAAATTGCCAGCGGCTGCTATGGTTCCACCAAAAACAGATTGCAAAACTGAAGGAGGGGTCTGAGGAGGAGCCGGAACGTCAGCCCTATTTGGCCAAATACCAAAGGTACCTGCCGCATTGATCATTTTGAATTTTACGCCGTTGTGTTCTTCTAAAATACCTCTTAGAGTTGCCGTGGTATTGATCGCGAACGTATCCTGTATGTTCAACTGTTGAGGAGTAATAGGTAGCTCAAAGATCCACTGAGATCCCCAGTTCGAAATGTTGATAGTTGACGAACTTGTACCCTTAGATACCTGGATATTCAGGGTTGATGGTGCTGCGCCATTTACTATCGCATTGTTTTGAGTAACGTCGATCACTATGAATCTATATGGAAAAAACTGATCCCAGCGTGTACCGTCTATGGCGTGTGATGGAAAAAATGGACTTGTAACATTGCTTACATTCCAGGGAGTTCCATAGACAGGAGTGGTCGAAACTACAGGTTTGCCCTCTAGAGTCGTGAATGTAGTGTGCCCATTGGCGTAAAAGCCATCATTATTAGGACCAAAAGTATCTGCTGATTGTGCTGGGCCGTTAGCCATTTAAAATATCCCTCGTAATAATAAGATTGTGGGTTAAAACTATGTAAAATTTACAATTAGTGAACCCTAAATGGGAATATTTTCAAGTACAGCAGGTTTTTGTGGGCATTCTTTTTCTCTAATTCGTCTCCATTCTCTTTTAGATCGTTTAAGTCGTCGACGATATCGTCAAAAAACGCTTCAGCCCTATCTCTAGAGAACACCATCTTTCCTTCGTACTCAAAGATCTCATGGCCTACTTGAATGTAATAGTTTCCCACTTCGGCCATGAATACGTCTTCTACTGAATGATTTCCATAAGGACTTTTGTCGGGCATAGCTATCCTCCAATAAGCAGCTTGATAGCCGACAAAGATATGAAATCGAACAAAATATGGCATACCATGATCGTCCCAAATCCGTATTTCTTAGATAATTTAAGTGTATACGGTATATAGAAACTTATGGCGCACGCAAGAAGTGGACCCTGATAGAGATGGCCAGACCCAAACGATAGCATCGTCAAGACAAGAAGAATCTTAGATAAGTACTTTTCCCATTTACTACTCGACATAAGGCTAAAAAGAGCCAAAGGAAGCGTGAAGCAGGCATCTTCCCAGTAAACGCCTAAGGTGGAGGCTACCGGTATCATGTCGACTATATCCTTGGTCGGCCCTATTCCACCCTGAGACATCGAAAACTTAAGCCATAACATTCTGAGTATGGTGATCGGAATCATCCATACCAAGAATTTCAAGACGGCTTTCGTATCAACTCTCATCATATTTCCATATCCTGCTGCGCAGGCAAAGTAAATCATCCATATACCAAGAAGCCAGCATGGCAAGTATTGAGCAACAACATCTGATAAATTCATAAACATCCTTATTCTGCGTTAAAGGGTAGCGGTACAGGAATAGGCGGTCCAGGAGGAGCCAGCACTAATCCAATAGTAATAAAAACAAAAGCATCAACGTAATCATGTAAAGCTTGCGCCATTGGCTGCGGAGCGTCTTGAGAGGCGACGATGGTGGCCAACTCTTCTGTCAATAGAGCTTCTGCCACTGCAAGAGTAGGTATAGTGGCCAGCGGAGATGGTAGGGTAACGGCGTCAACTATGGATGCCGTCCATATAGGATTGGTTACGGTACCTGGGGTTATGATTCCGGTTTCCACTCCTGACGCTAAAGCATTAACGAAAAGAGGTATCCAACTATTGCTTGGCGTAGGAGGCATTGCTAGAAATAAGGCGATAGCCGTAGCATTGTCATATGTAAATATACCAGGCGTTCCGCCACTGCCAGCCTGAACTTGATTCATAAAATCAGCTACAGCGTTTACGAAATTTGTAACACCCTGAACCGGATCTTCAGATGGTGGCAAATTTAAAAGTTTAGTTTTTAAATCATCTACGCTTATCAACATACTATTCTGTGTTAACCTTCATAGATAATGTGGTAGGCGGCATTGGCTCAATTGGAGGTCCTGAAGGTCCCAAAACTGTGGTGTGTATGTGCGTATTGAAATAAGTCTGGAATGTAGTTCCCTTGATAACTGCGTCAGAAGCGCTTGCTCCCAAGTTTACGGTCTTACCGTCTACGGTAGCAGTATCGCTAGCGGTTACAGTTGCATCCTTACAGGTGGCATTTATGTTTGAATTTGCCGTAATCGTAGCATTGTCGCAGTTAACATTAAGATCGCCAGAAGAAGTCAGAGTTGCTACCCCATTCTTTGCCAAAGTAAAAGTGATCGTGCTATGCTGAACCTGAAAAGATCCATCAGTCGCTATGGAAACTACAGTATTTCCCTGACTTGAATCTGTCGGCGTCCCAGAGTTATCTGTGGCGCCCTTAAAAGTCAAGCTGGTACTGCCATCATTGAGTATCGTAATGTGTACGCCATTGTACTCTGCTTCCAAATGCGGAGTGGTGTCGGTCAACATCGTAGGTCGATCTGGATTGTCGAGAGCCCCAACAATTACTCCTGTATCTGAGAATCCATTCAAACACAAAAGCATAACCACAGATCCATCTTGTCCAGATAAATGTGGTACAGTGCCATCAGTAGTCATAGTTACTATGGGTCTCAGTGTCATTTCAAAATAATCAGCTATAGACCCAAGAGATTTGGCGGCGGTGCAGTTTTTATAAATACTGACGCCCGATCCCTTATTTTCATACTGTTCAAATACCAATACGTCGTACTCTACAAATAATTTGTTGATATTTAATGGATCAGAAATTCCATAAGAAGCCGTTATGACGCCAATTTTAAGGGCAGTATTTTGGTAAGTTCTTTTGAAGCCTTCCATTTTTGCCGCATGATTTTGCGACAACAGTCCAGATGGCAAAACCGTACCATTTCTTAAGAAATTACTCATTTGTTTTGGCCTCTCTTATTCTTCTTTATCTTTTGGTTAGGCTGAGCAAACGGAGAATCGGGCTTTTTGACTTCTTTAGTCGTAGGAGCTACTCTATTATCTTTCGCTCTAGCTCTAATGTCTTGTTCTTCAGATACGCCAGGCAGAATCTGAGGACCATAATTATAATCGTCAAATCTATCGTTGTACCCTGTAGTGTCTTCCATTTCAGGGTATTCTATTCCAGTATTTGAAGTTGATACTGACACTCCATTACTTAGTCTTACGGTCGTTCTGAATGTTTTTGCCCCATTACTTATAGCACACGAGTGCGTAACCTCTTCTATGTGGAAAACTATGCCGTCAAATTCTAAATTGTCACCGACAGCAATTGGATCAACAATCCCAACACATTGTATGGTGCCGTTCATTTTTAGGTGTCCGCCCATCAAGGCGTCCCCAATTATCTGAGCCCATCGCTTCCCTACCTTTGCGTCGCTCAATATTGTCAAATCTTCAAAGTTGGTAGTTATTACGTATGGTTTTAGTCCACTTCTCGTCACATCATTTATATCATATACGAAATTCTTAGATGCTGTCTGGGTAGCAATAAATCCATCTGTTTTGCCAGCACCTCCACCTTGAGTAGATGGTTGCGCGTAAAATTGGACAAAATTAACCCTTGCAGCTTCGTCTCTTCCTATGTCTGAAGCTAAAATTAGGGCTGTATCGATTTGCCATCTAGGAAGTGTGGAGAATTTAGTGACCTTCGCGTTTTCAGGAGTTGCGGCTGGAGACAGGGCGACCTGTCCAAAGAAATCCGTAGTAAACGGCATTTGCCTAAACACCACAGTAGGCATAACGCTGCCAGTAGGAGAAACCCTAAAACAGGTATATAGCTCATTCAATGGCGCATTCGTATACTGATTCAATATAGACCAGGCAGTGATCTGATTCCAATATTCCGGCTTAACCAGACACTTGCCACCGCACAGATCTGACATATAGGAAAATCTATTAATTGTACTTTTTATATTGGATGGGTTCATTCCCTGCTGTATGGGTATTTGCTGTCCATTAGACGTGGAGTACTGTTGTATTCCAAATAAATAGTTGTAGACATCTTTGGCCGATTTTGCGCTTGAGACACCCAAATAGATGCCTACTTGTTGCGGTATATAGAAATGCGTATTTGCTGTAACTGGAGATCCACTAACAGATGTTACGCCTTGGTCAGATATTCCTACGCCAATGAACGACTGAATCAGAAGTTTGATAATGTCCTGAACTGCCGGATTTCTTTGGGGAGTCATTATAGCTTTGTAATCCGCATGTATATTGGTAGCAAACAGGAGAGAGTCTTTTGCTGACCCTTGATTGTCCCTATTTAGGTACGGATTGTAATAAATTACGTTATTGAATTCAGTAAAGGCATACCCATCAATTTTTATGAGAACTCTCTTTATTCCGCTTTCTGGGTCCACAGAGATAGACTTTCTTACGCTCTGTATTTTATACACGCCCTTAAAGCCATCATTCGCACCGTTTATCTGTGCGTTGACTCCAGTTCCAGATCCGTTCGCGGCAGCTATGTTTGCGTGGGTATTCGACGATGCAATCTCGGCAATCCTTCTAGCATCTTTTTCCCAGTTTAACATATTTACGAACACAAAATCGCCAGGAGCTATAGCGGTAGAATAATTGATGTCAGTTTCAACCAACACCGCACTCATCGACGGCGTTAAGGTGGCCTTATTGGAACTTGTACTGACCTGAATGCAATCATTTTCAACAACTAGTGGATCTCTAACCACGAGCAAATCAGAAGATACGCCATTATTAGCTATTGCTCTTAGGGTATCTCTAACGTTCCACCTAACAAAGGTCAAGACCCAAGTTGGACTGGATTGATTTATAGCATTGCTTTCAGATACATTTGATCCTACAGGGCCTATATAGTGCGTAAAAGCTTGAGTCTTTGCCATTATTGTCCAGGTGTTCCGGTAGTAGGTTGTCCAAAGTTAACTAGCGAGTCAAGGATTGATCCTGGCTGCTGAGTATTCGAAAGAGTTCCCTTTGTTGTGCCGTCTAGTTTTGCAGCATTTCTTACGGCAGCTTCTCCTATGGTATCAAGTCCTGTTATGGCCTTATTTATGGCTGGCAATAAGTCATTAAAAGCACGTCTTGCATCTTCTTCGCCTACCGCCTGTTGACCGATAGCCTGATCGCCCGTTCTATCTCTGTTGTTCATTAAATCTTGCGCTTTTTCTTCAGCAGTCTTGTCGTCTGGCCTTCTAAGGAATTCTGGTATATCAAACTGCGTGCCTTCTCCTCTTACGGATTGTGCAACATATGCAGCCGCCTTAGACTGATCTATGCCTTCTTTTTGTGTTGTGCTGTATAACATTTTTGCTTCGCCATATGTGGCTAAAATATCTTTACCCTCATCGGTTGTACCAAGCTGACCATTCCTAGCCTTCTCTGTAAACTCAGACATCGTAAGTCCATTTTTGGTCAAGTAATCAGCTATTCTACCGGTTGCACTTTTATATCTCTTGCCCAACTCTGGATTCATAAATCGAGATGCTTCATTACCCTTATCAAGTGCTGCCTTTATTTTCTCTGGGGTATTTTTTGTCTTTTTTGCAAAATAAGCCATAAAAGCTGGATCATCAAGTTGATCAGGTCTTGCGGACATAAGTTCCGTAAGATCGGTAGGGTCTAAATTCTTTAACGTGGGATCTGTTTGTGCCATAGACATTCTGATGGTGCCTCTACGACCAGATACGTCTGATTCCCTTTTTTGATATTCTTCATATGCATTTCTGGCAGACTCTACGCCCTTATTGGTTCTCTCGCCCATAAATGAAGCAAGAAGATTTGCCATTCTGGCTTGACCTTCTGTATCGCCAGCCGCACCGCTGGAAATAATAGAGGCTGCAGCCTGTGTGAACCTGCGGTTTTCTTCAGCAAAGTCTGAATTATCTAAACCTGCCTTGAAAGATTCTTCCATAATACGTTTTGTAGTTCTCTCGACCGCCTCAGGAGATTGTATGGCACCGCTTAATTGACCCAAGATACCTGGGGAGTTGGTTAGGCCTCCTCTTTCCATCTGAAGTCCAAACTCTGATCTTTGACCCATCCTGGAAGATCCGCCAGCGCCCAATATACCGGCGCCCATCCCATGCATCTGATCTTCCATAAATCCAGCGCCATGGCCTCTTTTGACGAATCCCGTATTGCCGTATAGGTCGTCATCAGACATACCTAATCCTCTTTGTGTGCCCAGGTCTCTTCTGTAATTTCCACCATAACGATCCATCGCTTGTTGTAATTCTGGATGCTGTGCTTGCAATGCTGCATATCTGGCTCTCATGCTCTCAGCCTGGCCTTCCTGTGCTTGAGCATTATATCCAGTCTGCATAGCTTCGCCTCCAGGTATAAGACCTCCAAGATGGCTGGCCTCTCCTAAACCGGCAAACAGAGCTTCTTTAAAACGTCCAGTACCCATTGCCGCAACGCCGAAGGTTCCTTTCTCAAGGACCCTTCTCCACTTCATTTCGTCAGATGCTTCATCTTCTGCTTGTTGTCTTTGTGGTAAGAAAGCTTTATCGAATACTGATTGTCCGCTGTACCGTCTTTCTAAGTCTCTGCTGACGGTCTGGCTGATAGTTGACCCTTGGGCCTGTTCGATGACTCTACTGCGAGACAGAGCAAAGTCTGCAGCATCAGTTGCGATCTTGGCTATTGCCAATGGCTTAAGTATAGGTATCATATTCATCAATGTACCTAAAGAGCCCATCATTCCGCCGCCACCAGGAGCGCCTTGGCCCATGGTGGGAGTTCCATTGGGAGGTGTCCATCCAGGAGGAGCAGTAGCTTTACCTAGTTGTTGGTTAGCATTCATCATCTGATTCATCATTTGACTTCGCTGACCATATTGCTCTTGCTGTCTGTTGATGGTCGACTTCATCTTTTGAATGTTCTCTAAATGCTTAGCTTCTTCTTGTGTACCCTTAGTCATCTTTTCTTGCAATTTTATCGAATGATCTAAAGCTTTATTGCGAGCTGCTATTTCTTTTCCCAACTTTTCTTGCGCTCGAAATTCGCTAGCAAGAACCTGTTCCATATCTCTTTTAGTCTGATTTCCAGACTTTGCGAAGGCTTCCTGGGTAGTCTTTGATACGCCGGGGATTCCAGCGTCGGCTCCTCTTTGGGCAGTCTGTTTTGAGGCTAGTAAGTTGTTTACTTCAGATATCTTTCTCTTCATATGCTCGATTGACTGATTGAATTCAGTATTGTCAATCTTGTATGAAAGTGCAACCTTTTTACTAATCTCTGACATTTATCAACTACTTACGGCCTTTTGGCCAGGAACGTGTTAGTTATGCTTACAAGTTAAAGATTCCAATTATGTTATATCACTTGATCTACCAGGAGCTATATGGTATTATAGAGGTTGTGGAGGTCAGAAAATGAAGAAAAAGGGCAATATCACCCCAAGCCTAATGGACACCTTACCCAACAACCGCAATCAATGGCTGCAACTATGTATAAAACTTTCAGAAAGGGCAATTTCTAGCCAAGAAAATCACAAAGATATGATAAAACAAGTTGAAAGGTTAAAGAGCGAATTGTTTGGCCTAAAATCCTCTTAAATTTCAACAAGATGAGTCAAGAAATAACATTAGTGATTATATGTCTACTACCACTCTACGTGGTATTTGGCATCATATTTGGCGTAATCAATAGTAGATTCAAGGTGATAGAGCGTTTTAAGTGCAAATTAGGACGACACGTTTTTGAAAATGAAGACAATAAAAGACAATATAGGTGTTTATTCTGTAATAAACCGACTAAACAGCTGAAAATAATAGAGAAAAAGGAGAAAATATGAAAGTTAAAATCAAAAAGTTACATCCTGACGCAGTGATCCCAGAATATAAGACCGCTGGGGCATCTGGATTCGATTTGGTTGCGTTAGAAGACACCCTGGTTATGCCTGGAGAAACCAAAATGGTCAAGACTGGAATTGCCGTTGAGGTTCCAGAAGGGTATGAACTTCAAGTTCGGCCAAGATCAGGAACATCGCTCAAAACACCACTTCGCGTAGCTAACAGTCCTGGTACCGTCGATTCCGACTATCGTGGAGAATGCTGTGTCATCATGACCAATATGGGTGTCGCGATGTCACTAGACAATACGCCAGGCAAAACTCGCTTATCAATGAGCGCATCTCAAATGATTAAAAAAGGCGACCGTATCGCTCAAGGCGTAATCTGCCCAGTTGTGCACGTTGAATTTGAAGAAGTTCAGGAATTGTCTGATTCTATTAGAGGGTCTTCGGGATTTGGGTCGTCAGGTAAATAGCACTCGTCACCCAAATAAGTAATATAAAAACGACCAACAGTCAGTAAGTGGCATCCACAGTAAGCGTGATCGAACCCCAAGCCAAGCCAATCTTTTAGAGTTGGCTTTCGATCACTTTTCCATAATCCGAATTCAATTCTCCAGAGTTGCATTATCTGTCCTTAAGAGCTTTTCTGATTTCTTTTTTGCCATCTTGTCTTTCCTTGGCTTTAGCTCTTTTGGTAGACTTATGAGGCATCTTATCTGAGTGCCATTGATATTTCAGGCGTTCACTGTTAGCAACTCTTCTTGTGTCTCGTTTAGCCATTATTCGCCTAGGATTTTAAGGGCTTTTTCCATGTCTTTTTTAGTAAAGCCAACGTATGGATTGGGTTTTACATATTTATGGTCAAGTTCTTTTAACTCTGCTTCGTCGTCTATGATTACAAAATTTTCTATTTCTGGATGGGCGCTAAGCCAATGTTCTATGTGGTGCTCTCTGGCTTTTGGTTGGCCATGTCGCTCTTTTGGGCCTTCGGTTATGTCTATAACTTTTGTAGGATCTATTCCGTTATCCTTAAGAGTTTCTCTTACAGATTCTAGACCTTTAGCTCTCCAACTGCTGGAAACAACTATTCTTAGATCTGGTACCTTGATAAGCATATCGCTTATGTGGCTGCAGGCCATTTTGGAGAATTTTCCTGTTCCTGAAAAAGTCATAAATGGGTTTAGGACCCCATCAAAATCAACGAACACGATCTTCATAATTTCACCGGAATTTTCTTTCCCTTTTTAAGATTATCTATATGCCACATTGGCTGCAAATTACTATAATGACACAATTTTATGATCTCTTTTTCGTTTTCTGTAGAGGACAATGGCATCTTATGATCAATGCTCCAGTTTCCGTGTTTATTTCCATAATTTTCCCAATTCATACCTGATTGAAATTGAGACTCCAAATAATTCCTTAAAAATTCTACCGAACACCCTAAGTCTTTTATGGCCGATCCCTTTTTCTGATTATTCTTTATGGCCTGACGAAGTCTGGTCCTGAGAGATCTTTTAAGTCTGTAAGAAATGTCTATTTTGGCTCTGTCTTTATCATATTGATTTTTATATACTTTTATTAGTTCTTTATGTTCTGTAGCACGTTTAGTGCTTCTCACAATACATGATTCTCTATTCAAAATATACCAATTTCTATTGTACTCTGATTTTTCTTCTGGATTATATTCTTTCTTTCTGCACATTTTACAACAATACCTATGTCCGTCTTTACTTCTGCTGTCTTTCCCAAACTCAGGTAGACCTTTGTTGATTTTGCACATACTGCAAGTTTTCATATGAGAATTGGACATCCTATTGGTTTACCGTTTATCTTGGAGTAGCCGTAAAAAGCTATTAGACTGTCTATGGTGGCCATCAATTCTGGAGTCCAACCGTCGTGCTCACCTATCCAAATTGCAATTGCTATGCATGGTACGAACGTCGCAGAGGGCAAAACGCTTATGGTATTGCTGAAATCACTTCTGCGTTTATGCCACCTTAGGACGAATTCCTTGCTTCCTTCATAAACAGCGATATCTATTACCATTCTACTAAGATTGCGTATCATACATCTCCTGTAAAAATTACAATTTCCAGCCAAGTTCTTTTAAGAAGGCTATGGTTACTGGGGCGACGTTCGCCTTTTCAACCTCTTCAAGCATCAATTGAGCGATACTACGTATCTCAGGTTGAGCATGGTCAGAATTTCGCTGTTTTTGATAATTAGCAAAGGATCTTAGATTAAATATGGTGGTTCGTTCCACCATACCAGCCGTAGGTAGCACGCCACGAATGGTTTCGCGAGCACGCTTAAACTCTGCATTTGTGATTAAACATGCTTTTTCAGCTTTCTTTAACTCTTCGACCCTATCTCGATACCAATTATTAGTTGATTCGCATAATAAATCGTATTGATATTTAACTTGATCGCCAGAACCTCTAGCGCAATCGAAGATAGTCTGTACGTCTGTTGGTAATGAAAACCAATCGTCAGGTACGGTTCTATATCTGCCGCTTAAGCCATTGTGTGAGGCTATCCTGTGAGTCATATGCTGCCTGTCCGTGAACAGTGGCATGCGAATCCAAAATCTCAAAATTACCGACTCAAACGGTACACCATGAGGCGTGTCAAGCGGTGTACCACCATCATTAAATACTAATTTTCTAAGCACGCTTTCAACTTTTTTTGGGTCATCATATTTTTCATCTCGACGATCTTTATCGTAAGTGGACGTCCATGCTGCATTGGCAATAGATTCGTCCGAACCCATAAACTCCTGCAATTCTACTAAAATTTTACCGGTGTTTTTCATTTGAATCCCCATTTCTTAGCCAACATTTTACGTTTCATTTTAGGTAACGAGCGAGACTGTAGATGTGACTTGCCATTCAAATGGTCCATCTCATGCTGAACACATACTGCGAAGATGGCATTGAACACCCTCTTTTGGAGTTCACCCTTTTCATTCTGGAATTCTATCTCTACCCACTCAGATCTTTCGTCAAGTTGTAGATATTCCCCAGGAGCGGATAGACAGCCTTCAGACAACTTTGCTGATACCAATGACTTCCTGATAATCCTAGGATTAATTACGTAAAGTACGTCTTCATCCCATGTAAGCATTACGAACATACTGTAAAGTAAGCCTACCTGATTTGCCGCTAAACCCATCCCGTGTTTTTCCACCATGATCTCGTACATTGAATCTAGCAATACTTTGAGTTCTGGACCAAATACGGTAACTGGATCGCATTTTTTGAATAATGATGGATGAGGATATTTTAAAATTTCCATTCTAACCTCAATAGAGACTTGGATTGCCCAATATCAGCTTTCATAGAAGTACACACTCCAAAGTTGGGCAATGTGAAAGTAGCAGCTTTGTCTGCTATACCTTTTATTAGAAAAACTCCACCGGCAACCACATTTGCGTTGTTACCTAGATAGTCACGAACGTCGCTTTCGGCATTCTTTGTTACTTTGGTTTCGAATTGATTCATTTCGGTTTCTACGCCAGATTGCTTGGAACCGGCAGTCAACGCATTATTACACGCAAGCTGGTTTTGACCAGAAAGTCCGACGCAGGAAGTAACTATCAAGGTCTCGATAAGACTCACGTTATTCCTCTTCGTGGGTAGAATTCCACCAGTCTTGTTCTATATCTGAGTCGGTCTCTCCATCTGGAACTTCCTTACTTAGGATTTTATCAGATAATTCCATTAGATGAGCGATCTTCTTTTGATCGGTTGTCGAATTTATCATTTCTCCGATAGCCTTAAATGCTTCCTTGGATGATAATCTCTCTTTTTGCCACTCGATGCACAACATACACATAATTTATTCTTCCTTTTCTATATTATACCATTCCTTGGTGTGTATGTCAAAAGGTTTAACATCATAGCCAATATAAAGAGGATGAGACGGCGATCCATCTTTGTTGAGCTTTAGAGCTACGGCTTTACAATCATTTTCTTTTATTAGATCTAGGACTTGTTTTCCACGGGCATTTAAGGAGCCATGCTTGCCCCAACCACAGAGGGTTACATCGCATGCCAGGGCTGTCCATTTTATGAAGTAATCATTTTCTGGGCCAACTGGATCTTCTACGTTGTAGAGTTCTTTTGGATCTGTGGATCTGTAAGCAAATGCATTTACGACAATTATGCCACCAAACCCCAATTTCTTGGCTCGCTCAACGCACCTAGCTATGGTAGGATCATTCTCTACTTCATCTGCCGTACTTGGATTAAGCATACAAAAAGCCATCCTAGGTTTGGTATCGTCCCAAATCCTATGAAGGCTGTATCTGTACTTTTTACACGGTGAAAACTTTGCACCAGAGTAAATCATCTACACGCTGCCCAATGTTTATATATTGACACTATCTGATTTTTAAAATCATTCTGCGTGTGATCTTTTTTCATGAAATTGCAAAATTTACAAGCTGTCAAAACGTTCCTAACAGTATAGCCCTTATCAGAATTAATCCTATCTATTCCGTTATATTCAAACGTTCTACTGCCCCTGGTTTTCAAATTAGACTTAGGATTGCCACAATAAAAGCATGGGTTTTTCAGAAGTGACAAGAATTACTTACTAGATAATTTGAACGGTAAGTCTTTTTTCCAAGCTCGAAATTTATAATCACGCATTATAATCATAGACATAGCTTCTTCTAAAGGCTTAGATTTACACTTTCCACATTGGTTAACTTTTGTTTTACGTAAATTATTTGAAGCTACAATGGTTTTTCGCCCACATTCACAAACACAATTCCAATGAGATCTACTTTTGAAAATATGAGAAAACCCAGTTACTAAAAGTGCTCCAAACCGTTTAGCCGTCAAATCTTTAACTCTAGTGTTCATCGGTATTAGTTTCATCTGAAAGATAATCCTCTGAGACCCATTTTAGAGCTTGTTTGTTGCCACCAACGCTGTAATCATGCATGGATTTGATTACAATGCCTTCGCGCACCTTCTCGACACCACCATTGAATTTGGATGGTCCCTTAGTCAGTGCATAGGCCATCTCTTTGTTATATGGACCACGATAAAGTAGTGGAACGTACTTAAAACCGCGATTCATTGCGTACATTTCGACTTCATCTGGGATCATCCAAAATTGAGTTCCATCTACATTCATGACCTTAACATCAAAAAGTACGAATTCGTGTTCTTTGAGACCATACGAGTAGTTCTTTTGGATGCCTGGACCGACGATTTCTCCGAATACCGATTCCCCAAGCTTAATCTTGTTGAAAACGTCTATTTTGCTGAATACGGAACCGTATACATCTTCACCGTAGAATCCTTTATAGCTGGACTTAGCTGAAATCTCAACATTGTTAGACCCATAGCAGTTCTCAGTCTCAGGAGCGAGTCCTAGAAATTTTTTGATTTTCTTGAAGAACGTATTGGCTTCAAACGGTTGAATCGAGGCACGAGCGTTGGTACCATGTAACTTCTCCTGAATGACTACTTGAGTCTCTTCAGTGAACTTATTAGGGAACCACTTAACGTTGTCCAATCCATTGTATTTGTGGAAATTTACGTGCTCAGTCTTCTTATTGCGTTGACCCTTAGGACCAGGCAAATGAATCTGCTTAACCGGTGGCTCATACTTGGTAACGCCAAGAATCAACTTAAGATCCTGTTCATCAGTAAAATATTTTGCGTTAACCAGTGAAGAGATTTCTTCAGGGCTAATTAGCATACCTTGAGAAGCAAGACCGCGCAGCTTGATCTGACGAACCCTGTGATGGTGTAATTTGACCTTGGAACCTTCAGGGAATAACATGTATTCAAGCTTTTCGGGTAGAATAGAGTCGATAGGAATGTAAATAGCCTTGTCGCCTACTTTATAGCGACCCTTGGAGACCACAACTTGGAACCCATAAACTGTAGCTATCTCTAGACGTTCAGCGTTGCTATGCGGTTGAATGTCCAAAATAGACGTATAGGGGACCTTGTAGGTAGTACCTTCTTCTGGAGCCTCTGTTGGTGCTAAATCTGGTGGACGCAAGACGCTTGGTTCTGCAGGTTTATTTGGGTCAAACCATCTATTTTTCCACAAATTGTACAATCCCATACTAAGTCTCTCCTGACATATCCTGACCTAGAGTTTCTTTTTCTAACTGCATAACTGCGCGATCTTTAGCGTTGGCTAGTTCAATCTGAATTTGATCCCTTTCGATCTCCAGACGCTTCTTTTGAGTCTCAAGTTCCAGAACCTGAGCTGTTTGACTGTCGATCTTTGCTTTTCCTGCTTTAGTACCAAATAAATTATTGAACATTTTGTTCTCCTTTTTCTCTATATTATCACATGTAATTTTTATAGTAAACACTTATTTCTCAAAGGGTCCATATATTGACTCAAATGCTGGATGTAAGCATGGATGAGAATCATCATCTTCGTATTCTTCTACTTGATCTGGAACATGCAGCTTTTGCCACCCATTGATTAGATAGAGGACCTCTCCATGCTGTAAATCGTGATCTACGTGTAACTCCAAAAGAAGTTTCTCCATATCAATCATTATGTCGCCAACTCTTCTAAGTGCTCTCATATCTTTACAACTTTCTCATTACCGCATTTCTCACATTGAAGAACATGCTTGTGGTACGCAGGATCTTGTCCTGGATACCGTTTGCCACCCCACGTTCCATAGATAGATATGACCTGTATGCGCTGCCATTTATGGTCGCATAGCCCCAAAATCTTTCTAAACCAACTCATACTTTCTCCACTAATTTCTGAATCTCTCTAAGAATGGTTTTATATTGATCTGAAGTTTGGTAAGCTCCACCCAAAGATCCATAATACTCTTCTAAGCATTCCAGCAAGATCTTCTTGACCTGTTCCTCATCTGGACTATGACGCAGTGTAGACTGGGAATAGACATGCTCCAAGGACTTTTCCTTGTCGTAAAAGTGCTTCTCAATTTCTTCAATCTTCCAATCTCCACGACGAATAGCTTTGAGCTGCTCATGGTTACGCATTAGATCGAGATCGTGCTCCGTTAAGATCTGCTCTACTTCATCCAAGAGACGAACAACGTGATAGGCAAACTTTACATCGTATCCATACTTCTGAATTGACTCATAGCGTTTAGAAGTTGGATCTGGATCTTTAATTCTCATCTTATGCATTTGAGAATAAGCATAACCCTTGAACTTGTGCCAAGCTCCTTTGTGGAGGAAAAGTTTTCGGTTGTCGCGTACATGGTTGGCGACTTTGGTAGAAGCCAAAACACACTGTTCCCTAGTAAATAAAGAGTCAATCATATTTGGGTTATTACCAAGACACAAGTGGAAGAATTTTACGATATTGTAGATAGATATGTCGTATTCTTTACTGTGATCTTTTTCCACAATATTATGCTGTTGGTATTGCTCGAACCTTTGTTTTTCCGTACCAAATCCAAAAATCTCCCCAGCCAAATGTGGAAAAACGAGGTCCTTCGGGGGTATGCAAAATCCATAGATATCCATGTCTGAGGTATCACTAGAAACTCCATAGGCTACAGAGCCTGTAATAGTTAGATATTGGGTACCTCCAATGACGAATGGAGGAGGCTTAATTAGACCTTTTGAGTGTAATCTTTCAAGTAGATCCATTTTTGGCCTTCTTTCTCATCTTTTTGAACTCTTTATCGTAAACACCGTCTTTATCATATGGAAAGTACAGTATGACTCTACATTTAGAGCATATTAATCCACCCATTTTAATGATTAGAGACTGAGGTTTCTCACACTTAGTACAATAGTACTTCATGGCTCTAGACCTTTGAGTTTTTTCATTAAAAATGTGAATTGTTTCTCTATTGATAGTTTTTGCGGGACATCGATCCAAACGGCATCGTCTGCCTTGGCTTTGTCCAAGAAATTGGGTACATCTAAGTCTGGGGATATGAATACATCAGCGCCTAAGTCCAGCGCATCATTAAGCCAAATCTCGTCTGGATCGTTTCCAGCTGTACGCACTACTTCATAGTGCTGTTTAAGCCTTTGTACGACGTATTTCGAGATTTGGTTGTCGATTGCTAGTTTCATACTTCATATTATATGCCACAAACACCGTTAACGCAAGAAGTTTCGTTCTCTTCGAAGACAACGCCTTCATTTGCTAGGGCTTCTTCTAGGGTAACCCTAGTTAAAGGCTGACCACCACGGCATCCATCGGGGTAAACCGTGAATCCTCTTAGTCTTTTCGCATATTTAAGTAGAACTGCTGCATTTTTCTCATAATTAGACGCATTATTGGCGTCAGATTCCCATGGAGGCATATTGCAAGTGCTTGAGATGGACATATCTACGTAGTTTTGAACATCTGCCTGAAACTTAACGCGCTGTTTAAAACTTAGATCATATGAATCTCTGATATTTTCTACTTTTACACCTTGATCTATCAATCTTTTGACGGTCCCATCTACTACGTACTGATGAACCCAAGCACCTTCTGTGTTTCTGTACCTGCGTTTATATGCCTTACAGAATAAGGGTTCGATTCCTGTGGTAGTTTCTGCGATAATGCCGATTGTTCCAGTGGGAGCGATGGCCCTAACACCTTTAGGCACCGACACGTTGAGCTGTTTAGAGCCAACGTATGCCATTCCATCGGATTCTTCTTTGTATATCGATAGCCATTTATGTAATTCTGGGGTTACTTCATACTCATAACCGCGTTGCATGAGCCATTCGTGCATTCCACCGAGGCCAAGTCCTATCCTGTTGTTCTTCTGTCCGATTTCTTTGATAAGTTGTGTTGGTACATCAGAATAGATACCGCCGCATAGCAGGAAAAGTGTCGCATATTTGCAACATTCACCGAAATCTTCTTTGGTCTTGAACATGTTCATCCAAATGGTACCCAAATTACATTTATCGCTGTCATCTTCTGTCGTAACTTCTGTGCAAGCGTTTCGGAGATTCTCATTATCCTTACGGAAATTAAAAATCATTCCTGGCTCAGCCGTAGAGAAGGCTTGTCTGCAATTGTCTAGCCATACTTTCTTAGCATGCTCATGTTTAGGATGATTCTCGTCTTCTACCGCAATGAAAAACTCAGTATTGTAATCTACGGAAATATTGGTTAGTTCCATGGGTACTGGGAAGTTGAAGTCTTTCTCTTTTATTGCCTTGATCTCTGGAGAGTAGTCTTTTAGGTGGATGAATTTAAAAACGTCTTTGTGATCCCATCGCAATCCAGCCCAAATAGCCGATCTACGTTGTCCGCCCTGCATTATATATCGGCCCGCTTCGTTAACCATATTGGCAAGAGCGATAGGTCCTGTGGCCTTTCCACCAGTTCTGCGAATGATTTCATTCTCAGCCCTAACGGACGAATAATTTATGCCGATACCGCCACCAGTCATGAGGGACGCGGTACATTTTTGCATCAGATCTGCCCAGCCTTCGCGACTGTCTTCTGCTCTGAATAAAAAGCAGTTGTTGACTTGGTGAAATGGTCTTCCGGCAGAATAAAGGTAGCGACCGCCTGGAATGAACTTTCGTTCTATCATATATTTGAGAATTTTCTCTTTAGTCTTTGAATCCAACAACTGTCCACATACCGCGTTAACTACGCGGGCACAGGTATCTTTCCAGCTTTCCTGTCCATCCATCGAGTATTTTTGGAGGTAAATGTCTTGGGCAAATTTATTCGAGAAAACGTCAAAGGCGCTTTTCATTAATGACTCCTAAAATGTATTTATTTTATGTAAGGTAAATTGTAAATATTTCCATGTTTGTCATGGACTGTCCTGCATTCGTAACATCCGACCATGGTACCTATAGATCTATTCCATACCGTTAACTGCCTATGCGATCTAAACAAGCAATGGAAAAACCACTTTATTGCGTATAAAAATAACATTACTTATTCCTGTGTTCTTCAATCAATTCAATAATTTGTGCAAGAGAAACTGGCTTGAAATCCCAAACATCAACACCTACGTTAATCATTAGAGATCCTTTTGGGGACAATTTGGTTTTCCAGTGCTGGTGTATGTGGCCACAAAGCAATATCCTGCCTTCATCCATGGGTCGCCATCTAGCATATTTGTCGCCTCTATTGCTGTCATCTTCATATGGATGATGACACATGTCTACAAATCCAACATTATCTCCTAAATCTATTACGACCTGTTCATTTAGGACTTCCCAACCGTGTTGTTCATAGAATTCGATCCATTTTTTTTGATTCTCTAATTTACGACTTTTCTTATGGTACGAATGGGTCCAATCGTGATTTCCGCTTATTAAGCGTTTTTTACCCATCAATCTGGACGAATATACCTCTACTGGTCTTATGGCTAAACTAAAATCGCCTAAACAATAAACCGTATCATCTGGATCAACAATTTCATTCCAATTCTTGATCATAATTTCATTCATTTCTTCTACAGAAGAAAATGGACGGTTACAATACCTAATCACATTTTGATGATAAAAATGGCTATCCGAAGAAAAATATATCATTTTATTAATCCTTTATTTTGCATATGAGAATAAATCTTAGAAATCCATTTTACAAAATCCTCTACAGACATAGAATTCTTTGCAAAATTACATGTAGTACAACAAGAGCATACGTTGTCAGACATGTATGGTAATGAACTATTTATTCTATCTATACCATTATACAGAATGTCACCACTATCAGCCCAGTCTTTGGCTGAAGTCACATACTTTCCAGACTTGCTTTTATAAACATTGTACGGTTGGTTGGGTTCTACTCCACAATATGTACAGTTTTCACTAAACAGTATTACGCATTCCTCAAAGGTTAAAAACCACTCAATATTTCTTCTTATTGAGGTATTTTTATATCTCCTTACCAAAGATTTATAAGAAACGTTTTTGGCAGATTCTGATTTTCTATTTCCATGACCAAAAGTAAAATTGGAACATCCACACGACTTTGTGATTCCATTTATTAAGTGTTTTCCTCGAACATTTCTTACATTTCCACAATCGCATAGGCATTCCCATTGACCACTAACACCATTTGCTTCTACTTTTGTCAATTTTTTAATTACCGTCAACATGTTGAATTTTAATTTACGTAAATCTTGACCATAAAATCTAGGCTCTGTCATACTTCCTCATGCCTGATTTTTCTTTTGATTCTATTGCCCTGGTCATCGTCTTCTTCAATCTCTACTTGACCTTGTGCAGCATCTATCTTGAGCTTGAGCCAAGACTGAAACTGAGGAGTGTTAACACATCGCTCAAAGGCTAATTTTCTATTTTGGGACTGTTTTCTGCTCTCTTCAGATTCTCCCATGGCACCGGACGGTTCGTGGAAACACTGTATGGCAGAACTAGTCTTATTCTTTTTCTGTCCACCGCTTCCAGATCCTCGCTTTTCTTTGAAGTCAAAATCTTTTTCGGTGATACTGAAAAGGAGTTGTCTTGCCATACTAAGATTGCTCTGGAGTTGCCTGAGGAGGTTTCTCCAAGTCTAACTTATTGTAGATAGTTTTGACGCTTACTCCCAAAATCTTGGCAGCTTCTACTTTGTTACCCATCGTTTTCTTCAAGACGATATCCAGATATGCCTTTTCTAGCGTTGCAAGAGTTGGTAAGCCGGAAATGTCTAAGGTTATTTGATTGTCCATTATATCCTCGTTGGTCAATTATATCACACTATTCTTTCTTTTTATCACAAATCTTACAGTATTCAAAGACTTCGCTAAGTCCTTGATATTTAACCCAATCATGACCAAGCATGCATGTCGTTACAGAAACCTTTATATCGTTAAAATCCATACCACCAAACAAAGGTGAGGCATACGACGGTATCCAAACTGGAGATACTCCACCAAAAAGAGCAGGTAGGTGAGGCTCCCAGTTGGTATCCCCGTCAGCTATAGAATAATATTGTTGACTTATCGCCATATCATCCCAGACTACTACATATTCGTCTTGTCTATTAATTTTATTCCAGATCACATCTACAATTTGACCGGTTGCGCCATTGCTTTTTACTCTAAATAAATCGCCAGCCCGAAAGTTCATGATTTTACCCCACAAAGTTCTTCTACAATCTTTCCCCAAGATTGTTCTGGGTTATGTCTATCAAAATGAATAAATTGTCCATCAAATACAGGACTCCAACGCTCTAAGTCATCATCTATAAGTATGTCACCATGCAGCAATTTCTTATCGCAGACCAATACCATACTCTTCAAAAGAGCTGGGAAATGTTCTTCTATCCATTCTGCCTTCTCGGTGAATGAATGAAGATTCTTGGTAGTCGGCTTTGAGCCAATGTAAACTTCCAGATCTGGATTTTCAAGAAGCTTTGCTACGGATTGTTTGGCGCCAGGCATTACCTTTAGATTCCTGAAAAATCCTACAACAAACATTTCAGGTGGGTCCCAGCCTGATCCTGGTGGTATCGCTCCATCAAAATCAGCGAGTACGCCATCCATATCCAGAAATACGATTTTCATTACCAGTTATCCTTCTTGATGATGCCCATTCCAGGCTTATCTTCTTCAGAGCTAGGAATGGTAAACAATGTTCTCAATCGTTTGATTTCATTGTTTAACTCTTTCTTTTCCCTATATACCGCATTTATTAACGCAGTAAGATGATCAATCGTAAAATTGTTAGAGTTATCAACTATATAATCAACATCTCTATGGTTTTTAAGGATAGCCTTAAGGTAAGCTTCTCGTGCCTCTCGTGTTGGTAACCCAATTTTAACAACATGGCTAAAACGTCCAGGACGATTATAGATACGAGGATCTAACTTCTCTGGATAATTCGTAGTCGCAATAAACATGACATTATTAACCGTTTTGGCAGAATCAAGTAATTCCAGATATGCCGATTCCCCATAGTACTGGATCAAACTATCAATGTCTTCCAGAATTACTATGATTTTTCTATCAGGCTCGATTCTTGCAAAGTCATTAAACCAACCCGACACAAGCATTGGAGATGTTGAAGCAAAAAATACTATTCCACCTCTTTCAACCAATTTCTTTGATACGATTTTTATCGTGCAAGACTTGCCAGATCCAGGAGGACCATAAAGCATTAATCCAGCTTTAAATATAGCTCCACCATTAACAAATTCATTTCCCTCTTTATAGTCTTTTTCTGATTCCCAAAATCTATCGACTATTCTTACCACTTCTTCTGATCGCATCTGCGGTAATTCTAACAGTATACCTGATGGAGGTAATGTAGGAACAACAAATACTCTATGGTGATGAGATGCTATGTCGTAAGATCCAGCCGGTAGCCTATCTATCGTAGGCGTAGTAGCTGCATATCCGCCGCCATGCAAGGCGTACTGAGTAGGAGTTCCTGGTGTAGGCGCCTCATCTTTAGTCGTCAAGCTTGTAGGCTGATTCTCACGGAGACTCGTACTGTCCCTCTTACTTAAAGAATATTCTCCAGCATTATTTGCCCACTCTACTGCGTCGTCTAACTCACTCATTTTTTGGGTCCTTTCTGTCGGAATGACCATTTATCGAATCCGTGTTTTGCTATCTTATCTAGATCAGAAATCGTTACGGTCTTATTTACGGGCTGATTTAAGTACCCACCAACGAATTGGTAAAGCTCTTGATGTGCAGTAAAAGGGTCCTTAACACCTGCGAATCTATAATCTTTGAGCTTGGGATTTATCTGAAGTTCACAGTCGTGACCTCTGGCTTCTTTATATAGGAAACAAGGAGTATTAAGCTCAAAGAACTTATTCTCTAAAGCTTCCCAGTTCTTTCTTTCCTCGAAATATCGTTTACATTCATTTAAATATCCAAGATCGAAGCCATCACGCCAGAACCATCCAGGTTTCCCATTCTTTATAGGGAAATTGAGATCATTTACCCATTTTTTGAGATTATCATAATTGTAAAAAATCGCCAAAACCTTATCTGATGGGTATTCTCGTATTCTTATTAGAGGGTACAGATATCCACAAAATCCTATTATTTCTCCAGATATAGTAAATCGATAGAGTGGGTTTTTGGAAAGCATCCCACTTCTTGCTCCATCGTTTACTACTTTGGGATAGCTCTTGGACCTTTTGTTGTCAACTTGAATTGTGTACTGTTCACGAATATACTTGATTTCTTTGTCAAGATATTGATGACTTACACTGTCATAGTAATCTCGGAACTTACTGATCAGCTTCAAAGGTTCTCTTCCATATTGTTACAAAAGCTTACATAATTCTTGACATACTCGGTCAACTCTTCCAGGGTTTCAACTACGTTGATGCCATATCTCTTGCAGACGATATCTACATTGCCTTTTCTCCAAAATCCGGCGGGGCAGCAAACAATCATTGCCTTGTATGCGTTAAGTCCAAGCTCCAATAAGGAAATTGGGGACATCGTACTTGGATCAAAATACATAACAATTAAATCTGCTCCCTCAAGGGCGTCCAATTCCCAGGTAACTTGCTCATTGAATTGAGGATTTTTAATATCTTGCTTCCAAGAAGAATCCCAATCGTCGCGTCTTGGGTTAAGAACCGTTACATCAAGCTGCGATAGAGAATTAGTCAGTTGGGTTTGCCAATCAACGGCTTTACCCATCTCAATACTGCCAGCCAAAAACACTGTCAGATCTGACAGTTCCCAATCAATTTTACCTGGAGCTTTGATTACTTTCATTTGTTTCCTACTATCTTGTTCAATGGATTAGAGAAATGACTCAAATAATGAGCATGTGCGTGTGAGGAGAATCCAGCCGCTATAGCCGCCAAAACAATGGCCGATTTGAAGATCGATCCAATGCTGGACAATCTAGGTAGCCCCTTTTTATAGATATGGAAGCTAACCAAGGTAGAAACCCAAATTCCTACATGTAAAAAGTAGGCATCTGCCCACTGAATAAAATAATCCATTATTCCGCCTTGGGTTTGTCAAAACAATGACATTTGAGGAAGTCATCTTCATAGGTTTTCATATTGGTATCGTCGCAAGATTTGGCACAGTCTCTAATGGTGGATGGCTTTCCTGAGATTTCTTCGTTCCTCCTGATGGGTACCATACATCCTACGGAAAACACCAAAAGTAATGGTAAATATTTCATATTAACTCCATTCAACTACATTATATCTCAAGCTTGTAATTATTGCAAGAACATTCGTCCTAATCTTATACACATGGCAAGTATACCCGCAAAGACAGCAAATACAGATACCGTATCCGATCTGGCAGCCCTTACAGCCGCCGACGAAGCAAGTTTTATCGCTATGGTAGACGCTCAGATCCTATTAGCTATAGCTCAGGGCCGATATCAGGTCAGCGCTACTACGTTTGGATACGTGAAACCTAAGGATATCTTCAAGTATTACGCTAACTTAGGGTACCACATATATTTCCCAGATATGATCCAGGGGCCATTTGGCTATCAACCTGCTAATTTGTTTGGTGAATTCTGGGATTTTTTCTGGGGCAGCTCATTCACCCCAAGACTGCCCAAGGGTCCAGTCAGAATCATTATTCAATGGTATGGAGTCTAGAACTCTGTTCACCTAGGGTACCTATCCTGGGGTCCGTATTTCCACTGACATTTAAAATCAAAGAATCTATAGATATTCCAGATATGTATTCGGTACCATTTCGTCTTTTCATGAAACCGCCGATACAGGGATAATATCTCTCCAGCATGCTTGTGGGTGCCACGCATTCTTCGGAAAACTCAATCCTATAAAGAAGCTTACCAGCATTATAAAATAGCTGGGCAGTTCCAAGATGGAAGTCTTCATGGGTAGGAAGATGGTATAAAGTAACCGGAACCTTGCCAGACGGTATGGATACGGCTGTTTCCTCATCAAGAATATCTCCAGCTATGTCAGGCGTTCCATCAAGATTAGCTAGTACTCCTTCAAAAAATCTCATTCTGCTTTCTCCTTCAACCAATCCAACACGGGAATTATAGAAAGGCATAATTTATCAAGGTCGGCTTCAATTAAAGCTCCCCAACCTCTACTATATCGCATGGAAGCTTCGTAGTTAGATAATTTATTGAAAACTTCTAGAAATACCTTGATCTGCTCATTTGCCTCTCCTGAAGAATTCCTGATGTTCTTGTTCTTTGTCGGCCATAACTCTTAAGGTGCCTTCAAAGTCAGGATATCTAGTTGCTAGATATCTATAATTTACTATAGCAAAAGCCTCCATAGAGCGAGCAACAAAATCCAACATGAATAGAGGGCACACCAAACATGCTAGGCGAATAAAATTACCAATTACCAGAAATGGAAAATTTATGAACACAGAAGGGCGTTGACCATTGCAAGTCAAAATAGTATTAAGCATAATTTGATGATCCATTTCGTCTTGAGCAATCTGAGCTATGGTCTTATCTTTAGTTCTTTTAAAATGGCCAAGATAGGCCAATCTAGCGCCTATCTCGACTCCATAATTGAACTTCAGAAGGAAGTGCTTCATTTCTTAAATCTCCTACATGTAACTAATACAATTTGGAACTTCTTCCTCGATAATAGGTACGGCCACCCAACTCTCTTCTTGAGTCTCTGTATTTATAAACTTCTGTTGAAGAGTTTCTGTATACCTTGGCTCTAGTTTGCTGGTCCATTCATAATAGTGAATCAGTCTATGCCGTCTAAATATGAGGGTTGCCTGCAACATTTTAATCCTCTTCATCTATCGGTGAGTGGGTTGTACAAAACATAGTCTGAACACCTTTAGCTACTGACCGCGTGTACCCAACTTTACCATTAAGATCTGCACCACAAACGGAACATGGGTCTCTATTTTCAACAGGCATAACGAAAGTACCAACATTCCAGGTAATTACTTCTTCATCTGGAAGTTTAGCCAATTCTTGGTGTTGCTTATATTTAGCTTCCATAATGGAACTAAGCCATGGGTTAAGAGGCGGTTCTTCACCTACTCTAATAGGATTTTCAGGATCGGTACGGTCGTAGATTCCAGGACCTCTACCGTAGTTAAAATAACGATGAAACACAGATGCCTTCTCTTCATGGATATGGCGCTTGATCTTAGCCGAAACCCTGAATTGCTGCTCAGGGGTAAGATTTAGGTATTGGGTTAGGTCTTTCATTAGATCGTGCATTTAATAATCCTCGCTTGCAGGATAACCATAGAGTTCTTCCTGTATTTTTCGTTTTCCTCGAAATTTATACAATCCCTCAGTGACTATGTGTGGATCTACGCTTTCTACCTTTTCTGGGTCAGGCTTTGGTAGTTTGGCTGCTGCGGGTCTAAGTCTTGCCAACTGTTCATTGGCCATCTGAATCTGCCATTCAGCGCTTGCTATCTTTTCTGGGTCAGGCTTTGGTAGTTTGGCTGCTGCGGGTCTAAGTCTTGCCAACTGTTCATTGGCCATCTGAATCTGCCATTCAGCGCTTGCTATCTTTTGAGCTATATCAAGAGCTGCGAATTGCTCAAGACTCAAAGAGAACACATAATCTCTCTCAGAAGCTATCCTAGCGTAAGCGTTGTCGATATCTTCATTTCTTCCCATCTGATTGCTCCTTTTTTGGAAATCCACATATTTCGTACATTTTCATAAGTTCAACTCGATGACCAGTAGCATCTTCTAGTCCATATCCAAGCTTTGTAGCCTCACGTTTTAGTTCTTCCATGGCCACATCTATGAGCATGTCCTCACCTTCACATTCAACTACAGAGGTGATCTCAAATCTTACCTTAGCTACGTACTTCATTTTCATTTTAATGGTCCAGTCTCTTTGGCTAGTTTTCTAATATATTTGGCAGCTCTTTTTCATCTAATCACACCTTTTCTTGAGATCATCTGGGATCATTTTCATAAGATTAATAAATGGATCAGTTTCTTTACTACAAATTCCACAGTCATACATTGTGTAAATTGGTCTGTATTCCTTTTCATTTAAGGCGTCACACATCTTAAGATCAAATCCAGACCCAAGAAAACAGGACATTAACGTCGGATAAAGAAGAATAGTACATATCATATAGTCCTCCAAAAAGTGACGAGTCCTGTCGCTACCAGAACGTTCGATCTTGCGGGTATAAGTCGAGGATCGACCCCTCCTTTGTCCCTGCAGGCTGGCTTTCCAACATACATTAACGAGCGGGAGTTGAACCCGCAGTCTCCCCATTCCTGAGGAATTTTACCATTAAACTACCGAATGTACGCATCTACCAAGTTATGTTCGTCACTTGATTATTATATCGTAGGTCTTAGGGGAGGTCAAGCAAAATTTACATTGTAATATATACGAAGGCGAAGCCGAGAGTAAATCGCGATATTTTGATTTTTCAACTCAAATCGAATATAATGCAGGTAGTTATGAAAGAGGCTTCCAGGCTATCACGGATTCGAACCGTAAATTAAGTAACCACACCTGGCACGTAATCGGAATCGAACCGATGTCGGGAGCTACCCAACGCACCTGCTTGTGACCTCAAAATCAGTATAACACGGTCTTGAAAGTTTTACAAGGAGTTTTCGTAGACGAATAGATTCTTGCCGTCTTCGCCATAATAATTGATTCCCAAAAGTAGATTGAACTGGATGACCTTGTTGGGATCATTTGGGTCAACCGAGACTTGACGCACCCAGTTAAGATCTACCGACTTAACCCGTTTCAAAAGCGGGTTATAGAACTTAACTTCAAACGGGTACGACAGATCCATGACGGCGCAAGGGACGATTTCTTTGACTACGGTCCCTTTGGGGAGAATTGACAGATAATCTGCGATTTGTTCTTGTAACATGGCGTCAGTGTGTTTGGTAGTATCGCCACCAAGAATGGCCGTATTCCAGTATGAAACGTAGATTCCAGCCAGAAACTCGCCGTCAGATAGGATAGGTCTAATATCGCCAAAATGGTTTCCAATACCGCCTTCAAGGGTATAGACATGTTTGTGGGTTTCAGCAATATAGTCGACTTGGATATGGGGAACGAGGACGAAGCAGAACACGGCTACAGTAGGTGCTTGTTTTGGCATCCTGGCCAGTTTAAGGATTGACATTGGGGCTAGACAGGAATGGATGAGTCCTTCCTGGGAAAGCCTATTGATGGTGTTTGCGATAATTTCGACGCCTTTTTCAACTTCTTCAGGACGGGTCTGAATTGAAAAATATACACTTCTGAAGAATTGACCATCGTCGTATTTGACGGTAAGCGTCGCGGACTTACGTTTAAGGTCTTCTTTGGCACCGTCAGATAGGTACTTGTCAGCCATTTCAGAAACGTCCGTAACATGAATGGCTGACCCTACCGTAAGTTTTTCAGCAACTGGCTGAGCTTCCAAATCTTTGGCGAGTTCTTCCACTTCTTTAATAAGTGATTCGTCAATATTCATGTTTTCTAGGTTTTTGGCGATTTTTTTTAAATTTTCTTCTGCTCGTTCTTCAAGTGTTTTATTTTCAGACATTTGGGTTTTCTCCTGTTTCCTTTGTTATATCACACGTTAGGGGCTCAGCCCCGAATCCATTCCAAATTGATTCGCAGTCACATAGGCGTCCATCACGGAGCGCATCAGATGTGTGTAAATTGGATCTGACAGGGCTCAGTCACATAGGGCATCACTTTGGGGATTATGGTGTTTATAGCGGCTTTGTAGTCGAAAGGGGCAAATTTAGGATCGGGAGACGCATCAGTTAGAGACGCCCAAGGGAAGAGTATTGGGGAATTTTTCTGGAAATATTTTTTGCTATTAGATTGTAAAATTTACATCGAATCTATAAAATCCATGAGCAAGTACATCAGGGGCTTGACTCAATCTAATACGAAAACCCCGATAAACCCGTATTCCCTAACAAAATCGCTCCTATAGACTGTACTATGCACTGGCCTTCTCATTTCTCTGGTACGACTCAATAGGTCACTCAATCAAAGACCGTGCCAGACCGTTCCCCCTTGCAAGTATAATGCCAGTCTGTAGTATGGTCACTCAATTTAGTCGGACGTCCAACTCGACAGTGCACGCGTCGGAGGTCTCTCATTTAATTTAGTCACGAATATAGTCAATGAATTCAATCATTTAGTTTGTCCCAAAACGAGACAGCATTTCGCAGTTCTCGTCTGTCACGAATATAGTCAATGAATTCAAATAGATATAGATACACAGATGCCCGACGAGTTTACGTCAGGCATTTAAGGCGCGGTCAGTGAGTGAGGCGCGTATATAGTAGTAGTTTCGACTAAATTGAGTGACAGGTCTCCATGGACACGACGGACCTATTAAGGGGTCTATATGTCTAAACATGCCGTGAGGGGTCTAAACATGCCATATGTTACCATACATATAATATTAGTACAGAGACAAGATTCGTGTATGTTTTTGAAACGTTTACACTATAGACAGCCACACAAAAGTTATACAGTGTACTAAGATCTGGGTAACACTCATGATTTTTGAATATACCTAAATAGTGACCATACGTTCGACAGCATCCCGAATTTAGACTTAATAGTATTGAGGTGTTATCCTATTTAGTTTCGGGCACGAAGTCTGCAATATAGATCTGTGTCGGTCCTAAACAACTAAACAAAGGGGTCTATATGTACGGCATACACGTTGAATCAAGTAGCATGACAGGTCGCCTCATGTCTAATAAGCGTTATAATGAGTTGAGACTTCAAATGTCAACGGGCGAGTATGGCACGCATACCGCTATTAAAATTAAGACCTCAACTCTAAGTGTTATAATGAAGAGCGAAACGTCAACTCATTGCTATTTAGAACTAAATGGCGACTCATGTAACGTGACTCTTCGTTTCGACAGAGGTGATACCGCGCGTATATGCGGTTATCCTCAAGAATGGCTGTTACACGATCAGACAGACCCATATGACCATGATAGCGATACAACGGGCGCCGATCTTTTTGAATGCGATACGATACCTGAACATGTCACTCAATATGTCTCTAAGGATTTAGAGTGCTCCATACTCCAATTGCTATTAAAATGCGTTACTAAACAGTTTCAAGACCCCTCATGGTCCGACTCATGCGATGACGCGACTCGACAAGACGTTATTAATAAAATCGAGAATGCTATTAAGGCGTTGTCATGAGTCAACTGTTAACTGCAATCGTGGCATCATATGGCGTGGGTCTCGTTATCGGGACTTTAATCTGTAAACTATTAATATAACTAAATAAAGTGAGGTATATCATGGTCGAAACCGACGACAGTCGAGTATGGTGAGGCGTATTCAAACATATATGGTGACTAAATACTTAATTTTATTAATAAACTTTAAAATAAGGGGTCTATATGTCTACAGAGACTAAATTGCAATATATTGAATACGTTCGAAACCAACTCAAGACCATCGACAAGACCGATGCCGTTGCGTCGTACGATACGGGTTTCGGTCTTGATATAGTCGATACGCATTTAGGCGACGAAGTGCACTGTATGGACGTCCGATGTCACTCAATATTAAAAATCAGACCGCCCAATATTCAAGGTAATGAATGGTATACGGCGTGGAAGCACGCGAAACGCATGGTGCGCACTTTTTGCAAACAATTATAAGTACTTAGGCTGTCTCGTTTTGGGACAGCCTTTTGCAGTTATCGTCTGTAGCATATAACTAATTGATTTTATTAATATATGCTGTGTGACCATGCTGTGTGACCATGCTGTCACGGCACTGTGTGACCATGCTGTGTGACCATGCTGTGTGACCATGCTGTCACGGCACTGTGTGACCATGCTGTCACGGCACTGTGTGACCATGCTGTCACGGCACTGTGTGACCATGCTGTCACGGCACTGTGTGACCATGCTGTGTGACCATGCTGTCACGGCACTGTGTGACCATGCTGTCACGGCACTGTGTGACCATATGTTTGAAACTACTACTAATAGTGACATGAGGCACTTTTTGAGACAGTCTAACCTATTGATTTCTAAATATGGGATTCTCAATCAGGGATTTTGAAAAAAAGCCCATATTGCAAATGCCATGCCAACGTATCATAATGAGACATTCCAATCCAATAAGTCCCAGTATTGATCTAGGTTTGGGACTCTCACATATTCCAATGCTAATATACGACCTAGCATATTGCATAGAGTCTTTAGATATTCAGGTATCGTCAAGTATTAAGATTTTTGAGTTTCATATGTATTTCATTGTATGTATTTCATTGTATGTATTTCATTGTTTTTAGATTGAATTGTTCAATCAATTGCCCGTACGTCTAGGAATATATTTTGCGTTTACATAGTGTATAACATAATTAAAGTATATCCATTGTGGCGTACAAAACAATACAGAGTAGGGGAGTGGGTCTTTTTTGACTTTCAAAGTAATGCGTTTAAAAAATCATTTTTTTGGATCGCGATTACTAATAGGGGAGTGGGTAAATTATTGTATTGTATAATCTATTAATAGAAAATCATTTTTTTGGTGTATCATAATAGAACGTATGTAGTTTTTACATTGTTTATAAGTTCTACAATTGACTCAACTTATTGACTTCATTCTAATATAACCAAAATAAAGCGTTGTATGACCATTAATTTGACATACGTATTAGAATGAGATCAAATAGAATTGAGGTGTTATCCTATTTAGTTTAGGTATACGCATTGCAATGATAGTCTATATCGAAACTAACTAACGAAAGGGTTTTAAAATGAATACGATTAGACGTGACAAAAATGGTCGCCGTAGTTTTAAAGGCAAAACAACTAATAGTCCAGGCAAGTCTCAAAACGAGGCATTCTATGACGCAGTTTTCTACGTCCATCTATACGCCTATCTTAAAGCTAACAAAAACGCAACGGCTCACATCTTAGTTGGAGACGTATCAGGATTAGACAGACATATTGGCAGACTCCTTGCACTAGGCTTTTTAATTCAAAACATTTATATACACGAATTAGTTGACGAGTTAGCAGATAGTCTAAAACTCGCATGTCTCAAAAGGGGATATAAGTGTAAAGTTGAGACAGGTTGCATGATCTCAAAATTAGACAAATTTGGCATGGCTGGCATGAATATTGCATACGTAGAATTTGATGGTACGTCCAGTTATGGACGTTTTGAGTTTAAATTGTTTCAATTATGTAAAATATACAATATTCCATTTATTTTGACTGAAGGCGCCTCACGCTATCAAGACGTTAACTTTAAGTCGTGGTGTCAATCCAATGGCATTAAAAAGACCATTGACGAAAGGCATGCATACGAAAACAGAGCGCCTAGATATGAATTGGAACGTATAGCCCCAATAGTGGCTCAAAAAGAGATGAAAGGCTATGTATCTCATTACGAGACATATCAAGGCGTTAGTGGAATGTATACTCAAGCATTTATAAATAAAAGGTATATCTAATGAAAAAATCTGAACTAATTGAAAAAATCATTGAGGCGAGACTTAAAACCATGTCCTTAAAACAATTGCAAGACCTATATCGCAAAAACTTTAGAGACATATATCAAGACTATGACTTATTGAGTCTAGAATTGGAGTATAAGAGACTAACTGAAAAAAGACTGGATAACTGACTAAGATTTTGACATTGGATAACAGTTCTACATAGTTGCCTAACTTATTGTAAACACTTGTAAAATATTGTAAAATGGTGATTAGTTGTTTATAAGTTTTACACTGTATTGGTTTGAGACTCAATAGAATCGCGGTGTTATCCTATTGGTTTTGTGGCATATGCGTTGCATTGATATACTGTATCAAGACGTTAACAACTAACTAAGGGGATACCATGCAACGCAAAACGCTAACTATAAATAATCTCACTTTCGATCTAGTGATTCATTCTATTGACGGCGAAGTCTCAGAAGTATACGCGTCTCATAATGGGATGGAAATTGCCTTCGCGTATGATCTTGAGTCAATAGACGACAAGTTAACTGAATTCGTTTCGAACTGGTCTTAATTTGATACAGTGGCGAGCGTCTCTGGATGGGACGTTCTCTAATGTACCAAAACAATACGTAACAAAGGGGGATTCTATGTTTAGGGCTATCAATGGCTGGACTAAAGCTAGCATAATCGCGCACTTGACTCAAAATTGGAGAGGGAATAGTTTTACGGTCAAAGGGGGCAAGTTCTCATGTCGATACAGAGGTCCTGATAGCAAAAAATGTGCCGTTGGCATGTTTATACCTGATAGCCTATATGAGGCTAGTTTTGAGACGCTTCCCGTTAACAGAATTATAGGTCCTAACTGTACTGCGTTAGCGCTTGCAATGCCTCTCGAAACATATGCTTTGTCAATTTTGCAAGGAATACACGACTATCATGCCTCAGAATGGAACAGTGATGCGTTGCCCTTTTTGATTCAATGGGTTGAAAAAAACGTGGAGGCGTAAAATGTGCCAAAATGATACATTGCAGTTGGGGCCTTTCAAGTATATAGTATTGCAACGCGTTGAATCAATGGTCCTGTTAGGATGGAGAGATAGCATGTCCCATATTGAGAAAACGATGTGGGTCAATTTGAAACATTTACAAGGAGTATCAAAATGATCAATCCCAATAAGATACACAGTCGTGGTATTGTACGCTCTAAAGACCGATTTGGTGGCGGTACAATACAGATAGGTCCTAATATATTTGAAACGGCTTTAGGCGTTGACCTGTCTCGTTTTGAGATTGGTGATGTGGTTTCAATTAGTTGTAGTTATCGCATTACTTCAGACCGATACGTTATTGACTCGGTTAGAAAGGTTAGGTCTTAAATGGCGCGGTTAGCCGTTAGGAGAGACTATTGTAAAATATACAATATAATGGGGCGCTATTCGGACTTGTCCTATTGGATTGTAATGTATCATTCTGGGGCGTATGGTTTTGGATATATGGCCCAAGGCAGGTTTTGGTTGTCTCACGATGAGAAAGTGTCCCAAAATGAGATTGTTGACCTCATTGCGCGGCGCGAATCTGAATTTGAGACAAGTGCCGACTAAGGTATTGACATTGTATAGTTGTTTTACATAGTTAGCTAACCTATTGTAAACAGTTGTAAAATGCTATAAAGTGCCATTTAATTGACCAATAGTTCGACAGTGTTTTGTTTTGATACTCAATAGAATCGCATGTTTAGGCCATTGATTTTATGGCACAACGCATGCAATAGACTAATACAGAGCGTTGCAATTAAGCGGCGCCTAACAAAAGGGGATTTAATATGTCTTTAATTTTGAATTTGAATGGCCAACCTGTCTCAAAAACATCCTTTACCCAAGACACAAAACATGACTCAAAAAGCGACAAATTTAAGGTCATCGTGCCGGAATATGGTCAAGAGTTGTTATCGGACTATGGTTATAAGCGTGTTTCATTGCATACCGGTCGTGCGCGAAAATTGGAAAATGTCAATCACCAGACCACCATTGCAACGTATCAAAATGAGACTGCACTGAAAGTGGGCGACATTTTCCCGCGTATCACATTGAAAATTCCCCATATATATGGCGCAGTTGAGGCCTTTGCAGCGTTTTTGCGGTTAGCGTGTCTCAATGGCAACGCCTATCGCTTGACCGATAGCGGTAAAACCAAAATTAGGCATACGGGCGATGCCCAGTCTCAATTTGAGGCAACTATTAAATTGCTGGTTGACCATACCGCCGAAATGAATGACTCAATTCGGGAATTGCAAGCTCGTAACGTAACGCCCGATCAAGTAGCTGAATTCACTCAAGAAGTAGCTCGTCTCAGATTGGGATCTCTCCCAGGCGACAAGGACTCAAACATCGTCTCAGTTCAATACGATGATCTTCTCAGAGTGAGACGTGCTGCTGACTCTGGACAAGACGCTTTCACAGTGTATCAAATTGAGCAGGAAAATGTTCTCAAATATGGCCTAAGATATATGACACGCTCAATTGACGAGGTAACAGGCCGTACCAATTTGAGACAGCTAGTTGCACGCCCTATTACGAGAACAGCTCAGGGCGAAATTGAGACAGTGCGCAGTGTCGATATGAATGTCTCAATAATGGAATTAGCTCGTAAAATCCTATTAAATAAGTCGGTGCCTGTTAGTCAAGCAGCCTAACCGTATCGTTCTGATACGACCATAGTTTCGCCCTGTCTCGCAATGAGACGGGGCTTTTTTGCGTTTTGTGGGCGCGTGCTATCAATTGACTGGACTTATTGACTCAACGCCTTGACGGGCCTAACACGGGCCTGTATTGACCGACCTAACGCCTAGCTGTATTGACACAAAAACGTATTGTATTTTGTGGCACTGTATAAGGTTTTTGTTTCGCCTATAAGTTTTACAGCGTGTTATCCCATTGATTCTATTGCAATATAGCCAAAACCATTGAAAATAGTACAATAGTTCGACACTGACTCAATATGCGACTCAATAGAATCAATGCGTTAGCCTATTGATTTTCGGCACGCTCTATGCATTGATATACTGTATCAAGACGTTAACAAAAAGGGGATAACATGGGAGCGCCGAAAAAAGTTGTATCAAGAGAAGAATATGTATCAAAATGGAACGCCCATTTGAGCCAAATGCTGTGGGTCAGTTTGGGACTGAATCAAAATGACACAGAGGACTATTTAAAGGCCATTGAGACATTGAGACATATCATAGACGTATCGGCCCAAGAACTGCCATCTCAAAATGATACAGAGGAGTCGATATGAAAATCATATGGAACATGCTAGTGTTTTACAGTTTAGGCTATATGCTAGGCGTTTTAATAATTGCAAGTGGAGTATTAAAATGAGACGCTATATTATTCTGTATCGTAATGCGTCAGGAGTCAAGCGTATCGAAATGATACGCGCATTGGATATAAATGACGCAACGTCTCAAGCTGAGAAATTCTGTTCCAAAATGGGTCGCACGTTATATGCGATAGATCGTGGATCGTTATGAGCCGTTTCATTATAAGACGTTATCGCTTTGGCTTTCGCATAGTTGAGGTAGTAGGACAAGGATCTCATTTTGGTACGCTGGCTATTCAATGGGATGGCCTGTTTCAAACTGAGAATAGAGCGGTATCTCATATCGAGACTGCTCTCAAAACTGAGCTATCGTATCAAAAAGGAGCGTATCATTATGAAAAAATTACAACTGGTAACGACTCAAAAAGAGACAATCGTTGAATATCATACTAATACTATGGCCGTCGAGCGCCGCAAAAATGAGTTGTGCTCTAAGTTAGACATTGAATCGGTCGAGATAACAGATACAATACAGCACGTCGAAATAATTGACACGCCTAAAGCGACCATTGAAAAATATATTGATATAGAAGAGGAGGTCTCAAAATGATACTGTATGGGATTATCGGCACGTTTCTTGCAATATACCTAGCCTGTAGTTTTTACATGCTAGTCAAAAAACATGAGGAGTCTTAAAATGGGACTGGACGAAATTAAAGGCACCGCGTTTTATAAGTGGGCGTGTTTACAGAATCCAGAGACACTATTCTATCATTTAATTGAGTGTCTTAAACAAGGCGGCGCTAACAATATTGTATGGGACTTGTTTACAGCGTTAGGTCTCAAGGCAGTGCACGCCGAGTCAATCATGGTTATGGTACGATTTTTGCAACAATAAGAAAGTGAGACATTATGTATACTTGTGAATATAATGAAAAATTGAATGAATGGTCTATCTTTAGAGATAACGAAATATTTTGCCATTTATATGATACTGATTTTTGGATTTTTGTGTCAAAATGGCCCTGTGAAATAAAACAAATAAAATAAACCGTCCCATTATGGGACATAACAAGGGAGTATCAAAATGGGATATACGCACTATTGGACTTTCAAAAAGGCACCGCGAGGCACTGCGGCTCAAACTGAGAAAGTGTACCAAAAAGCGATTAAAGAGTGTACCAAAGTGATACGTGACTATTCTGAGACATTTGGTGGCTTGTCGGGCTATTCGGCTCATTCTGATACATATGGTGGCGTGCTAGTCAATGGCTCAGAACGAGTCGGTCAATGCGAGCCGTTAGTCTTGAGGGAGCATTTTTCTCAAAATGAGGCATTTAATTTTTGCAAAACGGGACAGTATCCCTATGATACAGTGGTCACAGCATGCCTTATCATTTTGAAACATCGGCTCGGTTCTTGCATTGACGTAACGTCTGACGGGCGTGCCGATAATTGGAACGACGGTCTCATTTTGGTACAAAAGGTATTGGGTCTCAAAAAGGTACAGATTCCCGATACGATACGCAAAAATGAGAAAATCTCAGCTTGATACAGTTCGGTGGCATCCTATCGGTGCCACTCATAGTGTATCAATATGACACACTAAAACAAGGGAGTATTATGGGAAATCTATTGACTCAAAATGGGAAAATGAAGAAATCGTCTCAAAATGGGATTACCAATGTTAACTGGACTATTCCAGCCTTTCAGTCCAGTACAGGACTAAAGACTTGTCCTAACGCTGGACTATGTTCTATAGGATGTTATGCTAGGAGCGGTGCCTATATGTTCTCTAATGTAAAAAGAGCGCACGAGGCAAAACTTGCATTGACTCAATCTGATACATTCGTTGGTCTAATAATTGCAGACATAGACTTGTGGCTCAAAAAGAGAAACACAAAGCATCTCAAAGTGAGAATCCACGATGCGGGCGATTTTTATAGTGTCTCATATTTAGACAAGTGGGTAAAAATAATGAACCATTTTGAAACAGATAGCCGTGTCTCATTTTACGCCTATACTAAACAAGTCGAATTGTTTAAGACTTCTAAAGGTATCCCGTCGAATTTTACAGTTATTTTCAGTCAAGGCGGTAAACAAGACCATTTAATTGACATAACTAAAGACCGACACGCGCGCGTATTCCAGACCATTGAAGCACTTGAGTCGGCAGGGTATCAAAATGGGACAGAAGACGATATGGTCGCAGCGTGCGGAAAATCAAATAAAATCGGCCTAGTGTTTCACCACGCAAAATCATGGGAAAATACAGCATGGGACAAGGTGGCTTAATATGGGACGTACCGATTTACTACGACTCAATGAATGCGCTCAATATTTGATTGACTCAGAACGAGACGATTTTTACGAATATGTCTTTAATGGAGAAGATCCTATAAATCATGTATTTTCGGTGGCCTATATAGCGTTGCATGGGGAGTCTGATTTTGAAACGTTAGTCAAAAACCTAAAGGAGTCTCAAAATGGGATCTGATTCTATTTTCTTTAAAGTAAAGGGTAAAGCAAGTAAAGACGAAATTAATAAGGCATTCAAGGCACGTCAAGAGTCCGATGCCGACGAAAATGGTCATAGACAAGGTTATAGCGGTGATTTTCAGACTGTACACAAAATAGACTTTAGATTGTATCAAACTGATACGTTCGAGTCTCTAAATGAGGCACAGGAATATTGTCTAAAGCATGCTGAAAAATTCCTAACCGTTATAGCCGTCTACTACAAGAACAAGGATTCTCAAATTGATACACTCGTCGGTGGTTGGGGAGCGTGCTAGAATGGAACAGTATCAAATTGAGACCTATTGGTTTGGGCATGTTGTTTGCATGCGTAGAAATGGAATAGCCGTCTCAAAAGCGTACAAGACTCATAATGAGGCACAGCAGTATATTCTCAAACTGAGATTGTTAAGGAAATATAAACCGTCTCGATTTGAGACCAAATAGGAGACCAATATGGAACGTATCGAATTGGATCAAGACGATTTTTGTCCTAATTGTTTGAGTGACAATATATCAAATGGAGACGACTCAAATGAATACGGTGACATGCAATTAATATGCCATAATTGTAGCTATCAATGGGAAGTGCCTCAGAATGAGGCGTATAATGAATAGACATAAGTCTGGCACCAAAAGTGCATGCTTCAAACGTCTCAAAGTGGGACAGTATATTTATGATACATGGTATGGATCTGGCACAGTTATTGCTAAGAAAAAGACTCGCTGTATCATTAAGATACATTCTCAATCTGAGGCATGGACCTATGATATGTCTCATATTAGGATGTTTATTGAATAGATAGGTGAATAGGTAAAGCGTCCCATTTTGGGATACTTAGCATGGTATTGAATAGACTAGCGAATAGATAAAAAGTCTCAAATAGAGACAGAAATGGGGATACATTGAAAAATCTAATACTAAAGCATGGGGATAACGTCAAGGCGTTACGAGACGTTAGCACGTCTTTAGGGGCGTTAACACGCGGCGCGACCTATCGCGTTGACTCCCTTGATAACGGGGCGTTAGTTGTTTTTACGTCGACCGGACCTATAGAACTAGTCGACTCGACGGGCGAAATAACCGATGCATGCCTTGACGTTAGGCGGTTAGCGCTTAGTGTCGCACTGCCTTTAGGCGCGTGCCCTATTTTTGACACGACTCGACGGCTAGGCTAGGCCGTTAGGACTTTAAAATAAATGCGACGTTATAAGCATAGATAAACTATAGACTTATAGCGTTGTCTCAGCTTGAGAGTTTTTCTCATTTTGGGATTTTCAACCCTGTACTAGGCGCGTGCGATATAACGTATTTTTTACATTCATTGAATGGCGGACCTATTAGAGCGTCAAGAGGCCATTCAATGTTAATATTCTATAATTGATTGATCCGTTTTGGTACGCCCTAATTTAGGACATATCGTTTTAAACGCGATTAGAGAGGCAAGCGTAAAGCATTGATTTTATTGAGGATTCTCATACTGGGAGTATGCACATTCAATGCCAATATGTGCTGTCTCAATCTGGGATTTCGGGGTTGGCATTATACGTGCAAGCATTTTGATTTTGGCACCAAAAGTGCATATATGCACAATTCGTGCCATCCCATAGTGGGATTCTCAAAAATGAACGTCTCATTCAGGGATTGTCTCATTTTGGGTCGAAAAATGGAGGATTTTTATGGATAGGATTCAAAAAACATACTATGTTCTAGTCTATAGCAATAGAGAGAGCGCATATGCTAGCCCTAATGAGGTAGGGCTATTATGTGGCATTGACGAGTCAAGTGGTGGTTATCCTTATGGCACCGATAAGCTGGGAAGTGCCTACATTTGGGACAACATGTCCGCACCAAAAAGATATATAGAACAATTCCCGTTCTTAGACTTAGCTATCTTGAATGTTAGGCTAGAGATATCAGATTAGACTGATAGGTCTAAAACGTCCTAATCCTGCTTATAGGGCTGCCTTTCAAGGTTGCCTTTGTCGTTTGTGGTATCTGAGTCAATCGTTGATTTAAAGGCCAATTTGTCCATTTTATAGGCCTATGGAGTGGGTAACGGGGAGTGGGTTGACAGCCCTCTCCCTAAAATCGTTTTTCAGAAGTGTTTTTTCTCAAAATCGAATTTTTAGGTGTATATAGTGGTGACTAAGTTATAGAGCGCGAAGCGTCACACAGCATAGCGCAGCGTAACAAAACTTTACATCTATTTTTTTATATCATAAAAAGAACAAATAAAAAGAATAAAAAATGACTAAATAACAAAATAAATTGTTTTTTGGCTCAAAATATTAAGAACAAATGAAGAAAAACCCCGATGTCTGTAAAGTTTACACTCGCTCAGAAGTTTGACACGCTGCTAACGATATGAATACAGGCCCCTACTGGGTAAAATGGTAAAAACTGTCTATAAGTTCTCCAAAACCCTTTTTTCAGGTCTCTAATAAAATCAACGCATTGAGTCTGGCACGCTACCTGCATTAGATATCTGTACCCCTTGTCCCACAGATAGCTTGGACGGTGATTCTGTGGGTATTTTTAAATAAGGGCCTAACATGGGAGAATTATATGGGCGTAGATTCAAAACTTGTAATCAATTCTAGATATGGCGTGGGCGAAATACGTAAGCTAATCGAAGGCTTTGGTTTCAAAACTAAGGCAGACTATCAAGAAGACCACGCTTTTGTAACCGTTTCGTATCCAGGCCTAGACTTTACTACGTGGCTCTATATGGCTCGCTCTACGGAATATGGCGGACTTGATAGCACAGTGTTGTCATGTCGCATGAATAATCTAAATATTGCCCTCCTTAGACGCATAGCTGACGTTGTGGGCGGTTTTCTCAACGAAAACGATACAACATCGGATTGGGTAGACTTTCAAGACCCACACAATGGCTACGCACGATTTATTCTGGATCATGTCATTCTAGCAAAAGGTCTGACCAGTGGCTCAGAATTGGCCAAGAAACTAGTTAAAGCATTGGACTACGAATAAACAAAGGGGAGGCAGTATGATCCACAGAATTATTAAGCAAGCCATTGATAACTCTGGCATTATGTATATTGATGACATAAAAGAATTTGAGCGCATGCGTCCAAATATGCCAACGCCTTACTATAAAGCCATCTATATCAACCCAGATATAGTGGAACAAGGTGTGGCAGTGGGCCATAAATTTAATGAATGGGAAAGAACAATGAAAACTGAAATGATAGTTATCAACAATGGCTTGTATCCCTATTCAGACGCCAAACTTGCCCAGTTATTCTTTCATGAATTGGCCCATGCAACGGGCAGAGAAGGACGACTTAATAGGGTAGGGCATACACAATTCTTCAAAGGATCTCCACACATGAGAGAGGAAGAAGAATTGATTGCTGAGATAGCTAGTGGATTATTGATGGAGCATTTTGGTTTGGCTACCAAGGAAACTAGAGTAAGTAATCAAGAATACTTAGAATTTCAACTAATGTGGATACCCACTTCATTGCTTACAGAACTAATGGCAACGACCAATAGGAGAGCGGGAGAGGCTACAGCATATATTTTAGATAACTGGATTAAGGAAATCGAATTTTTACAAGAGAAGGCGGCTTAGTATGGTACGATTTAATCTGATACTTATTCCATTCTCATCTAGGGATCTCTATACGCTAATAGATGGCGAGATAGATAAAGCATTTAGAGAGTACTTTTTCTTTGGCATAAGAATTGCAAGACTATCTAAGAATTTTGAGTTTCAATTTGCGAAACTAGGAAGTGGGCTAAAATGAAACGAAGTACGTGGGCTACGTTGATAGTAATATGTATTGGAATGAATACGGTTTGTGCAATTCAAGGCATTTTTTTGGATAACTTATGGATAATTTTAGTAAATCTTGCCGCATTACTATTCAATGCTCTTGTAGTTTTGCCAAAATTAATAGATTGAAAAGGAGACGTTATGCAGATCTATTGTATCATTTTGTTAAGTCTTTCTCTAATTGGATTGGTTAACGAGGATGGAGACGATAGGCGCGTTGCCATATTCATTAGGGCATTGATATACTTGCCGATCTATGGCAGAATTTTTGGGTGGTGGTGAATGAAACAGGTAGTTTGTATTAAAAATTTTTGCTCACTAAGTAGTACAACCTTGGACCTTACACTGGGTAAGGTATACGACGTCGTTAAAGAGCACAACTTAGGCCCTGGTGGATTTTCTGTAATGGTATATGATGTCATCGACGATACGGGTAGAATCAATACATATAACCAGCAGTATTTCCAATACAATTTGCAGCCTACAGCGCAACCCTATCCAACAGACTGGCTTGATGCTATGAAGTACACAACCCGGAAAATGCCAAATTTTGTAAAGAACATGTGTCAGCACAAATGGACGCATTATGTTGGGATTAGAGAAGAGTACGATTTTTGCAGTATTTGTGACTTGAAGAAATAACATCTAACAAAGGAAAGTTTATGAAGTATCTATTGATTGCCCTGGTAGCCTGTATTGGTTGCGCTCAACCACCACCACCCTATTGGACTATGACATGGGCATGTGCGACTCAAAGCTGTGCGTACCATATGGGAGCATGGAATGGCGCTGGACAATTCAATCAAGAGAATGATTGTCTCGTTTGGGAGACTGCATTTATTAACTCATATCAGGGCGCTACAGTTACGGCCTGTACGCAACACAACTAGGAGGATATATGTTAGATCTAAAAAAGATCAACAATAAGGAAGAGTTGAAGCAGGGAATGGACGTGCTAGTAGTAGGCAGCCATGGCGGTGAGAGTCTAGAGCGCGTTGATTGTATCGACAATGAAGAAATATCGACTGTCAGTCCATTGAACGGCATACAAAAACGCTTTAAAAAATCAATTAGCGACTACGTACATAATAACGATGTATATGAAGTTAGAAAGAAATAAGGAGAATTTATGAACGAGATTAAGGTTGGAACTATTGTTGTACCACAAGAAGAATTTACCAAATGGATTCAGGCTCTTAGATCTGGAGAGTACAAACAAACTACGGGACAATTAAACAATAATGAAGGATTCTGCTGTCTAGGTGTGGCATGTAAAGTATTAATACCACAAGACAAACTGGAACCAGTAAGGCCTGGCAGTGGATATACTCCTGGCTTTATTGAGGGTAGAGTGCCAGCATATCACCCTAATGCTCCAGCGTGGTTAAGGTTCATAAATTTGGATTCAGGATCATGGTTGGGATTCAATTTGGCGTACCTAAATGATTGTGAGCATCTTACGTTCGACGAGATAGCGGACTTGCTCGAAGCAGTCTATATTGAGAAAGTCTTATCATGAAATATAGCGAATTGCTCGAATTTGTATTTAATGCCTACTTTCAAGACAGAAGTACCACGGCGACAATGTATGATATTAAGACAGCGCGACAGCGCGCGACAGGCCCAAACGACAGACCGCGACAGCGCGGCGCGGTGGCTATTAAATCCCAGCTTGAGACAAAATGCGTCTCATTTTGGGACGGTTTGGGCTCTGGTTGGGCGCGTGCGAAAGTACGGGACGACATTATCAATTAGTTACGCGCGACTATCCCCAATAGGGATAACTGTCTAACCTTTGCAAGTTGTGCAATAGTTCGACACCACACTAAATCATTCGAACTATACGGAAATTCCAGATAGTTCAATTCTCTGCTCAAAAGTTCTACACAATCCCACAAATAGAAACCAATAGATTCAATGCGTTATAATTGGCACGCGCTCTGCATTAGACTAATACAGAACGCGCTGATGCGGATTAAGGGGAGAATATGTGCAATTGTAAAAAAGGGTGCTCTAGATGCTGTAATCATTACCTAACTGGAACAGGATGGCACAACAAGCCTGTGACCATTGAAGATAAAATATCGAATTTGGATAGCCGTATCGAGATGTTGATAGGAGAGAAAAAGAATCTGCTTTTAGAATATAAAAAGTTGGAAATAGCAGAAAAACTTAGAAAAAAAGCATTGAGCAAACTAACAGTAGCAGAAAAAGAAGCTTTAGGTCTAAACTAAAACTCCTTGTTGCTGCACAGGAGTGGGACGGTTTCCCCCGACTATCCTGCCCTGTGCGGCTTTTTAAGCAAGGTTAAACGTGGGGAAACTAGGAGTAGTTTATGCCTAATCATTGCAGTAATGATTTGCGAATCAGTGGGAGTAAAGAAGAAATCGCACGATTCTTTAATACTATTAAGAGCGAAGACAAACTAATTGGCGCTTATTTGAATGAAAAGATAGGGCATGTAAAAATTATAGGCATATTCGAATCGGTTGAAGACTAACTTGATAGGAGACAGTGTGGACAAAGACAATAGAGAAACGCATCCAGCATATGCTATAACATGCCATTCGTCCTAGAACAGTTCCAAGAGGGTACCACGCGAGTCGTAACGCAGGCCAAAGCAGAGATTGACGCTTTCACTATGCATGTAGTGCAGAGCGCAGGATTTGAGGCTTTAAAATCTGGACATATACCAAGTTTATTAGGAGATGTAAAGGGTAAAAAATGAAATTCGATCAGAGCAAGCTAGAGATAGTAACGCTAAAGGGCGAAGAGATCACGGACGAATTTTTCGAGCTAACTAATAAATCGGCTGGCACAATCATGTATTGGATGATAAACAATCGTCCTTGGCTAACCGGCACCGCGATCAAGTACGAGGGCCAATTTATTGCTTGGTCTGTTCACATCATGCCTGAATTAAAGAATGCTATTGCGGCAGTACCATTAAAATGGAGGCGAGAGATAGCTGTAGATTTCAGCATTATAGTCAACGAATTAAGAAAGAGCGCTCTAGCCTGTACTCATAACGCTAGGCATACATCGTACAATGGCAGAGAAGAGTGTCAATCGTGCGGTTGTCACAGAAACTTAGAGTTAGAAGACCAAAGTCCAAATTCATGGAATGAGCGTAAGGTTTGGTCAGAGTGGAAAGTCTAGACATTGTATAGAAGTTCGACAGCTTGATTTTGTTCATTAATACTGAACATCGTACAAACATTGAACAGGAGGCTTGCGTCAAGTCCAATTAAATGATGACGCAGGCTGGCATGCCGATTGCTTTATAGTAATGTATCAAGGGAGAGTATATGAAAATTGGAGAACATGACAATACATTTGAAACAAATGCCAAAGTTAAATCGCAAGACTTCAGCGTGGGCAATTCAGCTAAGATCATTGGCATCTTGCGCAATCGGCTTTATGAGCACAAGGTGCGCTCTATGTGCCAAGAGATCATGTGCAATGGCCGTGACGCGCTCAGAGAGATCAAATCAAACAAACGTATTATCGTGTCTATCCCTAACCAAATGTCTCCCGTATTTAAAGTGAAAGACTTCGGTCCTGGCATTAGCCCAGATCGTATGGCTAACGTATTCATTCGCTATGGTACGTCCACCAAGGACGAGTCCAACGAACAAACTGGCGGCCTAGGCATTGGTGCCAAGAGCCCATTCGCCTACACCGACTCATTCACCATTATCTCAATCACAGATGGCAAAAAACGTACATATGTAGCACACATAGGCGTGAATAGCCAAGGTCGTCTCGATTTGATATCCACGGATGAGACAGATGAACAAAATGGGACAGAGATTAACGTAGCCGTGAAGCCTGGAGATCTGAACGAATTTAGGACTTCCATCTATCGCGCAGCTTACTTCTGGAAAGACGAAGAATATCCAGAGTTTAAAGGTATCGTGGCTTCAGATTTGCCTAAACGATATGTGCCTGGTATCAAAATTGGAAACTTCGAATTAGTAGCATCTATTCCCGACTTCATGGGCGCTAGCTACTATGGAGATAAGTATCTAGTTATTATTGATGGCATTCTTTATCCAGTCAATGAGAAACTAGCTAGAGAAGTCTCTACGGTTAAGCAGACCTTAGGCATGGCTAAACACATGTGCGTACTGCACATTGGTAACGGAGTAGTTGAGGTAGCAGCATCCAGAGAATCTATCGCTGATAGCGAAATGACACGTACAAACTTGGCAGGGGTATCCCTCAAAGCCCTAAACGATTTAAACGCTTATCTGAAAACTGAATTTTCACTTGTCAAGTCTAACGCCGATTGGATCAAAACATACCACAGACTAAATCAATTGGTTAGCGTTGATGAGCATGCAGCCTACGGGGATTACAAAATTGTGCGCGGTATGGTAGAATCAAAACTGTTTTCTAAGGTCACTATGACTCGCATTGGATATTCTAGCTCTCGTCGTGGTGCTACCAAGTTTTACAGAGACGACGCTAACACTATCAATACGGATAATATTGATCAAGTCTTCCTATTAGATAACGTAATGGATTCAATCATTATCCAAAACAAACGTATTCGCGAATACCTCGAAAAGAACAAAAAGGGTGCCGTAATGCTGTTGAGTCTCAAGGTGTTACCTGACATCTTAGACCAAACAACTAAGAAGGTGGTAAGCCCCGGTATTACCCAAAAAGAAACACAGACTGCTCTAAATAAGATCGTAAAGGACTTCGGTGCCCAAAACCTATCTACGCTACCCTTCACGCCCACAGTGAGAGTGCCAAGGGCCAAGCAAGATCGCACCAAAGAGATGTTTACTATTCATGAGTGCGATAATAATGGTAAGCATCCGTTGACTACAACCTTAGCAGATGTAAGTGTCAAGGCACATACTTATCTATATGTAAACCTTAAGGATTACGATAAGTATAAAGATGAGTTTGCTAAAATGGACGACTATTTGTACGCTTATCATTATAAGCCATGTGCTCTATCGGATGACTCTATCAAATTGGTACTCAATGGATCTAAGAAATTTGAGACATATGAGAATTGGAAGAAGAATTTCAATGCTGACTCCAAAACGCTCAAGGCTGCTAAAAATCAGAAGTATAAAAACCATAAGGTAATTGAGATCTTGAAACGTGCAGATCAAAAGATTAAATGCAAGCATACTACTAAAATGATTGAGGAATATGATTCTGCAAAAGGTGGACACAATATCAATATCCCAGAACCAATCATCAAATTGGTTGCTAATGAGATAGCTTCATACATCGAAGACGATAAAAAGTTGACAGAACTAGTCGAAACAGAGTATCCTTTAATTCTGACAGTGAAAGAAGTGTCGGACTATAGGCTTCAGAAGAAAGACGCAAACGAATTAGTGTTTTATATCAATGCGAAACAATAGGAGAACATATGAAATTTAAAGTAGGAGATAGAGTTAAGATCAAGAAGGCCAATTTAGACTCTGCATGGTCCCGCCATCATCCTGGTGAAATTGATACTATAGTTGAAATCGGAGATGGTTACGCTTTATTAGAAGAAGGGCTCAAAGCTGGTCACGGTGGCGGCGTACATTTGTATGAAATTAAACTAGTCAAGGAGAATAAAATGTCAAAGGTTACATTCTTAAAATTGAACGACTCAATCACGTTGCATTACAATGGTAAAACCAAAGTAGTAGCCAAAGACGATGAGCGCTTTGGGCGAGTCTTGCAGGCTATTCGCGATAATAACTTGGACTCTATTCCTAATATCGTTGAGTTAGAGAAACCTTTGCTACAGCAAGGCGTCGAAGTAGACGATGGCTTGGTTACGGTCAATGGGGAAGCAATGCCCGCAGAACTAAATGCTCGTATCGTTGAGTATTCTAAAGAGAAACTCCCGTTCGAATCGCTCAAACTGTTTTGGGATAACCTTAGCCAAAACCCAAGCTTCAACTCTCGTAAGCGGTTGTTTAAGTTCTTGGAAAACAAAGGACATTCCATTACAGAGGATGGACACTTCATTGGTTATCGCGGCGTAACGGAAGACTTCAAAGACAGGCACACAAAGAAGTTTGATAACAAGCCTGGCTCAGTATGTGAAGTGCCACGAACTAGCGTTGACGATAATCCTAACAATACATGCTCTTATGGCCTACATGTTGGCGGTTATGAATACGCCAAGGACTTCGGTAAAGACGGCAAGCTTGTCATGGTAAAGGTCCACCCAAAAGACGTGGTGGCCGTTCCCAACGACTATAATGGCCAAAAGATGCGTGTGTGTCGGTTTGAAGTACTTCGTGAAGCTGAAGGCATACTGGAGAGTCCTGTGGTGGGTAGCAAGGGAGAAAAGAAATCATTCCCTGAAATCGCAAAAGCTATTGGTAAGGTAATTACGTACTCCGATGCTAAAGTTGTTGTCAATGGCAAAGAAGTGACTTCATTTTGGGAAGACGCGGAAGCCTTAATGAAAACAGCGCGTCGCGTACCCAACTATGCGAATAACCACAACAAACGCGATAAGTTTGGAAAGTTTGCATCCAAAAAGAAATCGGCTAAGGCTGCGAAAAGGAGCAGAAAATGAGCACTCTAGTGATCAAAAGGTACCAAAATCGTAAGCTATATAATACGGAAACCTCTAGCTACGTGACATTGAAGGACATTGCAGTACAGGTTGGACTCGGAAGAAACGTGCAAGTGATTGAGGCTAAGACTGGCGATGAAATAACGGGATCTATTTTGCTTAGGGCAATCGTAGAATATGAAGTCGACGAACTCAATTCAAAGGCTCCTATGTTCGTCGATATCATTAAGGCCGGTGGAATAGCCAATTATGTAGATAAAGTTAAGACACCTATCTATGGCTAGGAGATAAAATGGGATTCTTAAGTGCAAATTTAATAGCCTTGTTCAATTTGATATTGGGACTCTTTGTATTCCCCAGTCTCAGTACCTTTAAGACCAAGGCTTATTTGCTGACTTTTCAAATAGCTCTATTTTTGCTGCAATTATATTGCATGTTAATGTGAAAGGACTATATGGCTAAAATTACTAAACAATTTGATGAAATTGAACTGTTGAGTGGTAAAGTTGTGAATCTCAGCATTACAGTTACGGGCGAACATGAAACTAATCATGGTGCCGACGCCGCTGGCGCAAAAGGAATGGGCATTTGGCTTAAAGAATCGTGGAGTCATAAAGTTGACTGCGATGACGAATTAGAGGATGCCGACCTGGAAGAGATTTCCGATAAGGTAGAAGAGTTGGTTCAATCTGAGTCATGGGATTTTGATGACGCAGAGCAAGAAATTGAATTTGAAAACGAATACGACTAAGGAGAATTTATGAAAATGATTGAAATAGATGATACCAAAATATCAGTTAAAGATTTCTCAAAATGGATTCGAGCGCTCCGCTCTGGAAAATTTCAGCAAACTAGAGGAACCTAAATGATATGGCTGGTTTTTGCTGTCTTGGGGTGGCCTGTATGGTGTTTATTCCTGAGAATATAGCCAAAACACGCCCACGCTTTGGGGACGATAGTGGTAGAGAATTTTTAGTAGGTGATATGCCAGACAGTCAACCCCATGCACCAAAATGGGTAAATGATATTGACATGGATTTCGAATTGAGAACTGGAACGCCGCTAAGTTCGCTAAATGATGGAAGTCTTGATCATGCGGCTCTCACGTTCGACGAGATTGCCGACGTTCTTGAGGCAGTATATCTAGAGAAGGTTTTAGATGAAGTCGATCCAGCTTGAGTGCGAAAAATGTGGGACAGTGCCAGACACTATCTATGTTATAGAGCCTTGGTATTGTTGCGAAGAATGCGCTCTCGCCGAAGTGAGACGGCAGCGTTTTGAAGAAGAAAATATTTTATTTGACAATGATAACGCAATGCAGGATAATGAGGTTGGAGGTATCAAATGATCAGGACGATGGTCAATAAACAAGAATATGATGTGATGTTCGAGGATATTGGAGCACATCAAAGACTTATAGTGTTTCAGGAAGGTAAGCGTATAGGTCACAGAGATCTAGGACTACTAACCGACACAGGACGTGGAGTGATTGATTACTGTATTAAAAAGATACTAATGGATATTGAGATGGAAGAATTTTTAACAAACCCAAATGGAGAAATTGTTATATGAAATATCTAAGCGTAATTATGTTTTTGTCTTTGGCTGGCTGTGGTACGGAATTTGCCACAGTGCAATACAAACCCGCACCATCTTGTACTACGGTAGATACTAGCACTGGAGCGACAGTTACTTGTCCAGATGGCAGTACGTCTACTATTACCAATGGCACAAATGGTCAAAATGGAGCCACAGGTCAGGCAGGGGCTACAGGAGCTACAGGAGCTACTGGAGCCACGGGTCCATCCGCACCTACACCTCCCACAACGCCAGTGAGTACAATCGTATCAAACTACGACGAATATTTGGTTAGCCAGGGTAGCGATCCTTTAAGTCCAGGATTGAGATGCACGCTTTACAATGTTCCTAACTTGCCTGCTACGCCTTGCCTGCTATCTAGCAGCATCGTAGGATGCACGCAGCTATCGACTACGGTTGGATACGCCACGGTAGCAACTTGGACCTATAACGGGACAATTAATCAAGCAAATGAAAATGGCACTGCTGGATTCAATATGTTACCAACAGCACTACAGCCATTATATTCTTCAAACTTTGCAATCACTTGTACTGGATATATTGTCAATGCAGACTACAATTATCACGAATTTGACACATCTAGTGATGACGGCTCATTGCTGTATATCGGTGGAAGTCTAGTGGTCAATAATGACGGCCTCCATTCAGTAGCCAATGTTAAGGCTGAGAAGTACCTAGAGGCTCAAGTTTATTCCTTTCAGATAAACTACTTCCAAGGCCCCGGACAAGTATCCCTGATCGCAAATATGGACGGCGCTCCAATCCCTGCGGCGAACTTCTACCACTAAAAATGCGCTGCGCTTATTGTTCTTCCATTCTTATCCCCTTAGATCCCGTCCAGCAAACTTCCGCTGGATGGGATAAACTATTTATAGTATTAGATAAAAAGACTCTTTATTTCTGCTGCGTAGAATGTCAAGATAAATACCGTTTCAAACTAAAAACAAAGGTCATCGGCATATTCAGTCGTTAATGGTTTTGACACTGTCTATAAATTCTACAATACACAAAATCTACACTAATTGCGATAACTTGCATTATAAAACTTAGATTCACGTATAAAAGTTCTACACCATCTCCTAATGATACTGTAATGAAATCAATAAGTTAAAGTTGGCACGGCTTCTGCATTAATAGTATATGTGAGGTGCGAATGAAGAACTACAAGAATGTAGATATGGCAGAAATACGAGAGTGGGTATATATAGCAGAAGACATTGTGGCCGATACAATTAAAAAAGAGAATATAGTAGACTATGGAACATGTGTATTGGGCGCTGGTATTAAAATTAACTTCATTTGGCCACGTTGTAGGAAGCCAAGAGAAAGAATACTTATCAGTCAACCATTCCAGGGTAATGTATCGAACTATAGAGCCCTTAAGACAGCATTGGATTATTTACAATCTAAAGGTGTTGACTGTTTCTATGACGACGGAAGGGTGGATCTTGGGGGACGAATGATAACCAAGGAACAACTCGAAGCTTGGATCGAAAAGAAGGCCATAGATCACGCTACCTCACCATTGGGGTTCAGCGGTAGAGATCACTTCGACAGCCATGAGTATATCAATTTCAGAGGTGGTGCAATGATGATGCTATCGATGATTTTGATGTTATCTGATGGACTGCAAAAACTGTACTACGACGATGGGATTGGTAAGGGTATTTTAGATGATATAGCAAAAATGTTGGAGGAGAAATGATCTTACTTACACTGCTTATCGTGCCGACTCTAGTTGCTTTGGGATTCTTCATCTTTGGAGGTAAGAAGGTTACGTTCATAGAATTTGTTATCCAAAATGTAGTTCAAGTTGTTATAATGGCTTCGTTCTTAGCCTTTACGAGTTGTCAGAATACGGCTGATGTGGAGGTATGGAACGGTAAGGTAGCCTCAAAGGAACGCGTTAGAGTATCCTGTAGACATTCGTATTCTTGCAATTGCTACGAGAGTTGCAGCGGCAGTGGAAACAATAGGTCATGTCACCAAGTATGTCAGACATGCTACGAGCACGGCTACGATGTAGACTGGGACTTACACACAACCAATGGAGAAGGTATAGGTATTGACACCATAGACAGACAGGGAGTAGAGGAACCTCCTAGATGGACAGCCGTAAAGGTTGGAGAGCCCACCGCAGTTACGCACAGCTTCAAGAACTACATCAAGGGTGCTCCTGACTCATTGTTCCGTAAACAGGGCTTATTGGAGCAATACAAGGATCAGATACCGGCTTACCCAGAAAGAGTATATGATTACTACCACTTGAATAGGTTGGTCACGGTAGGGGCCTCGGTAGAAGAACCTAATAAGTGGAACCAAGAGCTAGAAGTGATTAATGGGGAGCTAGGTGCCAGTAAGCAAGTGAATATCGTGATGGTCGTGGTAAAGGGTAAGCCCGAAGAATACTTCTACGCACTAGAGCAGGCATGGCTTGGAGGAAAGAAGAACGATTTCATAGTGGTAGCGAACATTGATGAGAACAATTACGTACAATGGGCCAAGGTAATGGCTTGGACCGACAACAAGGAAGCGGAAGTTAACACTGCGGATTATATGGTGAATCGTAAATTGCCATTATCGCTGAGTGTTTTAGATAGTATAAAATATATCGTAATTGAGCACTACAAGCGCAAACCTATGAAGGACTTTGAGTATCTGTCCCACAATTCAAAGCCCACAATGGGACAGTGGATATTCGCAATGATCTTGGGATTAGGGATTTCAATTGGAATGGGTATAATGTTCGAAACAAACGATTTTAACTAATAACAAAGGAGAGAGTATGAATGCAGCAGTAAAAGTTTTGTTGGGCCTTTTGGTTGTGGGAGCGCTATTTACAGGTATCGGAGTCATATCCTTTATCTCAATCAACAATGAGCTAGTCGTACAGGAAGCGGGCCTAGATGCCCAGTACAAGCAGAATCAGAACAACTATGACAACTTCACCAAGAAGGTCGTGGAAGTAGCTCAAGTGCCTGCCATGATGCGCGACGACCTTGAGAAAGTGACCAAGGCGGCTATTCAAGGTCGTTATGGGGCCGATGGGTCAAAAGCGGTTTTTCAGTTCATCAAAGAACAAAACCCTTCTATCAGTCCAGAGATCTATACCAAGATTCAACAGGTTATCGACTCAGGCCGTACAGCATTTGAATCAGAACAAAAGATGTTGCTTGACAAGAAACGCGTATACCTGATCCAACTTAATAGTTTTCCCACAAACTTCGTAGCACGACTATTGGGCTTTCCCAAGCTTGATCTTACTAAGATCGACATCGTAACCAGTGATGATACTGACAAGGCATTTACATCAAAGAAAGCTGCACCACTGAAAGTCAGAGACGAAAAATGAGTAGAAAATCTGATAACTTAGAGATATTGAACCAATTAAGTGAGTATTTGTCCAAGAATCCAGACATTAGATTTGGGCAAGCATTGAGAAACATAGGTATTGTTTATGACCATCAAAAACCAGACGGTACAGTCGAATGGGCAAATCATTTCAATGAGGAACCCGATATGATGCTTAAACGTATGGAGAAACGAAAGAAAGGACATATATGAAAATTATTTCAGAACAAGAACTAAAAGACATACTAGATAAACATGGTAAGTGGATTAGGAATGAAGAAGGTGGGTCTCGTGCGAACCTGTCTGGTGCGAACCTGTATTGTGCGAACCTGTCTGGTGCGAACCTGTCTGATGCGGACCTGTCTGGTGCGGACCTGTATCGTGCGGACCTGTATCGTGCGGACCTGTCTCGTGCGAACCTGTCTGGTGCGAACCTGTCTGGTGCGAACCTGTCTGATGCGAACCTGTATCGTGCGAACCTGTATCGTGCGAACCTGTCTCGTGCGAACCTGTCTGGTGCGAACCTGTATCGTGCGAACCTGTATCGTGCGAACCTGTCTCGTGCGAACCTGTATTGTGCGAACCTGTCTGGTGCGAACCTGTCTGATGCGGACCTGTCTGGTGCGAACCTGTATCGTGCGAACCTGAAGGAAACGGCATTAGCTGATAAAATTATAGTTAATTTCCAGCTTGGCCAACATACTGCCTCGTATATGGGATCGGACGAGATTGTCATTGGTTGTCATAAACATCCGATAAGTCATTGGATTGAGAACTACGAAAAAATAGGAAAAGACAATAATTACACCGAAGAACAAATCAAGCGATATGGACAGTTTATAAAAAGTTGTCATAGGGACTTTAACAAAAACAAAGGAGAATAAAATGGGAATCACTAAAGCACAAAAAGCAGACAAACGTAAATCAGCCGAAGCACGTCAGGCAAAATATGACGCACTGACACTGGAGCAAAAACTTGCTAGCCCTACCCTTGGGTCAAGAGAGCGAACTAAGTTGTTAGCTAAACAAAACCAAAAGCGAGGATAACATGGCTAAAATTTCAAACAAAAAACCGGCAATGTTTTTTCAACCAGGGAACCCCGATCTGCCTGATGATTTACTACACGGCGCTAGAATTAGAATATTCTACCCAGATGGTAAGGTGGAGTGGGCATCATTTTGGAAAATGCACTCCGAAGACGAATCCGAATCATATTTTTTTAGTGCAAAGCCATGCTGGTTCGATATTAACCATAATGAAGAAGATGGAACATTTACAAGAAGAACTCCGCCCAAAAGCATGAAAGAAGCTATTTCAAGAGCTAGAAAATATGACAGAGAACATGGCTTTCCCACAATGAAGTTGGTATCTGAGTTATGAGAACATTCGAAGAGCTAACAAGCCAAGAACAAACTAGAGCGCTAAAGGCTAGCGTGGCCTGGCTGACAGACGACATTGCACACGGCGTTCTAGAAGTAACCTTGATCAACCCAAGGCGTCAACATAGGCTGGATACAATCCTATCAGACGCAAGAGTTCGGGAGATGCCAAGATTAGGTAAGTTAGCGATTTTGAATGATAAAGTTCTGATGGAAGAGATCGGCAAATTAGCACTTGTGGATGCTTCAGAACACATATATAATGAATTTGGGGATAGAATGAAATCGGAAGGATACCTACAATGAAACTGATAAGCGTTAGTCTAGGAAGAACCAAAGAGTTTGAAGTTCGTGGTGTTGCGAATGTTACAACCAAAGAAGTGAAATTTCAGACCGTACTCAATGGCGTAGCTTACTATGAGAGCAAAGACTACGAGAAGGCCCGTAGAGCTATGATGACAGGGGTCCGTGTCAATACTACAAATAAGGAACGTGCCAATTGAAAACTGATTTTTGGGGAGTTGGAGACTACTGGCTACTGGAAGCGCAAGCGCTTAAAGCTGTTGGATTAACTAATCACCCAAAGGCAGGAGAGTTATATGCTCTTGCCTGGCACTATGGATGGCAGGGAGATATAGAGGAAGTAGTCAATGTTTTAGCAGATCTAGCAGAAATGGAGTTGGGTAATGAGCAAGTTTAAAAGAGGCGATAAAGTAAAAGTAAAAGAGACTGGATTGCAAAGTTTTTCGTCTCAATGTCTCAGGGGCAGAGTATGCACAATAACGGCAGTATACGATAACTACGTATCTCTTGAAGAAGAGGCAGAAGTAAGGCCAGAGGATATATCTAAGGGATTTGGCGGAGTACACAATTGTGAGATTGAATTTTTGGAACCGGTAAAAGAGGAGACAAAAGTGAAAAAGTTTAAGGCTGGCGATAAGGTTAGATTTATCAGAGACATATCGGATATCAGTTTTGGATTTGGTAAAATTTACAATTGTGTGGGCTTCACTCATTACGATTATTCCGGTGCGGGATGTGTCTCAGTAGAGAAGGATGATCAAGGCAGACCTAACGGTTGGTCTGGAGAATATTTTGAAGTAGTGAATGAAATCGAAACAGTAGAAGGAGTCGTAAATAAGCTAAACGAATATCGAAAATTCGTAAGAGAAGTATTCAGTATATACGCAAATCAAATCGAGCGTAGAGAAAATACAGACTCAGCATGGACCAATGCCAGCGATGTTTCAGTTAGTAAGCACGAGTATCGCGTTAAGCCAACGCCTACGATGGTGCCTTGGAAGACCTCAAATGGTTGGGAAGTGTATCTAACAAATGACTTTACCAATAGTACTAAGAGCAGGAATATTCGTATAGGATGCCAAGAATTTGATGTTAAGCGGTTGCGAGATACTTTAGAGTCATTAATCGAGAGTAACTCTACGTCATCAACTTTTGATCATTTACGCTTGTCGGCTACTAGAAAGGGAGTTTACTGGAAGGAATACACATTACCTTGGGCAGACGCCGACCTTTTACTCAAAGAATTGAAGAAGTTAGTATGAAATGGAATAAAGTAACCGAGGTATTGCCGCCCGATGGTACAGATGTATTGGTCTGGACAGGAACAAGATTTATAGTCTCCTATGCTGAATATTACGGAATAGAAGAGTTATCCAAGAATATGGTTGGACAGAGACACGCAGAGGAAATAATCGCAAGTGCCAAGAAGGCACAGGGTAAGTTTAGAGAGTTTGGCGGAAGTTATTACTTTGACGACCCAAAAGTATACTGGGCCGAGTTGCCCACAAAACCGGAGGATGCATGAAGAAGGGTAAGCCACAAAAAATCAAATGGAAAGACTATGCTCATATATTTTTCCAGCATCCTACGCCATTGCACCCAGATGACGGTGCAGACTGTGGAGCATGGGCGTTACATGCCATAACGAAGAAGCCTCTAAAGGGTATAATGAAGCTTTCCAAGAACGGACATTGGTCCAATGCGACAATGTTTAAGTACTTGAGAAAGAACGGTTTTGAAGTGATACCGGTAACGATGGGCAATATGGTTGAGGCTCATAGCGTCAATAGTGGACGTAAGCCCATGCTTGGGAAATATCACGTAATGCTCATTGAGCAGCATTGCTACAAAGAAGAGAATACTTGGGCAGTCTTGCATAATAATGAGATTTCTCATTCTGGTGAATTATTGCCGCTAGATCCTCTGGAGATGATCAACTATCCATTGGCGGCGGCATACTTGATTCACCACAAGAATTGGAGGTTTTAGATGTTAGTAATTGTTCCAATTTGGATTTTGGCCTACTTAACACCTTACCCGATACTTACATCATGCGTATTAGTGATAGCGGCTTATGGATTTATGGGAGTACTAAAATGACACTCAGAGGATTATCAAAGAAAATTGCTAAGTTAGCCAAGAAACATCCTGGAAAAAGGATTGAATGGATAAGTTCTTACTTTAGACCAGATGATTTGTCAAATGTAAGATACGTAGAAATAGACCTACACGAGGGGAAGTCTTTGAAAATTAAGCTGGAGGTAAAATGAGAATCATTTTTTTAGTTGCCATATGGATAGGGAGTGGATTGTGTACTATTGGTTTACGATCTGCCTATGATCCGAGACCTGTTACTCTCCAAGAGTCGGTCGTTTTCGTTGCCGGTGGTCCTGTGTTTCTCTCAATAGCTCTGCTACTTACCGCAGCACATCACAGCGACTATTGTGTGGCCAACTGTAAGGGAGCTAAGTAATGGATTTCTTTTCATATGCTGTGCTGTTATTCATTGCCTATCAGGTTCATCGTATAGGTAAGTATGTCAAGGTTATTATAGCGATAAAGCTTGGTATGGTGCCAGAATCCAGAGAAGAACTTGTAAAAAGAAATATCGAAAGACTGGATGAGTTATGAGTGATAAATGCAACCATGTGTGGTGTAGAGTTTGGAAGGCCGCAAAGGGTTATAAAGAATCGTTTTTCTGCAAGTTATGCTGGAAAGAGAAGGATGTATGATAATAGTATTGCTTATAATCATTATTTTGATAATAATCTAACACAAACTAGGAGAATAACATGACAAAACAAGAAAAAATCACCGCACTCAACGTATACGCAGAAGGACTCAAACGACGGCTAGCTGGCGATGTACCGCCAAGACATCAGAAGGCTCCACATGCATTTAAACAGATGCTGGAGATTGATCTCAAAAAGACACTAGCAGACATCGAAAAGCTGCGAGCCTAAAGTGAAAAGCCAATTTTACGTAGCAGGGATGCTACAGCAGGCACGACGAGAATTAAGAAATGTATCTTGGTGGCAATTCAGTAAAAAGGCCAGAATCAAGACATGGATCGAAGTCTGCGAAATCGTTCTAGACTTGGAGTGGTACAATGAATAAGTATTTAGTCACAATGAGATCAGGAGGTACAGGAAGTACTCACAATAGTGGTATCAAACAATATGAGGTATGGGCCGATGGATTCAATGTCAATACGCTCATAACTTTTTACGTAAAAGATATAGACCCAGTCTTTTGGGTATCTCCTATCAACTTACTGTCGATAGAACTGATACAAACTAGTAAGCGTTAACCTTCAGAGTCCTGCTTTGAAAGATAGGCAAGGTTTACGAACCCCTCAGTGGGCAGATTTGGATCTTGCCTAGGCAGCTCCGTGAGAATTGTTTTTTTGATAGGAGTCGGAACAGGCTTACCCTCTTTAAGGCGTAGGCGTTCCGCTTCGTTAGCGCGTCTGACGAACTCACGTATCTCTAGCTCTTTAGCTGAATCGTAGTTAGGGTCTTCGATGGTATAGATCATGTCCATCAGTTCTTCTAAGTCTTCTTCGATATCCACAGCTTCCATTTGGTCTTCAAACAGCGTAGATAGTACAAACTCTGGAGACATTTCAAGGACTTGCTCGTAGGGAGTATGGAATATCTTAGAGTACTTTCGACAGTAAGATCTCCATCGGTACTCAATGGTAGGAACGAGTCGTAAAGCTATTGACTCGGCGTGACAGACTTCTACAATGTCTAATAACTGTAATGTGTCAGCCACTAGTCCTCTTGATTAGCTTTCTCGTCAGCTTCATCTTGTTCTTTTTGTTTCTTAAGGATAGCTTCATGTGCTTTTCTAGCTTTATCTATTGCATTTAACTTACGTTTTACGATATCTTGCTTATAGATAGCTTCTGCGTCAAATGCGGCATTCAATATCACTGAAATAACCTCTTCATCCGAAATATTGCCAGATATAAAACCAGAAGAATCTGCAGTTGACCAAAATGGTGGAGCAGAAATTATTCTAAATTTTAATTGACACAATGCAAATGCAAGGAAACGTTCACTTTCTCCGGCAAGGGCCAAATTGGCCCCAAGGAGTTCCCTCTCCTCACGCCCTGCTGCTATTTTCTGTAATGGGGTAAGGAATGTCTTAAACTTGAACGTTCCAATGTAGGTGCCATTGATGTTGCCTACCGTGTTGATTTCCCAGGTAGCGGTAGATCCTTCAATCCTAATATCTTCTCGTACGATTTCGTCTGCCATTTTCTACCCTTTTTGTAAAAATTTCAAAATTCACTATATAGTCACCCACTAAGTCTTCGACCTCGAAGAGGTCCGAAGCGTAGCTTAACAAAATATTTCGTTACCCTTTTATATCATAAGAAGAACAAATAAAAAGACTAAAAAGATGAAAAAACTAAAAATAAATTGTTTTTTGGCTCAAAATATTAAGAACAAATGAAGAAATTCCAATTTTTCAATTTTTCTCTTGCACATTTTACAAAATGTGGTAAAATAGGGTCTGGAGGTTCAAATGCTACAAGAATCCAAGAAAATCCTGGGATACACTTTACATGAAAAACGTACACACTGGGAACTGCAGACGCCTAACTTGGTTGTTCATGGCTCCCTAACCAAGATAAAGAAGCTTGCCGTAGAAACTCTGGGATTTTCTTCAGATGAGTTTGATCTCGGAGTTCTTACGATGAATGAACATTTCCACAACAGCGCCGAATTTGGATTCCAGAAACGATTTATTTACTCTTTTGATCAAGAAGAGCATGATATAAGCGTTAGGAATTGATATGAATAGGGCAGAACGACGTAAGCAAGCCAAGCTGGAGAAAAAGATGCGTAAAACAGGTGAAATACCTGAAGGATTGAGCCTAAACACTATCGCGGCATGGAAAGCTCAATATCAAAAGCAACATCCAAAAGAAGAAGAAAATAGCGGAGAGTGGCACGCTTACAGTTGTCCAAAACCAGACCCAGAACCAAGGGAGCCAGAAGTTCCAGGAATCAACGCACCGCCCGTAGATCCTGAGTTTGAAGCCAGAGTAAATCGTAATTCTTGGCATAATAGGGAAGAACTGGCAGCATTCATGGATCTTATATGGAATCAGTCTGATGAAGAGTCCTTAACTAACGAATGGTCTTGGTCCAGGAATTGGGATTGTAAGTATGTAGATATTCGATTCGATATGCGTGATGGCGGTTTTACGGTGCGTAATAGAGAAGGCAAACGAATTAGTTTGGAACAATTGAAATGGCAATATAAATCCTTGCCAAAGGAGACGACATGAGTCAAGAGTTAATCGATAGGGCTAATCGGCTTTTGTTGAATACAGACAAAGAGTTCTATAAAAATCAATCCAATACCGTAATCCGACTTTTAGTAAAAGAACTTGTAACTAGGTTACCAAAAGTCGCAGATACTCACGAGAGCCTGTTAAGAGAGATGCTAATTAGTTACAATGATCATGGGGTAAATCTTGAAGAAACTGCTAATTTTATGAAAAGAGCTAAGGAGTTATTAAAATGACCATACAAGAATACAGAGACAAGTTGGCTGAGGAGTATGACTCAAAATCCAAGCGAGAATGTTTTCAAGATGGCTTCGACGCAGCGGCTGAGCACATTGAGAAACTTGAGAAGGTTTTGGATCTTTACGCAGATCAAAAGTGCCTTTGGCTTGAGGTTGAAGATGTGCTCGCCGCACTTCCATGGCGCATCAATCCCGGTCGGGAATTTATGAGGCAAAGCAAATGAGCAAAGTCAGAGACGATATGGCTGATAAATATATCGAAGAACAAGAAGAGGTCGGATACATTGCTGAAGCCATTGTTAAATGGGCATATGTAGAAGCTTGGGACGAATGCTTGAGATCTGAGCCGAGAGTGTTGGCGCTGGTCGAGGCTTTGGAGTTGTTACCTTGCTTGGTAATAAAAACAAGCGGTGGTTTTGGAGACGCGGATAAAATAAAACATTCTCATGACTGTTTAAAATGCAAGGCACTCGCAGCGTTCAAGGAGGGGAAATGACCGCACTTCAAACTTTGATTCAAGCGTTGAGAGAGGCGAGGGAGAAAACTGATGAGGAGAAAATACAATGAGCGATGAGGAGGAAACAATGATAAAGCGAGTCTCAAGGATGCAGGTCAAATTTAGAGTTATGTATTATAACTCGGTTCAAAACAAATACACTATAATGTTTTCCTCAGACGACTATTCTTCGTGTGAGGCTTTTTGTTGGGATTATACGGGTCCAGGCGAATTGGAAATTGTTAAGGTTTGGGTGCAAAAGCCAACGGCGGTTATAGATGATTAAAAAGATTACAGAGAGGAATTTATGAGTTTTTGGTTATTAGAAGAAAAACGGCGACCCTTGTTTCTTGGTGTTTCCTGTGGCCGGTTCAAGTATTCAGTCGGGCTTGAAGAAGCCTTGAAATTCTTCTCGAAAGAAGATGCGGAGAATTTTGCTATTGCCATGGATGATGTTTTAAAAGCAGAAACCGACCCGTTGCTAAAGCACTATGGCGCGGTAGAACATATGTTTATGGACGCAAACACATGACGCAAGACAGATTGAAAGAAATGTGGTGCTCCTTAAATGCTTGGGCCACTCCTCAAGAGTTTCCAAGACATTTATCTGAATCTGAAATATCAGGAGCTCTTTTGGCCATAGGCCTCATGTTTAAATATAGCGATTTGATGAGCACATGGAACAAGAAAATTGATTGGAAAAATTATAAAACTAAAAAAGGAAAAGATTTATGAAGGGAATTTATGAGCAAAGATTGGAATGAAGTAGATCAGGCTAATTTAAACGCGGCCGGTAAGTTATATGAAGCCAACGCCATGCGCTTTAGTGCTGAACAAAATGACAACTATGAACGTGGCAGACCGTCGAATATTTACCGACCCGTTTTATCAATAGACGGAAACCAATGGTGCGCTTTGTATGGGAAAAACTTAATGGAAGGTGTTGCCGGTTTTGGGGATAGCCCCGCTGAGGCATACCTCGATTTCGATAAACAATGGACTGAGAAGCTACCAATTCTATAGGCAGGGAATGCGAGATATGATTCCTATTGTTTTGGAATTAACCAAATATTTAGATCATTTAGCATTTAAGTGCAGTTGTAATAATGTAAAGAAAGATATGCAGTGTTCTGCCATGGCCAAAGAAGCCTTGGATAAATTGGATAAAATGTTGGAGGAAAAATGACAGAAGAAGAAACAAAGGTACTAGATGAAGCTTATGAAGTGGGCTGTGAAGCTGAACAAGCGCTAGCTGATGATATCATATCGAAGATCGGCGAAAATGAAGTCAATAAGCTTGATGTAGCCTTTCAGGGAGCCTATGCCCAATTTACGGGACGTATGCTTCGGTTCTTTCCTAAGGAATTACTGATAGATATGATCAATGATATTGATGCTGGACTTGTTGGCGATAGTACGATAGAATACACAGACAAAGAAGATATGAACTAAACCGCCGTAAGGCATAGGAGAAGTTGTGAGTAGATTTGATTATGTGAAGTATGATGATGAGGCAATTCAGCTACAAGCTGCGTTTAAGGGAAACCTACAGTCCGTTGAGGGCTTTATTGAGGCTTCACTTATGTCGCCAAGAGCTAAGGCTCTTGCGTTGACCAAGCTTGAAGAAGCTTATATGTGGATAGGTAAAGCTATTCGCGACGATCAGATTGCTAGGAACGAAAAAACTGAATTACAAGAAGAAAGAGGACAATTATGAAAATGTTGCTATTGGCCCTTATGGGCATTACGATGATTGGCTGTTCTGTTATCCAACCTGGAGAGTCAGGGGTGGTCTTTAATCGCATTACTGGCGGATTACATACGGAATCGCAAGGAACCATCTTCGTCATTCCTGGAGTCACTACAGTCGAACCATACCCTATCTCCCTGCGGACTTACACAATGGTACAACGTGAAGGTGAAGGATCTTCCAAGACAGATGACAGTATCGATCTCCCAAGTAAGGAAGGTCAGCACATTCGTCAAGATATTTCAATTACTTACAATACTTCCCCAGATAAAGCTGCCGATGTATATAAGTCGTTCAATGGCCAGGACATTGCTGATATCGAGAATAGTTTTATCCGCCGAACCACTATCACGGTGGCCCAGACTGCTGCTGGAACCATGTCGTTGACAGAGTTGATCTCGACACGTCGCGATGAATTGCAGCAAGCTATTCAGGTTAAGCTAGCAGAAGAATTAGCTAAACGTGGATTTATCCTTGACAAGGTAAACCTTGGTGCAGCACATTTGCCCCCTTCAGTTGAACAACAGATGCAAGCAAAGATGGCAGCTCAGCAAGACGCTCAACGAGCTGAATACGAATTGATCAAACAAGGCACACTAGCTAAAGCACGAGTAGCTGAAGCTGAAGGTATTGCCAAGGCCAACCAAATCATGCAACAATCGTTGACACCCGCTGTATTGGAAAAGATGAAGCTTGAAAAATGGGATGGTGCCCTTCCTACCTATCAAGGTACTGGCGGCGGCATCATGTTGAATCTGAATAAGTAGGAGAATTTTATGAGCACCTACGAGTTTATGGGTAACCACCCAGTATTGACATTCTTTTTGGCTTACTTGGTGGCCGCCATATTGTCAAATATTTTTTAGAAACAAGAAAATTTGCAGTAAATGCAAAAGAAAGTGGGAAGAATGAGCAAACAAAACGCACATCTAGATAACTGGTCAGTTATGGGATTCTCAACAAGTCCATATGCTGCCCCGGAACAAGCTTCATTGGGATTGGTAGGTACCGTAAAGGGTCATCCCTTGTTGGCTGATGATACAGTAGTTCACACATCTGAAGTTAAGATGATTAGCTACAAGAAGAAGCTTGCTGTGACCAGAAATACGATCTATACCCTTGGCGAGCCAGACGCAGATTTCGTTAGGTTCTTAGCCGAAGGTGGCCATAACATCGAAGATTATGAATTCGGGAAAATGGATCAATAATGGAATTCGTACTCTCAGACGAACAACAACAAAAGGTAGCAGACTGGATGGATTCTCTTCCAGAGACCGAATCTGTGGGAGCCATAGGTGGCAGATATCAGTTTGTTTTTACGCCAAATTCATTGGGGTGCAGCATTGTAGTTCTAGATCTGTGCTCAGATAGACAGCTAGACGTAACAGATTTTGATAGCTGGTGATTACTTGTCTATTAATTTAGACAGTAGATTAACTAAGCTAGCGTTTTGATTACGTAACTCATCGCGCAGAATCTCTATGCGTTGACCAATATTCTTCAATTCCATTGCATGAGACTCTTTTAAGTAATCGATATCTTTATCGATATTGGTTTTTAGATTTACAAACTGGGCAGATAATGCCTCAATTTTGGATTCCAACTCTGCTTTTACCGTAGAGTCAGCTTCCTTAGCGGCTTGTAGGATCTTGGCAGATTCTTCTTCTCTAGACTTTTTTGTACTTTTTACAATTTTCTGGTAAATATGATACAAAGTCGCCATAGCGATTAGGGAGCCTACTGGGACCATAGTATTCATCAGAGACAGATCTGGTATTTCCATGTAATAAAGATTGCTTTAGACTTTTAAGGACTTATTATCTTCTATTGTTTTGGAAATATGGTCTTCTTGCCATAAAGGTTGTAGGTTGGTGTAATGACAAGCTTTCAATAGTTCTTCTCTGTTGGTTAGGTCAAATTTCGCTAGCGGAATTATATGGTCTATGTGCCATCCAAAAACTCCTCTATTTCCCCAAGACATAACTTCTCCTGTTGCGGGATTAGGATAAAACAAAGATTCTAAATGAGCCATAAATTCTTGTGGAGTACATCCTAGGTCTCTTACGGCAGATCCGGCCTTAAACCCTCCAGTTATTACCTTGGATAGTCTGGTTCTCAAATTTGCACATAACGCAAATATAGGATCTTTCTTACGCCTTATTTTGCATGATTCATTCTGACGCTTAGAGTTACGTTCTTTGTTTCTTTCTTTGTACGATTTTACTTTAGTTTCCTTATGCTTTATCCACCAGGCACTCTTCTGGGTAGAAATTTTATCTTTATTTAATTTTCTGTATTCCTTGTCATAATCTGCTTTTTTAGATCGTTTTTCAGCATTGTTTGTATTAGAATTTATCTTAGAAATGCATGTTTTGCAAGTTTTACGTCTTTTATAAAAATCATTTATAGGTTTTATATCATTACATTCTTGACACTGTTTGGTTTCCATGAATTAAAGATTGTTGCGCACTTCACAAAGTTGTGATATACTACTAATAGGAGAACAAAATGAAAGCAAAAATGTTAGAATTGATAGCCCTAATCTCAGGAATGCGCAAGACTCTTGTAATGTTCCTTCTTATTGTCTTGGGAGTAGCCTTCCGCTTGACGAATTATATAGACGGTGGCCAGTTCGTGGATCTCCTCAAAGGGACCGTAATCGCTTTTTTCTCTGCGAATTCCATAGAGCACATTGGTGCTACCATTAAAGAATTTATTAATGCTAAGGGTCAAAAAGTAGATGAATTTACAACAGATGAAGGCGTTAAAGTGGACGAAGTAGAAGATCAAGGAGCCACCAGTGGACCTAAACTTTAAAGCTCTACTGTCAGGTGCAGGATCATTCTTTAAAGGAATCTGGGATTCTAGTAAAGGAGTCATCATTGCGATTGTCTCTATATTTCTGGTCGTAAAATATAAAGAACTTCTTATGCAATATCTAGTAGCATCATCCAAAAAGACTGTAGACAAAGCAGAAGCCAAAAGTGATCAACTGCAGCAACAAGAGACCCAAGCCAACAATGCAGCAGATGCCTTGGTTAAGCAGGCTAGCGAATTACCAGCACTAGAACAACCTGTTTCGGCAGACTGGAACAAGAAATAATGAGCTACCCAAAAACGCTTCTCATCATGGGTTTATTTGGTTGCTTTATCTTAACAAGCAGCAGTCTCTATAGATTCCTCTATAATCATGTTCCAGTTACCCGTGAAGGCAAATGTCTTACAGTAAGTCTAGACGGTAAAGAAAAATACAAGATTTTTGTAACTAAGAACCATCCAGTACAGGGACAATGTGAAGTTACGCTAGAAATGCCGGTAGATGGCCAAAAGTACTACTTGCCCCTGTCGGCAACTTATGAAAATCTAAGAGACATGGATGCTACTAGGGTGGATTGCAATGAAAAAATCAATTAGTGCAGTATTGGGAATCATTTTTTTGGGTAACGCAGCCCTTGCTGACTGTGACTTCAGTACCATTAAGGTTAACCCAGATGGGTCCAGAACATACTCCCTAGCACAACATATCTGTGTGGGTCAAGCCGTACAGGCTAATACCACCAAAGACTTGCAGATTCAAGATCTTACCGGCGCTGTGAATCTAAAAGATATAGCACTCAAAGCAGCCGATCAACGAGCAGATACTTGGATGAATGCTGATCTAAAACTAGAAAGCAATATCCAGAGCATAGATAAAAATAAGAAAGATAACGAATACTTAGCTTTTGGTTTAGGAATATTGGTGACCTATCTAGCAGTAAGTGCAGCCGCAAAACTTTCAGGGAGATAGTATGAAAAAAGCACTGATATTTTTTGTAATATTCTTTTTGCCATTTCTATTAGTTTTTCATGGCGGTTATGGACCAGGAAGAGGTCGTCCAGGTGGACCTGGAATGGGTAGACCTGGCGGAGGCAGACCAGAATACCACGGACATGGACCCGGAAGAGTTGGCAATCCCATACGTTTAAATCTTCCTCCGGCACCAGTTGGTGGCTGGAGAGGAAACGGATATTTTTATGGTGGACATAACTACTTTGTGTGGGGATGGGCTCCATACGCACCCTTTTACGGATGGTCGTACTATTATGGTTGGCACGTGGGACTCTTTTACTATGTACCAGAAGGCTTAAGATGCTATTCGGACAATCCGGTAGTTCCGGGTAGTTGGACAGGGAATGAAGCTTATTATTCGTCGGAAGATGCTATAAATTCAGCATTGGGATATTGTGAGAATTTTCCAGACGTCATAAACGCTAATGCACAATCTCAATGTAGAATCAGGAATTGTGTTAGATTTTAAGCAGATGTTATAGTAGCTGGTAATGCATTTATTACAGGAAATAAATCTGCCGGTGTCATATTGTTCAGATTAGTGCCAGACAAAGCGGGTACATTTGCGTTTTGTAAGAGTGCGGCCACAAATTGTGAGCAAACATAGGTAGATCCAACATCTGTAAACGGATTACTTATTAATTTTCCAAATTTTCTATTTAAAAGAACCCAGGCAAGACCAAATGACTCTTCCACTCCGTATGGAACTCCAAGCTTGCTTATGGCAAAAGCCTTGAAATCTTTTTGTAATTTATCATCAATCTGAAATGTAAATTTATTAATAATTTGTTCTTGGCTCAACCACTGAGGTTCGCCCATACAGTTGACCATTGTATGGCTTGCCTGATAATATACCGGTAGACCTGTTTCATCATCAATCATTCTGACTGAAACATGTGAATATGCAGTGTCTTCTCCCCACATAATAGCCCAGGAGAAGGGTGCAAATTTTGCAGTAGATTTAGAGAATACAATTTGTATAGTTTTCATTATTTCACCTGGTTCAAGATAAAGTTAATACCAATTGTTTTGTTAGAGATTGACGTGTATGATATCTTGATTTGCATGTTTTGATATAAAGTTGCCGTGTATGGGGATTCAAAGATATACTCTCCTGCTGGTAAATTAACAGCATATCCAAATTGATTTAGGACGTAATTAGCATGGCCTGAATATGTGCCGGTGGTAGAGTCTAATACGTAAAGAGATGCTATATCTAACGCTTCGGATCCAATTATGTGTATTCCACTAATTTCGGATTGAGCATACGGAACAGTGAACAGTATGTCTTGAGCGCCAGTAGTTACCGCTTGCTGCATCCCAGTAATGGCTACGTAAAGGGCTTTAGTTCCCAATGCATTAGTCGCAAATGCTGGAGCGGCTGGTAGCGTAGTTACGCTTACGGGTTGAACAGTTGTTGTAGTTAGCGGTAAACCATTATTAGCAGCCACATCAGCATCAACTTGAGTCCAATCCGCCATATCTGATAAGAAAGCAATGGTAAGTTGATCTCCAAGAAGATTAGTGTTTGTTAAATCTAAAGCTATTGTTATAGCAGAATCGTGTTGAATTGTTGAGATCATACTGCCGAGATCGCATGGAGATTTTGTATAAACTTTGCTTAAAGCCATATTATGTTCCTAATCTTATCAAAAGAAGACTGCGTGAGTTCACTGTAAGATTTTGCCCACTAGATGAATTAATTCTTACATCAATAGCTTGACTTCCAGTTACTTGAGTAATTGTTTGAGTACACATTAAAGCAGGATTTAAGGATTGAACTGGAGAAATTCCTCTAATTGAGTCTGTAACGACTGTTCCTCCCTTATAAATAGAAACCGTTTCAACGTTTCCAGGACCAGCTTGGGGAGTCCAAGTTCCGTTAACCCAAACAGCATAAGTTCCAGCTTGAGGAGTAACAGTAAAACCAGTAATCACCACATCTGTAGTAGAAGAAGTAGAAAATCCAGTAGAAGATACCACATTATAGCTGGTTATTCCAGAAGCTGTGTTTAATTGCGTTTGGTAATACAACCAAGTTCCACCTGCGCTTCCTCCAGCCTGTAAATAGAGAAAACCAAAAGAATCCTGAGCAAGAGTGAAAAGTGTGCCGCCAGAATTATCTTGAATTGCCACTATTTGTGTAGATGTATTAGCAATAATGTATTCTGAACCAACCGTAATAGTCAGTGCACTTGGCATTTTAACCGTGAATCCAGCAGCAGTTCCAGTTAGAATTTGAAAAGTGGTACTGGTAGCACCTTCCGATTGGCCACCAGCTATGGGAGAGGATAAGGTTAACGTACCACTCGCTGTGGTTGCAGTACTTTGAGCATCATGTATGTCATAGCTTCTAATTTCTTGAAGAGCAGATTGTACATCTGAACCAATAAATCCATCATTCGTAGTGTTATCAAATGGAGTGGAAGAAGCAACTTGAGTTGAGGCTATATACGCTTTATTTAGAGGCATACTATGAACCCTCTGTTATTCTAGAATCAGTCGTAGCCGCAGCTATCAGCCATACGTGAACATTGGCACCAATTGCAAAACTAACAGTTTGATTTTTAAAAATTGGAGTTCCTGTAGTGGTAGTAACAGCGTTTGAAAAACCCCAATAAATAGTTCCATTCGTTGGAGTTATCGTTAGTGATTTTCTGTTAGCTAAAATTGTTGCTGCACCCAACGCTTCAGCAGCTGTAGTGGTGACCGACTGTGCTCTATACTGTCCTGCTGTATTAATTATATCTGCTGTTCTTAGGTCTCCATCAATCGTAAGAGATAGTGAATCGGTTTGTCCAGTTGTATATGCTGGAGGATTCGTTGTCACAGCGCCAAGGGTTAAACTTCCAGCTTGCCCAGAAGTAGTACTTCCTTGAGCCAAAGCGGTGGGAGATATTATTAGACGACCTGAAGAGTCAACTTGTAAACCGACCTGTTGACCATTAGTTAACGTTGGCAATGTGGTATTGTAAATACCACCTGCAAGGTTAGAACTTGTACCAGCTGCACCGCCAGTAACAGAACCAATTGGATTATCAATCAATTGTAAGGATGTAATTTCCGTAGATTGATTTGCGGAAGTCGCAGCGCCTGTTGGAAGAGAGATTGTGCCAGAAATATTATTAATATTAAAATTATCTACACCAGTAGCAACTATTAAAGCGCCGCGTGCCGTAGACTGAGCTTCAACCGTTTGACCAGTAGTTACGGTAGGTTGAGTTGTATTGAACACTCCACCAATCTGAACTGGATTACCAGCTTTTGAAGCTCCACTTGCAGAATCGCCTTGAATGGTCCAAGGTGGAGTTCCTTGTTGAACAGTCCATGTGCCAGATTGTGTTGCGGCTACAGTGCCAGATACAGGTTGGGTAGTTTGCCAGAATGTGCCAGATACAGGTTGAGTAGTTTGCCAAAAAGTTCCAGTGACCGGAATAGCAGCTTGATTTGTGGCGATGACTACCCGTAGAGTTTGAGCACTCGAATTGCCTGCCGCAAAATCAGCAGCACCTGTAGCATTACCGATTTGGGATGCAGTGCGTAAAGTATTTACACCAACGGTACCGTAGTTATGATCTTCAGCTAATATGCCTTGAGTTGTAGGAGCAATAATTAAACGACCACTTGCGTCCAACTGAATAGCTGATTGTTGGCCCGTGGTTAATGTCGGAAGAGCCGTATTAAATTGACCACCGGCAAGCTGTGAAAAGCTGGCGACAGTGCCAGGAGTAACAGGACCATCTGATTGATCCTTTGTGACCCATGGCGAAGTACCCTGATTTGCCGTAACGGTACCCGATACTGGCTGTGTTGTTTGCCAAAACGTTCCCGTAACCGCAACAGGGTTAGTGATCGAGGTTAGCGTACCTATATTCCAAGTGCCAGATTGTACCGCAGAAACTGAATCAGTTCCTGAAGCCAAAGTCCAAGTACGTCCAGTGGTCCAAGTACCGCTTTGTGCTGCTGATACTACATCTGCAGAAGTAAGAGGTCTAATAATTAAACGACCGCTTGAATCTACTTGAATGGCCGATTGTTGTGTGTTTGTTAAAGTAGGCAGTGCAGTGTTGAATTGGCCACCAATCAAATTGGAAGCGGCGGCCACCGCACCAGGAGTAACAGGTCCGTTGGAATACGGCTTAACTAGCATATTCCCATTAGCGTCCGCACTAACATAATTGACGCTATCGCCCGTAGAATCTTGGCCGACTATCTTAGTTTCGGCTGTTCTGTCAATATAATTTTGATCTGCCATATCGTTTTATATCACATTTCACAAAAAAGGCCATGTCTTTTTAGAACATGGCCTGATTATTATTTCTAATTGATTAATAGAATTAGACTTCAGTTCCACTTATGGTAGAATACAGATCCATTGGTTTTTTGTCTAAATTTGTGCAAATAACTCTGATTTTGGCACCAGTTCCTGATTCCAGGAATACCATTTCGTCAAGTTGAATATCGATGTTTGGGGTAGCGGTACTATTAAATCCAACCCATTTTGAGGTAAACGTTGTTCCATCTGGAGAAATTTGAACTTCGATTTTCATTAAACCTGAAGCAGATGCCCAGATCATTTTCCCTTGAAACGTCTTGCTGGTAGTTATCGTATAGTCATGATTGTCAGTGGCGCCAGCAGCTATTGCGGTAGCGTCTTTGTAATCATTTACTGGAGTGCCCAATGGAGCATTTGAAAAAGAAACGGGAATTGGGTTAGTACTAGAAACGTTAGCGCCAGCAACAGCCAAGTTAGCGGCGACTCTTAGGGTCTGAGCATCAGTAGCACCATTGTTGAAATCAGCAGCGCCGGTAGCGTTACCAATCTGCGAAGCAGTGCGTAATGTATTTGAGCCGACAGTACCATAGTTATGATCTTCAGAAAGACCGACAGTCCAAGTACCAGATTGGGTAGCGGCGACGGTCCAAGATCCAGATTGGGTAGCAGCAACAGTTCCAGAGATGACCCAAGGAGAAGTACCTTGATTGACAGAACCGATAACATTCGTACCAGCAGGAAGAGCAGATGCTACCGTGACATTAAGAGCACCAGCAGCAGTTACGGTGGCATTATTAGTGCCATCTGTAATTTCTGTAAACCATGCATTGGCATTGGTATTTGGAGCGCCTTGGTTAGCAACAACTCTTAAGGTCTGAGCGCTAGTTGCGCCAGCATTAAAGTCTGCAGCGCCAGTAGCATTACCAATCTGCGAAGCAGTGCGTAAAGTTTGGGCACCAACTGCGCCGTAGTTAAAGTCTGCAGCACCAGTGGCATTACCTATTTGTGAGGCAGTTCTTAATGTACTTGCACCTACAACGCCGTAGTTTTCGTCGTATGAAAGGGTCGTAGTAGTTAAAATTCTACCATGAGAATCAACCTGAATCGCCGATTGTTGACCAGTAGTCAGGGTAGGCAGGGTCGAATTGTATTGACCGCCGATTAACTCCGAAAAGCTAGCAGCCGTACCTGGAGATACAGGACCAGCAGATTGATCATTAACTTGTAGAGCTTGAACGCCACCGTTCGCTACAGTAGTGACCGCGTTGCCAGAAGCATCCGCAATCACACTATATTGACTACCGTGAGTGTCAACTTTGGCTACTTGTGATGGTGTAGTTCCATCGCCTAATTTAACAATTACGTCGTCGTAATTTGCTTGCCCAGGTAACTGGGTTCTAATTGGTAGTTCACTTGAAATATCACTCACGTTTAAATCTCCTTAAAATTATTTAGTTTCTTTTTCCATATCTTGAATTAATTGCGTTAATTCTTGTTCTTTAGCCTCAGAGACTTTTATGTGCTCCAATACTCTATCGATCTCTTCTTGTCTTTCATGCACGCGAAGCTCTAATTCGGCTTTAGCGGAAGAAACTCTTAAAAGTTCCACTTTTTTACGTTTGATATCCAATTGTGATGCCATGTGTTACCTCTTTGGGTTAAAGATTAGGTCTATCATAGTTCTGCCATATAAAACTAGATAATTTCAAGTACTTGGATGCGCCCGTCGAATGTCCCGACAAAGGGTCTGCTATGTAGCACCTTAATCGATATGGTATCTCCAGAATTTAAGACAAATCCAGCATTTGTACCTGTCGTATACTCAAAACCTGCATTAAAATCGCTATACCAAGTTCTTTTGGTGTCGAATGGGGCACCATTCAAAAATACGTCATATCTGGCAAAATTGTCACCAGAAACCACTGCTCTTTGTAAAATAGCCGTATAAGAAGGAGGAACAGTGTAAAACGTTATCTGGGTCTGTACTCCAGAGGCGACATTCGTGATTTCATTGTAGATGCTTTTTACGGTTTGCCCAGAAATTGGTGTTTCGACCACATTTACGTTTATTGAGCCGTCCGCATTGACGTTTAAATCGAATCCGCTTGGAGATCCTTGTACCGTGACTGTCCCAAGTGATATGGTGCCTTCAAGAGCTACCGGTAGGGGATTGGTCGGACTGTAAAAATTACCATACTGATCAACCCCAGTAGTGCGCAGGGCTACCGTAGGCTCTTGCTCATATACGGCAACTATGATATCTTCTGGTTTTAATTGAGATTTTGGCTGTTCACCAGCATATATAAAAGCCCCCGCCGCAACTGTATAGGCCGATATATCAATACGTCTAGATAGGAGTTGGGCACCCTCTTGTCTTTGTGGAGGCTGTAGAGAGGCGGGAATCGGACCAACTATAAGTTGACCAGGGGAAACTACTCTTTTGACTTGTACTTGTAGGTCGGGCAATCCTGTGGCGGATAAGACAACGCTCTGTTTTACTTTAAAACCAGCCGTGTTTGAAATATTTACAACGCCTTGCGCGTTGCCATTTGTAGTGAGTGCTTGTGGCGCTACTGCCAACCAAGTGCGTTCTACGGCCATTTAACCATACCCTTGCCTAAAGCTTACCCATGTAAGCTATACTAAGATTCAGGCGCAAAACGAAAAAAGGCCGCACAAAGCAGCCTTTTCATTAAAAATTTACGAAAGTGATTATGGCAGGGTTGCCGCTCCAGAACCTTCGCCGTCAACAGGATTACTTTCATCCGTAAGCATAGTGCCTTTGTATGAAATATTTACCTTGCTGGTTGCGCGAGAATTGAAGTTCTCATTATTGTTTTCCGGTACGCAGTTGATGATGGTAGCCAACGGGTTATTATTGGTATTAGCAGCCTGACCAGGATTATACACAGGAGGAGTCGTACTCGTAGCGGGTGCAGTAGCTTCCCTGTCCACTATAGTGATAGTGAAAGGTTGGAAGGTCAATAATTCGCCAACTAATGGAAACGAACCACCTTTTAGCGTTTTTGCGCCAGCTCCAGCCACTCTAAATCCAGTACAGTTTACGGTAACAGAATTATAACTAGTGATAGCTATTTCTTGAGGACCATAAGCTCCAAGAATATGAATGTCTTCGGTACCAAGTGACTCCGTAACGGTAGCTGAATCGAAAATCCCGATCAACTGTCCATTTACGTAGCACATTGCGCGTCCGCCTACTATAACTTTTGACATATTAAATTCTCCCTATATTCCTAAGATTACGCTGATTGCTGAACAGCTGAAATGCTGATACTGATTGGTATGAAGTAAATAGCGGTTGCTAATTTAATTTCAACTGCTACGGTCATAGTAGGAGCAGAAATTGTAATTTTTCCATTTTTCCATCCTGCAGGCGCATCACTCGAAGCGGCGATAAGTTTTAAATTCTTATAACCACTCATTTTTTGAGCCAAGAAGCTTAAACCGTCAGCAGCATTTACGTCGGCCAAAGATTTACCAACGAAAGCGGACTGGAAGCTAGCAGCCAAATCCAAAGAAAGGATGTCTGAGTCATAAACAGCTTGAATGCTGTTATAGACGAAGTTACTGTCAAATCCATAAGTTGTTTGATCGCTTACCCACAAATTTCCACCAGGGATTTGGGTCAGGATCAAAAGACCTGCATTTAGTGCATCTTCAACATCGCCAGGATCGCCAGAGCTAAATCCAGAAGGATCGGTGAAAGTAGTTACATTGGCAAGTTTGTTACAGATTGACTGATAAAATCCACCAGCTTGCATACCGGCAGCAACCACTGCGGTGTACCAGGGCATAAAGCTAGTAATGACACCAAGAGAGTTTTCTTGGGTTGATTGTTGGATAGCCAAAGAGCATCTGTAATTCGACAAGCCTTGAGAAGCCGATTTTGCGTTCGCATAAGTTCCCCAGAAAGACATGACACCAATTCGATTACGTTTGAGTTTAGGAGTACTGTAAGCGATACAATGATTTTTAAGACCCGTATTCACAGCTGCGATAGTATAAGTAGAGCTAGGATCGGTAAGTCCCAAAGCAATATCGGCAGTAGCATCTTCAGAGAAGAGAGGAACTATGATATTTGTTTGGATAGCGCCCAAAGAGTCGATTACGTTCAAAACGTCCACAGCAGCTGTACCGCCTTGTGATCCGCCAGCTAAGAAAGCTGGAGCAGACATAGGAGCGGGAAGTCCTGAGGTAGCACTTGGCGTAAACGAAACAGCCGCAGTGCTCAAGTTTTGGTTAAATTGATATAGAGCATCTTTAATTCTGCCAGGCATCAAACTAGCAGCGGTAGAGGCGATCCCAATTGCCGTGACAGCATCCAACGAACTAGTTGGCAAGTTGTTAGCGGAAGGAGCAGAAACAGCGGTATATCCAGTTTGAGAATCAATAAAAGCGGCCAAAGTAGCAATAGTCGTGTATTGACTGATTGGTATCGACAGAGCTGCGCCAGATCCGCCAGTTACGACAGTAGTGAGCATCCCAGTAGCTTGATTGATAGTAAGAGTGGCAGTAGTACCCTGATAACCTACGCTTAATACGATTACGGGAGTAACATCCAGTGTTTGGTTTACGTTATTTTGAGTGTTACTCAAAGAGAATTCAATTTCAGGTTCTTGCGAAGATACGGTAATTCCAGCGACCAAAGCTAAGGAAGCCAAATCACCAGGAGTAGAATCGACCAATTCGAAAGATTTGCCCCAACCTTTTGCGTAAGCCAAGGCGTCTGGAGACATAGTTAAGGTGAAACTTGCAGTAGGATTGCTTAAGCTAGCTGTGGCTACGATACCAGCAGGAAGAACTGTGTTGAGTTCGACGACTAAGGTAGCGATGCTGTTGTGTAATGCAGGGGTAGCACTCAAGGTTACGACGGTAGCGGCAAGGCCGTTCAGTCGTATTGTAAAACTTGCAGAATTCAAAGGAGCGCCAAATGCAGGAACTACTCCGCTTGTTACCGTAGGAGCTACTTCAGCAGCTAGCGACGTGATTTGAGTCATGTAGCTATTACCTTGAACTCCATAGTTTCTATCTTGCAACAGACCATAACTAGCCAAGGTAAACGAAGCTTGAGGGCTTGTATTGGTTTTGGAGATGTAGATGAAATTGGCCGTAGCTTGAATCGCAGGATCATTAGAAGGATCAGAAAGAGCGCTAAAAGCATCAACGATAGGTCCGCTGATATACAGCTGTTTTACTTTATCCAATTGACTTGGAGTAAATACGTTGTTAGCTAATACGGTTTGCGTATAGCTAGGTCCGCCAGTGGCTTCACCAAATATGGTGATAATGCCGGAAGAACCCAACCCAATAGGTTGACTTTGTACCGTCACGTCAGGATAAGCACCAGGGATATTCGTTTGTACGAAATCGGTTACTAATTGTTGTGCCATATTTTAAGCTCCTTAATTATTAAATTTCTTTTAGTCCGAAGTGTTTTATTCCAGACTCAAATTTTTCTGGTTCATCCATCTTTACGGCCTTCAGGTGCAACCACAAGATTGGTTCAATGTCTTTGGACTTTCCATACTTTTTTCTGTTTTGAGTCCAAAATACCCTAAATAGTTCTCTTTTTTCTTTATCAGATAACGTTTTTACGGGTGGAACGTACAATGAGGCCCGAAAAGCTTTCGACTCTTCTGCTGTCATCTCTTTGTCTTCCATGTTTTCCACTCTTTCTTTTTTAGCCATAATTACTTCGGTAGGCTAGCTTTATGATATTCAACGGTATGCATGCCAGATCTTTGGCTTTTTACCATTTTGTCCTTACCAGACGTACTAAAATTTGCCGGTTCGTCAGGAGCAGCAACCGCAGCCGCTGGGGCAGCTACAGGGGCAGTAGGCTCTTCAGTGCCATCTTCTTCGTTAGAACCCTTTTTGGGTCCACCTTTTACGTTAGGGAGTTTTTTGGCTTGTCCACCCTCAGATTTATTCATTTTAATTTCAGATCTAGCCATATCTGGCTCAGAAGCCTGTACGGCTTTCTGTGAAGCAGATCTTTTGCCGTCCATCATTCCTCTGAAATGCATCAACTTGTGAACGCCTTTTTTCTGGGGAACCGTACCAGCCTGAGGATTGTTGCCTTCAATTTGCTCTTTAGGATTAGCGCCCGGAGCTGGTTGGGAAGCTTGTCTATGGTCTGGAGCTGGAGCATTTCCTGGTTTTGTTTCAAAATCGTTGAAATCTCTTTCAGTTGGTTTCTGTTTGATTTCGGGCTTCATAGGATTACTAGGAGCAGCCTTATTTTCAGCCTTAAGTAAGACTTCTAAATCACCAAGATCAGCATAAAGTTCTTTAAATTCAGACTTTTGCATGCTTTTGCACATAAGGCAAGCTTCTTGCTTCACCATTTTGTGGCCTTCTTTTTTCTCAGCCGACTTGTTTTCCATCATATGCTTTTCGCAGAGGCCTTCTACTTTTTCACCAAGTGCGGCATCCTGCTTTTCATCAGGATTTTCCTTTTTGGTCATCATTTCTGACTTCTTAAGGATTTCTTCAGCCTTTCTGAGTACGGCAAGTGCTGCTTCTTTAGCTGTATATTTCTTTTCTTCGGCCATAGTTAAACCTCTTCTATACCTTATAGATTGTGTTCGGGACGATTTTGTCGATATAAGTAGTTGATTTCATTAATTTTACGTTCACTTCGTGTTATTCTCTACTCTTATACTATTAAGATTGCTTAAGATTCCTCAGATTCAGTTACTGGGAACCAATTTTGATTCTCTTGTTGTTGCAGTGTGTCAGGCTCTGTATTGCTTATTATCTTGATTCCACCCGTATAGTCATCACAGTTGACCCTATCGGTTAATTCAGCTATTTCTATGACTCTATGAGGAGCTTTAATGAAAGTCTGCTCCACTTGACCAGTTATTGTGATAATTTTGACGTAAGCCTCTTCTCCGCCAGGACCTTCATAGTTGGGGTCTTCCATGATCTCTCCACTGTTTATGACAGATTCAGAGAATCCATTAGCCTCTAAAAGACTTTCTTTATATCTTAGAATCGTGTATAGGGCTATAGTATGTAACCAAATCAGGGCTTGAGGGTCTCCATGTGCGTGTATGCCAACCGTATAAGACTCTGAAGCAAAAATATGTTCAATTCTAGCTACATAGTACTGATATTTCGGAACTATCGCTAGTCTAGAAGCATCCAACCGAATGTTGGGTTCAATATAGAGGCCTTCTCCATTGATATTCTGTATTATGAAGCCTTCCCCTTTATCTGGGTCGACAAGGATCTGACCTGGAGTAACATTTTGAAATCCGACTACATCGTCTCCAAAGGTTATCAATCCGGTAGAAGGATCATACCCAGTAGGAACAAAGGGCTTCACTATATAGGCTATAGGTCTTCCTATTTCTTGCGGAAGAAGTATGATGGTTTCAGCAGACAAATCGGCCATGTGCTTCATTTCAGGCTTTTCGTTTGAATTATTCTGAAATATCGTTATGCATGGCAATATATCTTTGTCCTTACGGGGACGCATGTATATCTCTACGTTGTTATTAAGAAACCATTCTTGCATTGCATTGATATTGCTTTTGCCACTTTTGTCGGCTAAAAATTTTACGTTAGTAAGTCCCTGATTCATATGCTGTAGAATCCACGGATTTTTACGAACTTCTTCAAGTCCTTGCACTAATAGGTTTCTAAGAATAAAATCGCCTTGAAAAATTCCGATGACACACCTACCTATTGCTTTTCTTAATGTTGTCAACCGCCCACAATGGCTGAAGATTAGTATAATGACATGCTACTAAAATTTGTTCTTTTTGTGTAAGGTCAAAACTGGACAGAGGCACAATGTGGTCAATATGCCATTTTCCGTGATTTGACCATTCCATTCCTTCGACAAATTTTGATTCCAGATAAGTTTTTAAAAAAGAAATGTTACACCCTAAATCACTTACAGCGGACCCACCCTTATATGAATTTTTGAGTGCTTTCCTCAATCTATCTCTTAACAATCTACGTAATTTGAATTCTGTATCTTCTTGTTTTTTTCTTTTCTCGTATTCTGCTGACTTTTTATTAAGAGCTAGTCTGTTTTTTTTGCGATATTCTTTCAAATACTCAGCACTTTTTTCTTTTCTACTATCTCTATACATTTTGAGATGATCTGTTTTATTTTCCACATATTCACGAATACATGACTTACATTTATACCCAATTCCATCTTTTCTGGATGAATCTCTATGAAAAAAAGACAAATCTTTGTATAATTTACAAATTGTGCATTTTTTCATTATTTACCCCAATCCTCTTGGATTTTAGGCCAAATCTTGTCATCCCATATTTTTTGAGCTTCGTCCATAGCTTTATCCATGTATTTTTTAGCGTCACTTCCGGGGTGCATCCATTTTCCTTCACTTCCAGGCCCACTAGATACGGTTCTGAAAGTTAGGATATCACGTCTAACATTGCCACTCTTTGTTAGGGTTTGATATACGCTGACACCCTTCATTACTGGAGTATTACCTTTGCCAGGTATTTTTCCTCCAAAATCGAATGAATGAAGCTTCCCGACTTTTGGACTTCCGTTAGCGTTATATTCTATTTTTTTGAAAGGTATATTCTTTTTCTTCAATTCTTTTCTTATGTCGTTGACCACATTTTGAGTATATGGAGTATTATCTTGAGGAGCCTTGTCGTAATGAAATGGAATAACTTTGTACGTGTATTTATTGCCTCTTTTACCTTTCTTCAAAAGGTCAGGCTTCATATCGTGAGGCTTGAGTCCTTCTTCTATGAATAAGGCAGGTTCAGCCAAAGATATGACGTAGACCCCATCGCCGGTCTGTTCTGGATTCGACAGATTAGAGAGATATATGTTTCTAGTAGAGCCGAGCCCCTTTGCGTTAGGGCCTTCTCCTTCATTGACCAAATCAATTATTCTGGCTTTTACAGTTTCTGCTAAAGCCCCAACAGCCTTCTTGATGTCAGCCTCAATTTGGTCTCTAAGTTCTCCAAATTGTGAGGCCAAGGCTTCGGCGTCTACGTGAAATTTAAGCGCCATCTTTATTCTCGTTTACGGGTTTTACTGGAACTCCAGTAGGACTCTTTACTTTAGCTTCTTTCATGTCAATCCATCGAGTCTTTTTAGTTACGGGATCGATTACTTTTTTTTGACCCTTGTCGTTTACTGCATTTTCCATATATGGAGTTCTAGCGACATGCTCTGTCGTCCATTTGGTTGGCAGCTTTCCGACCGGTTGGCCAATAGAACCTTCTTGTCCTACTGGCCCAGCGTTTTTGGGCCATTTGAGCCCGCCCCTGTTGGTTGGGGTTGAGAAGGCTGAGCTGGAGTCGGTGGAGCCGACCCAAGCGGACTACTATCTAGCTGTTGTTCTTGGTCTAAACCAAGCAACTTGGCCATTTCGATCATGGCCTTAAGCATAGCAATAGAAGACGCATACAGCTGTGGAGCTTGTTCTCTTGCCTTTTCAATTATATTTTTACAGGCCTTAAATCCCTCAAGAGCTTGGCCTACCATTTCTAGTACGCGTTCTCTTTGAATGCTATCGGCGTGATTATCTAAACCCTCTTGCAAAACAGAAGTAATGTCTGGAACGTGCTGATCGCCTAATCCCAAATCTGAAGGAGTATTTTGGCTATATCCTTCTGGTCGACTGACATTGCCTTCCATATTGGTACCATCAGGCATATTAGCTGCATCATCTTGATTGACCTGAGTTCTTTGAGCTTGTTCGTTTGGAGGAATGTTGTCGATTTCTCCAAGAATACTTTCTACGGTACCTGTATTTTCTGGATTTACGGTCTGGCCAGGAGCAATTACGTTGCTTCCGTTTTCGCCTCCAGCTACCCCTGTACCCATATTAACTTCGGCAAGTTTTCTATTTTCATTCGTAGCAACGTCGGTATTTATTCCTAGTCCTGAAGGAGTAGACGATATTGCGGGAGGCTTATCCATACTAGGACGAGCCTGATCCTGACCTAGATAGTTTTCACCATCTTGAGTAGTGGGCAATACTTGCGTCGAAGGAGGATTTGGCGATATAGATTGATCGTCTCCCGCCATTCCCCCGCCATTTTGGCGGGATTGCTGACAATACGGACAATCCTGAGAATGACCGTCTTCAGCTGGATTATGTTCTGCCATTTCCATACAATATGGACAATCTTGAGCATGTCCATCTTCTGCTGGATTATGGTTGAGTCTAGCGCAATACGGACAATCGGATGGATGACCATCTTCTGTAGGATTATGAGCCGCACAGTAAGGACATTCGTGATCTAGATTCTTCTCCGAAATGGTTTGGCAATAAGGACAGTCATGTTCTTGAGGTTTATTTATTTTCATATTGTTTTCCATATCAACTTCTTCCGATTTGAAATAAGCGTTGCCCTGCTTCTGTTCCTCGGCGTTTGCCGTTCCCTGTACCAAACTTAGTTTAAGTTTATCTAGCTCTTGTTCTACGATAGCGTCGTATACCACTATCATATTTTTTCCACGAGCCTTACCTATCAGGAGTGCTTTACCTGCTTCTGATAAAGTTCTGCCTACTCCAACCGTAACAGTCATTCCGGTAGCAAATTCGTAATCTCTACGCATTTCTTCAATATTTGACTTGGCCTGTTCTTTTACTGCGTATAGTCCTTGATCCCCACCTGAAGAATAGATAATGCCACCGTATTGTGCGGCCCATCTATTCCAGAGTTCATTACCTAACTCTATCTTCTCAGAAACGGTCTTAAGCTCAATAGGATTGTCAGAAAGAATAGCTTGACCTACTCGATTGCCGATTCCATCGCCGTCAAAGGCCACATAGATCAAATTATCCATGTTTCCCTCTTTTTAGGACTTCTAGGAACATTTCAATATTATCTTTTTCCCAAGACTTACCGAAACGTACTTTAATTCCATCTTCTGTCTTTTTGATATATACCTTACTGTCTTGATCATCACCGAAACAAACGCACGTAGAAAACACTTTGCCATCAAAAATGTCATGATTACAATCTGGACAAGTAACAGACTCACTTTTGGCCAAAAAGACAACATTTTCATTCTTCTTGAATTTGTTTCTCTTTTTTTCTAAGAAATCCTTTACAGGGGATATCTTTTTTACCTTGTGCTCAATTTTCGTCACTTTACCATCTTCTATGGTCGTGGTTTTGGTTTTCTCTTTTTCGTATCTAGGAGCTTCTTTTGCTTTGTTAGCTTCTGTAATTTTTGCAAGTATCAATTGTTGTACTGCGTCACGCTCTGAGATTTTTTTGTCGACTACTTTTCCTATAAGATCATGAAGAGCCATACGCTCATCTATCATATGTTGAACTTTATCTAAAACGTCCGTAGTCAATTGCGATTTGGGTTGTTTACCTAAATCATCTGCAGAATACAATTCAAAAGTTGACATAACACATAGACCAACTCCAGGAATTGGCCTAAATTTGAATTCTGCAATTTTCTTATTTTCCTGTTCTATATCGCCACTAAAAACGTCTGGGCCATGTTTGTCAACCCTTAGTTTGCAATTTCCATCCAAAGGTAGTGCTATATCTTTATGCTCTCCAACATTCATTGGAGTTAATTCTCTAATCAAAAAAGACATTATGGTTCTAGGAACGATCTTTAGACCTAAATGTATGTCTTCAAGATCGGTTACAGATTTGGTGTCCTTTTTCCATAATTCAAACTTGTTTAAAGATTCCATGAAATCTTCACCCAAGGTTTTATTTAAAAAGAAGTTAGCATTAGAAGACACTTCGTTCCCCTATTACGTGTTTTCAGGACCAGTAGTTTGCTGCGCATTACTTGAGTTGGTCTGAGGCTGCACGACAACGTAGCTAGGATCATCAATAACGAATACTAGTAAGCTAGCATTGCTGGTTCCAACATATTGCCATATACCGGAGGCTACATAGGTCCAAGAATTTGGGGTACAAGGAATACCTACGAATGGTGCATTAGCGCCTGTTTGTACGATGCCCGCCGCTTGAGGAGCCATAGTGCTATCTCCAAAGGTCACGGCCTGTACGGTTCCACTATTATTGTAAATGGCTAAATTTAAACCAGCAGCCTGCAACACTCTAACCGTAGACGCATCAGTGGTAAAGCCACCAGCACCGTTATTCAGCGGAATAAGGTATTTACCTACTTCCGTGACTTTTCTGGCTCCAGCTCTTTCATTGTAGGTAATATTGTCAATCGCCGATGGATCTCGCGTTTGATCACTTTGCCAATTACGATTTTTAATTTGAGGGAGTGCCATATTATTGATTTCCTTTATTTTTGTTCATGATTAAGATTGTTCCTCGTCGTCCTCAGGATCGCCAAAACTGGACATTTCCACAGGAATTGCATACTTAGACGGGTTTATAGGCTCGATTGGAGCCTTATCGACCCTCTTTGGATCTTTAGGTTTGAGCTGGTTGGTAGAATCGCCCCTGTTTTGATTGTGGAAAACATATTCGCGCTGCGCTATAGCGTGATAAGGCATGCGTTCGGGGGTTCTTTCGCCATTTTCAGTGACATTAGTGACCCTGACTTCCTTCAAAAGGATGGTAATATACCAATATGCCCTATAAAGATAACGCACTGAGTAAACTCTACCCTTGCCGGTGTCTGGGTCTATTCCTGGATTACTTCCACCAGAAACCCACTGGATATTGCCGTCTTTAGTGATTTCATAATCGACGCCTTGTCGGTATTCGTACCCACGGCTGTCTATCACTGGAACTTCCATTTCGACTATAGCGAACATGGGAACATTGTCTATGCCGTCTTGGTAGTCCATTTTTTGAGGATTTGACACTAATACATCAACTGTTGGGTCCGCTACGTATATTCGGTCTCCTGGAGACAAATAGATCCTTTTTCCAGCCGCTAGACCTTGTTCATTGTTATAAAAGCGAGGCATCACAAGCTTTGATTCTGATGGGTCAAGCATACCAGCGCCAGTTTGGTCTCTTTTTCGACTTCTACTGTTGTCAGTCATTACGGCTGTAAATTTGCCAGCTAAAGAGTAAATCATACCATTTGAGGTTATAGTGTCGACTCCATCGGAACGTCTGTAAGAACCCCTATCATTTTGCCCAATGGGTGAGGGAACACCCTTATAATGTAAAAACTCCACACCTAAACCGACGACAAAATCTTCCAACCTGTCTAGATCGAATGACTCCTGAACGTAATCGCCATCCCTAGGAATGGTGTCTATCTGTAAATCAGAATTTGGTGTTAAGGGCTTGTTATTTGACATCTATTTCTCTTTTTGAGCACATTGAAGACAGTTCTTCTAGTTTTTTGTCGGTATCTAAGTGATTTAGTACCATCAATTTAACCACTTCATTAATCTTTATATCAGTGTTTACCTTGTCGAATTCCTTCTTTGTTTTGAATCCAGAAAAAGAATCCCCATACTGAACCTTGATGTTTAGATTTGGATTTACTCCACTATTGACACATAGTTCCATTTCTTTTAAAAACGTATCTATTTGCTCATCGTCGGGTTTGTATTTTACTATAACTTGCGTAGATCCACAGAATTGTTCAAGAAATGGTCTTCCTGTATCATACTCACACTCTAAATTGTCTTTTATAATTTTGACGCACATGTTATTTGGCCTGAATTTTGATTTTCTTAGCGCCGCAAGCAAGTGCTTTCTCAGCAGTAGCGCCAGCTAAGGCTCTAGAAAATTCTCTTCCAATTTTTAGTTCATTGAAAATGATATTTCCATTATCGAAGCTACTAAAAACAGATGCAATTTTTGAATTATGCTTAGTTATTTGAAATTCAATGCCACCAATAGACTGAACCGAATATATGTCATGTCCAGATTTTCTCAATTCATCAGAAAGAAAGTGTGAGTGTTTTTCAACTCTTGTGGGGCCTGCAATTAGTTCACTCTTCATCATGTTAGGTTGAAATTCGGGATATTGACGCTCAAGATTATATTTGACTATGGCTGGGTGAGACCCTGCGGCCAACGCTTCGTCTGCGATCTTTCCTCTGGCATGACCTACACAAATATGAAAGCCTCCCTTGGTCTTGATCATCTTGACCGGTTTCCCATTCATCATTCCAATGTCTTCAACTGATTGAATTTCATTTGGGGTTAACTGCATTTTATTCTCCTAATTTCTTCGCTACGATAGCTTCTAATTGCGGGTTATCTTCCAGGTATCTCTTAAGGTCATCTCCGCGCAATGCCATGGCTTTCTGGTAGTTTTGCTTTAAGGTATAATCCGTATTTACGATCTCACGAACTTCCGATGGAATCAATTTAAGTTGACCTATTGGGAACTCAGCATCATGTTTTTCAGATTTCTCTAATGTCTCTTCAAATGTATATACGGTATTGTTCGCACCATCCTCAATTGTAAGGGGTCCGAATTTTAAATTGTAAGGGGTCAATCCATTTTCTTTGATTTCGTCGTAAAGCTCTTTATTGATTGTTATGTGAGCCATGAACTTTTTATGAGTAATCCCTCTGCCATCGAAATACTTGTAGAATTTTTCATAAGCAGGATCGGCATTTTTAATAGATAACATATAGTAATCTGTGTCGGTATGTTCAGAATGAAAAATAGTGGCTTCAAATTCAAGCTTTTTTGGGTCAGGCGATTTTATGTTGAGATCTTTTACGAGTCTTCTAACTTCTTTGAAGGAAAACTCTTTAATGTCATTGAAAACTTTTAAAGACATATGTAGTGGGATTTCATCGCTTAACTTTTTGACACCCTTTATGCTTACCTTAAACAGGATGTCGCAATGTTCTCTAGCTTTGTTTTTGTAGTCAGAACCTATATCCTTTTTCGCAGCCATTATATACTTCCAATTATATACCTAGTGGAGAAAATGGATCTTAGCTGTTTCACTAGTTTATCTCGTTGATCTGACAAATCTTGTAGGCGTCTAGCGTAGACATTTGGTCCGGGACCGCTAGATGACTGACTGATGCCGTCTTGAGTTTGGGATTGTGAGTTGTAAATAAAAGTAGCGGCAATTTGGCTAATTACGTCAATTGCTGCAACGGCTCCTATCAACTGATTTACTGGGATCGGTACTTGCCCCTCTGTATTTGATAGTCCAGCCGTGTATTTTATCTGCCAATAAGCAGGAACGAAATTAAGTCCATCCATAACGGTCAAAAATGCGATACCGGCATTGCCGACCGCACCGCCCACAGAATTTACGCCATAGGCTGCCAATAGAGGAATGACGTTGATTAGTCGTTTGGAAAAGTTTGTAGTTTCTATCCAGTCTGCGGGAAGATTGAATATGTTATTATTGTCAGCACTTACGATTGCGATTTCCGAAAGAGTGACTATAGGACCCTTTTCGGCCATAATATGAATGTAGGATTTATAAAGGGTATAATCGAATGCAACTTTATGCCTAAAGTGTTCTGTCATTATGGGAGACCCAATCAAGAGTTCAACCTCATTCATTGCCCAGTTCAATTTTTTCTTTAGATCTCTGTCCGTAATTACGTCGCCGTTTCTTAGTTTTAAATTTATCCCTTTTAGGAACAAGCTTTTGAACTCATCAACGTCGAGTAATGGCTCACACCTAGTAAGCAGCCCAGACATATGTTCGGCATGAACTGGATAGACCGCAGTCCCAGATCTCTTTACGCCGCTATTTCCATCATTATCGTTACCAAAAAACATTAGCAACCACCACAATCGCTACCGGTATATTCGATAGAAAGAGCATTTAAGAGTTTAAAGTGTCTTCTGTTGTTTCCTTCAATTACGGTAAATGAAACATTGCCTGTAGCACAGATTTGGCTAGGCAAAATAGTAACTTGCCAAATAGAGCTATCCGCAGGACTTGCCTGAATTGCTTGGATAATCAGCTCTTTGCTTGGGTCGTTTGAGGCAAACTTGACAAATACACTATAGGGTTGATTTGCAGATCCCACACCCAACATATACCGTAAATCGGTGTCTGGGCACGATAAAGGCTGATCCAGGTCGATTATCTGAAAATACAGCGTAATTGTGTCTGCAGCTCTAACTTTCCATTGGTTAGGCTCGTAAGAGAATTGATTTATGTTTGCATAATTTACAATTAAGGTAGCACTCAAACGCATATTTTGTTCTCCGATAGACGTATATCATTAAGATTGCTCCGTATTGTCCATATATCGCATAATATATTGAAATGATTGAATATTTGTTATTTTTCAATCAGTTAGAGATTTTGATTGCTTTTTTGAGACACTTATGTGATAATATGAGACAGTGAGGTGAAAATGAGTAATGAAGCGGCAGAGACGATAAAAGAGGCGGTAAAAGAGGGTGCCCTTAGATTTGATAAGGATAAGCCCAAATTTGAACTAATTTCTCCAATCGCAATGGAAGGATTAGCTGGAATATTGACGTTTGGTGCCAAAAAATATGCAGCACACAATTGGCGCAAGGGAATGGCCTGGAGTAGAGCATTGGGATCTCTTAAAAGACATCTTATCGAGTTCGAAAAAGGTAATGACTATGATTATGATGAAAACTGTGAAGGATGCAAGGAAAAACATTGCCTGGACCATACAGGCCTATTACACATCGATCAGGTACTTTGCAATGCTATGTTTTTGTCTGAATATGCCAGAACACATCCAGAGCTTGATGATAGATATAAAGTGAAGATTGAAGACAAAAAATGAAAATTGTAGCTATTTCTGATGCCCATGGAAAATGGGGAAAGCTTAAAATTCCTGAATGCGACCTTTTAATCAGTGCTGGCGACTACAGTTTCCGTGGGGAACGCCATATGGTTAAGGACTTTCATAAGTGGCTAAACGACCAAGATGCTGGGTATATTATAAGTGTACAGGGCAACCACGAAGTTCAAGTCCAGCACAATTTCCAAGAAATGAAAGAATTGGCAGAAAGTGTCTGCCCAGGACTACACTTTATTGAAGAGGGTCTAATAGACATTGAGGGAGTCAAGATTTGGTGCTCTGCTTGGCAGCCATGGTTCCATGATTGGGCATACAATGCCCACAGAGGAGCAGATATAAAGCGTCACTGGGATCTAATCCCTGACGATACAGATGTACTGGTTACCCATGGACCTCCATATGGAATTCTAGATGAACTCGTAAAAATAGATGGCACGCCAAAGGGTCAGTTTGTTGGATGTCAAGATTTAATGGATGCTGTTAAGAGAACCAAGCCCGATATCCACATTTTCGGCCATATCCACTGCGGATACGGCGAAAAGCATGTAGATGGGACGAGTTTTTATAATGCGGCAGTTTGTGACGAGATGTATTGTGCTACAAACTCGCCACATGTGATCGACTATATTAAGTAGGGGTAATCGTGCTGTGATCCAGCGTGACAGCTGTCTGAGCATATAGGCTTCCATGAACCGTAGCAGTTGTTTGGACTGCAATATTCGTTTGGCCTAAGATGATACCTTCAAATACAGAGCTGACTCCGAGAGTGACCGCTCCTGCTACAACCCAGAAAATATTCGTTGCAACTACGCCACCGCTAAGGATGATACTTGTAGATGCACTGATATTTAATGTTCCTGCTATCTGGAAGATAAATACATCACTAGGTCCACCAGAAACCGTACAATTGGTAGGAATCGTTACGCCGGTAGTCCATTTATATAGACCTGGAGTAAGAGTGAGTCCGCCTAGATTGCCTGATGCGAGGTTGGTGAAATTAGGGCTGGTTCTGCCTTGTCCATTCGTATATGCAGTTCCCATGTCTCCAATAGCCGTAGTTAATGTGGCAGGAGTTGGAGCGCTGTAATCGGCAGCATAAATGTCGCCGGTAACGTTAGGTGCTGTAGAGAATTGTCCAGAGCCGTCTAGAGTCAGAACGAATCCAGTAATAGCTGTGTGGGCAATAGGACTTACGGCCATTTTACCAGTGATCGCGCTTCCGCTAGTATCGCTGATTCCACTTTCTGATAGGATCGTGTAGTTTGCAGCGGTAGCTAGGTTAATAGGAGCTAAACCGTTTGAAATGTTGAAGGAAGTACTGTAACCTACCAATACGCCAGCGCCTGATGTTGCAGATTTGGTAGCACTAATGATTTTAGCTCCATTAAGGCTGATTTGCAAATTTGCAGCAGAGAAATTGGCTACACCAGCAACCGCATTCATAGATACTGTTCCGAGTAGGGTGCCAGTACCAGAAGAAATTGCTAAAGTAACCAAAGCGGTAGAATCGGGACCAGTAGTAACAGTAGCGTTCGATGAGTTTTGGATCGCTACAATAGGCATTGTGGCAAAATTTACATTTTGTGCAGCACCTACGGGTTCTGTAGTAAATACCATTTGAGTAGCAAGACTAGGAGATGCACTGATTGTGTAAGTAGCAGATGCTACTGCAGAATTAGAGAATCCAGGATTAACAGCTATAGCTTTGATGGTTTGCGTTGCCCCGACCGTAATTGGACCAACATATGGAGTGCTGCTAGTTGTAGGTGTAGATCCGTTTGTGGTATAATAAATGGATGCAGTGGCCGTAGGAGACGAAATTGTGATTATTTGAGCAGCGCTATAAGTGGCCGAAGGTAATGAAAATGCAGGAGTCCCAGCTTGAGCGATTACAGCATTGATGATCACAGTAACCACGTTTGAAGCTACGCTAGAAGTCATACCAGCTACAGCTGCAGCAATGGCGGCCTGAGTAGCAGTGGCGATAGCTGCGGAGGTCTCACCGGATGTAATAGTTACTTCAATGCCAGTAAATCCGGCAGGAGTTGGATTTGTGTTTGATCCGCCAGTTACATTGTACCAAACCGTGTATGAATTTGCATTTCCAGCGTTAAACAACTGAAAGGATGCACCAGGACCGGTAGAAGCAAAAGTGCTTCCGGCAGGCAGATTCAATTGAACTTGCTGTATGGCTGTCTGACCAACGGTTGACGTAAAAAACGTAAAAGCAGAAGGCATCGAAATATTTGCCGGAGCATTTGTAGGAATAATCGGATTTGGTTGAATTGGCATGATCGAGGTAATGAATGGAAGTGCGCTAGCCAAAATACCACCAGCCACATTTGCAGCTACATTCGCGGCAATGCCGGAATTTGTGAATCCATCAACCATGAACCTTAAATCGGTCAAATTGAGAGCTTTAGTGCCCAAAATTGCGGCCTGAATGTCAGCGGCGACTTCTTCATTACTCATTGCTGTAATAAGTCTTCGGTAAGTATAGTTTGAAAGAACGGAACCATTTACAATTGCAGCAGACAGTTCAAGTCCAGCGCGGACGCTCGTGAGATCGTCTATAAGATCGTTGATAGTTTGATTGGATAAAGCCATGGAATCTCCTTAAGTTTACTGGTAATTACTCCAGTAGATATATCTGAACTAAAGATTGTGTCGCCACATTATATTCTATTACCCTTCTTGTTGTTTTCTAAGGCCAGTAAATATTGCAAATTCCAAGGAACATGTAAACACTTGACTTCTTTACCTTTTAATGGAATTGTGTTATCCACTTGAAATCCTTTTGTAAAAATAAAAAGGCCCTTAGTTTTCACTAAGAGCCTTAAATACTTAACTATTTGAATTTACTAACTAATTAGTATCCAGCACCAGGAATCAATTGGCCTGTGATGTTTTCCAAGAGCACGTTTTTGCGTGGTTGGTAAGCAGCCAAGGACAAGAATCTGAAATGCGCTTCAGGCAAAGACAAATCTTGAACAGCAAGTTTTAGTTTGCTGTAAGGAGCCAATTGAGCAAAGCCCATTGTGTTTCCTTGGATCAAGAAGCCAGTAACCGAGCCAGGTTGACGATTGCCCAAATCGATGAAGATCGGGTTTCCGTTACCTTGAGCAATTCTACCGATGAATTTTGCAGAACTTGCAGATCCACCAACAGCAGAGCGATAAACGTTGTAATATTGAGCGCTAGCAGCAGAAGTGATCGTTACATTAACTTGATCACCAGCAACCAATACAGCTACAGAAGCTGCAGGAGAAGGATACGACTCACCGCGCATACTGACTGAAGTAACATAGTACCAGTAAGTACCAGCAGACAACAGCGAACCAGCTGCTCCTGCGTCGGCCAAAGTGGGAACTGCGGGAGCAGCAGGAGAACCTGATCTTGCTCGTGCAGGCCTGGTTTTGCCAGACAAGAAACGTGAACCTTCTAAACTAACGATTGCAGAAGATGTCCACTGTGTTCGCAAATGAGCGCCAGTAGCTTCTTGAGCAGACCCAGCCAACATAATACGTTCTTTGGCATGAGCAATTTTGTTATAAGCAGACAAGCTGATAGGATCAAGGATCAAACGATCAGCAGCGCCCATGTTCATTGCTGAACGAACAGACGAGTCTTCGATAATGGACTGAGTAAGAGTTCCACCGACCGACAGAACCACAGTTTGGTCAGAACCAAATTCTGCGAACATCAAGTCTTGTGTGTTGGATTGAGCATCCGACTGTCTAACTTGTTGGTCAACACCAATCATGTTAGGGACTTTAGCTACGGCAAGGGGGTTACCGTTAAAAACACCCATATTTGAGAAATCAGCTTGACCACGGAAAGAATCGAATTCGATGTCTCCGGCAAGTTTCATGGCAGCATCAGCAGAGGCTCTGTCTTCGGCTTTTGTACCGTCGAAAGCACCGATCATATTTGATGCAACTGTCACCCGACGAGTTGTGCTGTAATATGCCATGGGCACTACTGCACGAACGTAGTTTGACGTGTCTTCTTCGCCTACGCCACCTTCGAACTGGGCAGACCCACCGAAGATACCATAGTCAAGTTGACGGTTAAATTGATGCAATTGTGACTTCACATCTTTCGAGGGCAACACCTTTTGAAGTTTGATGTGGCTATCGTCAAAAGTGACGTTTTGCATAACAGGTGACATGTCCTCAATCATGAGGGCAGCGCCTTGTACGAGCCTGTCTGGCGATGCAAGGTAACTACCTGCTTCCAGGGCTTTCATTAGGCCTTGAAGTTGTTCGATCATTGTATTTCTCCTTTTATCGCCGCTTATTTAAGCAAGTGGCTAATTTTATTAAAGTTTTTATCACCCAGATAGAAGTCATTAATTGCATCTCTATCCGATTTAGCTAACGTAGATTCACCAGCTTTTTTGTTCAAAATCTTATTGATTTCTGTTTCCGAAAGCTCAGTTGTACTTTTGGTATCTTCGCTCTTGGCAACAACACCTAATTCAGTGATTGCTTTTCCTTGAGGGACTTTTTTAACCAATTTGGTCAAAAATTCTTGGATACCATCCAAATTCTTCTTCATTTCTGCGGTTTTAGCTTTTTCAGCTTCAAGCTCAGATTTAGCGAGTTCTAATTCAGTATTGTCCATTTGATTTCCTTCACTTTTATTAAGCTTGGTCCCGCTAGCAGTATCAAAGGGTGCTTTAGCGCCAGGAGAATTATGAGGAGTCGATCCATCAATTTTCCCACCGTTACGTCTTGCAGGTTCACCTTTGTTCAATTTCGTACCACTTGCAGTGCTAAAAGGTGCTTTAGCGCCAGGGGAATTTTTGACACTTTGTCCTTCAATTCCGCCATTTTGTGGATCTGGAAACATGTTGTCGCCTTTATCTGTAGGATGCGAATTAAGCGTAGGATTTTCATTGCTAAGTTCGCTATGACCAGGCTTTTCAGCCTTACCCATCATAGAGGTACCACATTTGTCGATTCCAGCACCGGGAGCGGCAGCAGGAGGTTGTCCAGCAGCGGGAGCTTGTTGAGCACCGCCTTGAGCGTCTAAGGCTCTGCGAACAGCATCATGATGTGCCATCAATTCTTCATATGACATGCTCATGTACATTTCGTCCATGTGGGCCATGTCTTCTTCGTCGTATCCGTTACCAGCACCTTCAGCACCCGGAATAGGGGCTTGAGCAGCGGGATTAGGTTGACCTTCAGCAGGAGCAGCCGGAGCTTCTCCACCTTCGGGTGGCATTTCTTCAGCAGGGGCTTCTGGAGCGCCTTCTTCAGCAGCTGGGGCTTCCTTAGATGCAGCAGGCGGTTTGCCTTTTTCATCTTTAGGTTTAGATTCTTCCTTTTTCGGAGGTTTAGAATCTTCAGCCTTAGCCAATTCGATAGACGCAGTACCAGAAGAAGCTTTGAAGACTTCTTCTGCTTTACTTAAATGAGAGGTGAACTCTTGTTCCACCGTCTCGATGAGCTTTGCAAGCTCTGTTTCTGTATACTGCATTTTATTCTCCTAAGTTGTTTGCGTTTAAAATTAAACAGACTTAGTTGGCCAGTAGAGAGGTTGAATATCGACAAGGGGAGCAGCAGCATTAACAGTTGCGCCGGTAACAGCAGTGCCGTTAGCCAATTCAATTAGTTGCCATTCACAGCCACATGTTTGAGCTTCAAATTCGATAGTAGCCAAATCCGAGTGAGCAGGGATTGGATTCGTAGCACCTGTAAAGAGGTTGTCCGAGAAAGCAGAGAAAGTGATGGTTGCATCGCCAGTACCGCTGATTTTGTTCAGCGTACCAGATACGGATGGATTTCCGCCTCTACCAGCTGTTACTAAAGTAGTGCCGCTCACTAGTGTTGAGCCAACCAAAAATTGTTGACCAGTAACACTATCTTGGTATATCGCGCCTGCCGTAGCATTTGCAGAAGTTACCGTAAATGTATAAGCACCAGCTGCGCCAGTCAACTCGTAACCGAGCATCAAGACTGTAGGAGCATATGCGTATGTCGAATTTCCAAAAATATCTTTACTTACAGCGTCAACGTTTGAAAGTTGAATATAGACAACAGGCTGACCTTCAGCTGCATTGCCATTATGTGTCAACATGAGGTAAGGCCATTGAGCTACGTTATTGCCACCAGAAGCTTCAACGATAGTTTGTGTATAAAACCCTTGGCTAATGGTATTGAGGCCAGCATTTGCTGCCAGTCTAACGGTCAATCGGTCAGCTAAATCTCTAATAAGCGCTTCGGCTTTAGCATTACTGTACATTTTATTTCTCCTTTAAAGGTTATATTCCACATCAGTGGTAAACCATTGAATACTCTAGGAAGTTTACTATTCAAAAAAAAACACTCTAGTTTCAAGTACTTAGATGTCAAATCTCCGCAGATTACGGATTTCGCAAGTATGTGATATAATTGAAACGGAGCAATCTTATACGGTATGAGCACATATGTTGATGGAATAGGCGCAAGCCAAAATATAGATAGCAGTGGTGAGATAGTCGATATTGCAGGTTTAGATATCAGCAGCCTCGAATATGATGGTTCTTTAAATTGGGAACACAAAAAAGATGTGCCAGATCAACTAGTTGGAAAGATCTTAAAAGCTAAGAAGATATTCTCCGACAAAGACTGCGAAGATGACAGACAAAAATACTTCTGGGAAAAATGTAAAGTTCCGTATCTCTATATATTAGGTGAATTATTTGATGACTATACTGATTCGGCCAGAACTGTGGCTGGATTGTTCAGATATGATTCAGATCGTCGTGGTAAAAACGAAAGAGATGTAATAGGATTCAGCGTTGAGGGTGCCCAGTTACCTGGAGCCAAAAGCGGTATGACTATTACGAGGTCCATAGCTCGTAAGATCACTATCACAAATTTTCCTTGCAACAAACAGGCCTTTGCAGAGATGGTCCCATCTACAGCTAAGAAACCAAAAGACAGTCTTGATAATATTTTCAAAACCGAGAGCATGGTAGAGATTGAAATTGTCAAAGTAGAAAACAATCCTAACATATTAGATTTGTTGAAAAAAGAAGATATCAAAAAACGCGTCAATAATTTGACTCTCAAAAAAGACAGCATGACTGCAAATCCAGGTCTTTCCTATGGTGCATCAAATGCTTTAGGTGGTGGCGCTCCTAGCTCTCCCTCCTTGGCGTGTTCGGAATCCAAACCGATTAAAAAGGCTTTAGAAGCAGGTAGTTACAATGTTGCACCCAATATGTTGTCTGGTGGAGCTGCACTGGGAAAAGAAAATTTAGTAGGCACTAAAAAAGCGGAAAACGGTGGCGTAAAACCTCCGAAACCTAGCAAAAATTACCAACCAGGACCTGCACCGTCTACCAATCCAGGAACAGTAAGAGTTCAAGACACTACCCCTAAACCCTGGTTCCCTAAAACTGGAATCAAAACCACAAAAAGTGAAGTAGATATAAGAGGAAGAGACGAAGCTTCTACTGGTCCTCAACAAGTTCTTGGTCAAGGTAAGCTTGGAGCTGCGGTAAAGCAAAACGGAACATCTTTATCTGGAAATCAGAATAACACAAAGTTGACCAATCCCACCACCATTAAGCCTCCAAATATGAATCGCGAACACGATGGCCGTGATAGGATGACCGACAGATCTAAGCCCATGCATTCCGTGTCGGCAGCTACCCAAAAAAGCGAAACCATTAAAAAAGGTGCCGTAACACCACAATTTGGTCAAAAAGAACACAAAATAAAAAATTTACAACAAGAAATAGATACAGCAGCGTATCGCCCAGATCCTGCCCAGATTGACAAAAAGTCTTCAAACCGCAAACCTAGACCACAGCTAAAGAAGTCGCAGTGGTTGATGAGAGCGGAAGAAGATTACAATAAATGGGAAAAACGTGAACAATTTGAATCATTTATGAAGTCTCGTATGCCTCATTTGACTAAATCTGAAGTCAAGGCTATCGGACAAACTATGTTATTTAACAAGTCAATGAGATTAGAGAAATCCCTAGATTTTCAAAATTTGATACCTTTTAAGAAAAAGTAGTTGCATTATACCGATTTGGGCGAATTCCATGTTGGATGCGTAGTAACGTCCAAGGATTATGGTTCTAGGACAGATCCTGAGCATGAAATTTTGAAAAATACAGAATTTGCAATAAACGATCTATTGTTTCAATTAGATGCTGAAGGTATAACGGAAGTCTATTCAAATAAATTCAATTCTGGATTGTTCAGTGTACCGTGGTCTAAAACAGAAGCAATTCTTGAAAAAGAACTTAAATCATATCCAGAAATAACTTGGACTGTTTGCGATTTGTGATATAATCAAGTCTTGTAGTGGCGTCTATTTGGTAAATAGATGAATTCGTCATTGACCAGGGAATATGTGGAGATATTCACATATACGAAGCTTTAGTCTTACCTGGAGTTGCTTGAAAACCGAAGGCATCTTATTGCGGTAAACCCTTTACCAGGGAGCCTATATAAGTGTGGTCCCACTGCATCGCGTTTATCTGGACACTTTGTCCAGATTAATGTCTAAATAGGAATATATGGAAAAACCATCATTTGATTTTGAGACTTTGACCACAAAAGTCAAAGATGCCAACTATACGAATTGGGAAGATCCATTCGCTTCAGAATATGAGCTTATATCAGTTCAATTTGAAGGTCGTCTTATGTTGGACAGTAAAACTATCAGACATAACATTGTTCTGTCTAAAGAATTATGGTTCTCAGAGGGATTATGAAATTCATCGATAGATTGGCCAAAGAATATGCTCGAAGTGAGCACTTGATATATTCTGATAGGAATATAGCGGAATCAGCCTTCAAAAAAGGATGCCAAGACATCTTACAAGAACTTATCAATAGAGTTCCGCACGAAATGCTTGAGAGTGTCATAGAACAAGTTCTAAAAATGGAATACTCAGAGGAAGAAGATGGACAGGACTAAAGAAATCATAGAAAGAATCGCTAAAAATCTTAGAGAGCAGGGTTATGAAGAAAACCCAATACACGAAAGAGTCGATTCTGGACTGGGCGATTATGATTCATTCTTCCAGATAATGGTTGACTCAAGGTTAGAGGGCGTAGAACTTTCTGCAGAAGAAATCTGGGAAAACATGAAGAAGCAGATCAACCATCTTCGAAAAATCATCCAAGATGCAGAGCGTGATTACGGTAGATTGACAACGAAGTACAGAACTGCTCAAGAAAACTACGAGGCCCTACAAAGGGCTACAGGTAATGACTAGGAAACTACCAAAAGAAACGTATTAACGCCTTCTAATCCACTCATAAACTTGGCAAACGTAGGCTTGCTAGTAGTAACCATTTCTACCCCTTGATATAATTCTTCGGATTGTCCCAATAATATGCAGCCCTCTGAATCACGATTCCAGTTGCCCCAATGAAATAACAAGTCTTTATGCCCTGCGACACCAGTTACCTCAAAAGTCGTAAAATCTTCAGTCATGTTGTGCAATCTGTGAGGCCCTCTAACGCACACAAACGTGCCATTTGGAATCTTGGGAAGGTTATCGTAGGAATGTTCTAGGGTGTGAGCTATAACATTACCATTTTGGTCTTTGAGTACGCTAAAGATGCCATCAGGACGAAAATGAACGCGAGTCAGTGAGTATGTCAATTTGCTTTTATCTTGCGATGCGTCAATAGGTTTCGTAGGCTGTTCTGGAGTCAATTCTATTTGTGCAGATTTTCCAGCCAAAAGTGCGATAATGGTAGGTAAATATTTCTTAAAGAGTTCGCCAAAGTTCATAAAATTCTCCTTGCTTTATAGTAAGATTGTGATATACTATTCATAGATGAAGATTTTGCTAGACTTTCAATGGACCCTAAAAATAGTAGACTGGAATCTAGATATACTAGAATTTCCTCATACAGTTTCATTAAAAGGTGTTAATTATCAATGGGTTATGTACGATTACACCAATATTGAAGCATATGAATATTCATTGTCTTTTGCAAAAATTACAGACAATCAACTACCGCACGACGGTTTTGGTAACGTATTTCACGTACCTTCAATAGAAGGAATGTTTGGTAAGGATGAAGAGTGTGATTGTGGTGCCAAAATTGCCAATACTACGCATGCATTTTGGTGCAAGAAAGGTAACGGACCATGAAATTCAAGTACGGAGATAAGGTGAGATTGCTGAATAATGATTTTTTCTCTGATACCACATTCACCGTCGTATCTTACGTTTACACATATTCTAACCTAGATTCTAAAACACTTAACAGTACCGGAGAAACACAATACGGTTTAATCGACGACACTCTACAAAGACCGTTGGATTATATAAAAGAGAGTGAAATGGAAAAAGTATCGCGCAAGCCCCGAACCACTCATTGGCGTAGAGGACCATTCCCATGAAAATCTACTTAGGATACAAGGCCTTCCCTTTCATGGGAGGTTGGCAAGCGGTAAAGGCTTTCAAGACAGAGGAACAGGCTAAAGAATGGTCTTCTGAGGAAAATTCAAAAGTATTTCAAGAATTCGATGATTGTGGCCTAATAGAAGGTGAAGAATTTAACTACATGGAATTGGAGCTAGAATGAGTCTACCGAAACTTTTTAAAAAGACCTCCACAGGTGCAATTCAGTATTGGTCTGTTTCTGTTATAGAGAATTCAGATCACTCAACCGGATATGATCTATGGACTTTCTATGGTCAAGTTGGCGGTAAAGAACAGCAGACTGTAGATTCCATCTTTGAAGGTAAAAACGTCGGCAAAAAGAATGAGACTACGCCGCAGCAGCAAGCTGAATCTGAGGCGCAGGCTAAATGGGAAAAACAATTAAAACGTGGATATGTTCAGTCTCTAGGCGATGCCAGAGCCGACAAGCTAGATGAAATTATCGAGGGTGGTATCGTTCCTATGCTTGCCTTCACTTTTGAGAAGCAGGGTAAAAAGATCAAGTACCCATGTTTTGTTCAGCCTAAGCTAGACGGAATTAGATGTATTGCCATTCTTAAAGACGGAAAATGTACTCTTTGGTCAAGAACCAGGAAACTCGTCACTTCATGTCCACATATTGTCGCTGAAATTGAGAGAATTTTTAGGGATGATATCATACTGGATGGTGAACTCTATAATCATGAATTAAAACAAGATTTTGAGAAGATAGTTTCCATGGTTCGCCAAGAAGAACCTGCAGATGGACATGAGAGAGTGCAATATCACATTTACGATACGGTAAACAAGAATCCATTTTACAAAAGAACAAATTTACTCTATAAAGCTTTCAATGTAGGTTCTCCAAGTTTTAAATATCTAAAATTAGTTGAGACCTTTGACGTAGAGAAAGAGGAAGATATTGCAGTTTGGTTTGCAGGATTTACCGATAAAGGATATGAAGGAGCAATACTCCGTAATTATGAAGGTCTTTATGTAAATAAACGATCTGCAGATCTCATTAAAGTTAAGGAAATGCAGGACGACGAGTTTCGTATTATTGGAGTAGAACAAGGTCGAGGCAAATTAACTGGACACGTAGGGGCCTTTGTCTGCCTAACAAGTAATGATCAGGAGTTTAAGGCCAAAATGTCAGGGTCTACAGAAAAATTGAAGGAATACTGGGAAAATATGGATTTATGGAGAGGCAAATTCTTAACTGTACAGTTTCAAGATTTTACCTCATATGGAATTCCACGTTTTCCGGTTGGTCTTAGAATAAGAGAAGATGTTTAACAAGGAGACAATATGTCAGATGCGATCAAGTATTTACATTTCAACAACACCTACATCAAGAAGGAAGACAGTAAGAAGTTCAGGCGCAAATACGCCAGTAGAACAGTGGCTGCTAAGGCTGCGCCCGCTGCCGACATTCTAGCTTTGGCTCATAATTACGCTGGATCTACGCAGGAATTCGTTTATGGCCTTCTGGTAGGTGTTACGGTTCTTTCTATAGATGATGTATATGACAGAAAACTTGGAAGACAGTTTGCCACAGAGAAAATGACATCAGTTGAACTTACTATAAATTCTATCGTAACCAACAAAACGCACATATTCGTACATTTTAAGACCTATAAAGGTGTAGATTTATCGCTTAGATTGAACAAAAATACAGGGTTTTCGACAGTTGTCGGAAACTTCATGGGAGATTAGGCGTGAGCTAACGCTCTAGAGTAAGTCGGACAAGTAGCCACAAAGACTGTACGCGAACGGGAAACAAAAAGAACTGGCGAATCTAGAATAGCCAAGAAAGCCAATATCAAACAGTGACTCGGTGGTACGCCTAATCTTTTAACCAATCAGGAAGTTCTGGGAGTGGGACAGATTGTCCCTTCAAGGCGTGAGTACAATCGTCTAAGAACTGCAAAACACCGTTCTTTAAAAATGAATGGCAGATAGTTTTACCAGATTCATCTTGTCCAGTAGACAAGATACTGGGGCTAATTGTTGGAGAATTATAATTTCCATCGAAAGACCAGGACCCGTTACCGGTGATCGTAATAGTATGAGGATTTTCGCATCCAGGACAATAAAATACTAGAGCGTCTTTTTCATAATATTTGCAGGTCCTGAATTTTCCTCTTTGACCCACTATACCGCTCTTTGAACAGAATATAGATCGTAATCTTGAGAATGATAGTCTAGTTTTCCAGATTTGTCGAATGTAAATCCACGACTAAGATATGTAAGGGTACATCTACAATGGGGATGAAGTCCAAAAGCAGAAGGCTGTGTCTCGCCACGCTTATGGTAGCCCTGCTTAAGTTCGGAAAATTTATAAAGCCTAGGCGTAATACCGTCAGGCATCATGTGGAGTTTGAGGCATTCTTTGCAGGTACTAGCATCTTTTACCATTATGAAGAACACGGTAGGATCACTATCATTGACATTTGCCGCACTACGAGTGATATCCATCATTGAGCCAAGATTTCTTAGTTTGGTAGCTTCAGATTCAATCACAGTTTTTAAGTGTGTGCTAGCCTTACCCATCTCTTCTTGAATGGCGTTTTCAAGGAATTGTGAATCTACCGGTTCATTCCTGATCCTGGCTTCCTTCACGATACCGTCAACTAATTCTGTGACATTAGATCTGGTCTTACTTTTCAATGATTCGATATAGCCGTCAGCGCTTACTAATAAGCTCCTTAAAACATCCTGCTCCAAAGCATTTGGCATCTTGTTTTGCATGGCTTGAACGAATAGATTGGAAAGGCCGAAGTTTTCTTGGGAGCTAAATACGGCTAACTTTTTATTCTGATACTTTGGAAGATTTCCGATGAATTGCAAGGCTATACGATCAAAGATGTCATCTATGATCTTACCTATGCTATCTTTACCATTTCCAGAGATGCCAAACATGTGACCTACTTAAAGTTTGTTAATATAAACGGCTCTTTAGAGGCAATAACGTCGCCGGTTAGGGTTCCGGTAAATGGAACTTGACCACATTTCTTACAAGGTGGATGACCATCACCTACGAAGTTGTCGTAGTCGTGCTGACATTGAGTGTTTGGTACGGTAAAGGTTAAAGGAGACAGAATGGCAGGATACTGTTGATATGGATTAAGAACTTTGTACTTTTCAACATCGCCGATCCGCGTAAGAAGTTTTACCTTGAGTTCTTCAGATAGGGGTTCTGTCAGTAATAATTGTACTAAAAATTCAATTTCTGTCATAATTACTTCTTGGTAATGCCTTCTTTATTTAGCGTAGCCATGATATCTTTGCTGACTTGCTTTTCTTCTTGTTCCCACTTCTTCATTACGTCTGCCACGATCTTGTGCTGTAGAGTAACTGCAGTTTTGGCATTTGAAGACATGTTGTGATTGGCTTGATTTCCAATATTAAACTGGGGTTTATGGAGAGCCTTAGCGATTCCTTTAATGGCTTCTGCAGATTTTTTGAGTTCGATTTCTTGTTTCAGATCTTTTACGTATTTTTGCAGTTCTTCTGGATCAAGCTCTGATTTACTCAACATGTTCTCTAAAGTAGAAATATGTTGATCCAGTTCGGTTCCATCTGGATGTTCAGATTCTGCCATAGGCTGTGCTTCCACTTGAGGATTGGCAGGTTGTCCAGGAGCTGCTCCGCCAGGCATTGGAGCACTATGATCATCTCCAGGTTGACTAGCACCACTCTCTTGGCTAGGATCTCCGCCAGGTTGTCCTGGCTGTCCAGGTTGTTGAGCTGAAGCTTCTTGCTCTTGAGCCTTTTGTTGGGTAGCTTGTTGAGTAGCCTGTTTAGAGCCTTCTCCGAAGCCTAATCGAAAAGCCAAGTCAACTGACTTTTTGAAGTTCAGTTTTAGCTCTTGATATTTCATCTTATAATTTACGTCGCCGCTCATATTAATCCTCTTCCAACATGTCTTCTATGTCCATCATCAAGAATTGCATCGCGTAGGGCTTGGGAGCCAACAAAGCAAAAACTGCCTCTGGACTAGTTTGGGCCAATAACTGAAGGTATTGAATCCAAAATGGATCTCGTTTGTATTGTAATAATGGATCAGAAAAAGCCGTTACATCATTGAAGAACGTAGACTTGATTTCACCAACATCGTTATATTTATCTAAAAGTAATTGGAAACGTTCGTTGAACGGCATATTGCCGCCCATTATACCCAATACTGAATCTTTATCAACTTCCTGCATTACGTCGTTGTAAGACATGGAAACAACCATATCTTGTTGTAGGCGGGTAGTTTCCTGCTCTTTGCTTTGGCTGTCTAATCCGGCAAGTTTGATCTCACAGACTTTAGCTAGCAAAGGATCTATCAGTGGTAATAGTCTTTGATTGAAGAATGTAGCAAATTTCAAGACTAAAGGTCGTAGGCCTGTATCGCGAGCTGCGGTAAGTTTGAATTCGTTATTGGATTCAGATAAAGTTTGAGAATTCGTACCTTTGCTCAAATGTCCATAACCAGGCAATTCATCAGGGCTCACACCGAAAGCTGACAAGATGTTCCTGGCAATTTGATCATACATAAATTGAAATTCATCGCCTAATCCTTCACCGGTCATAGGCAACCACGTAACATCATCTTCTGACCCTATACCGAATATCGGGGTCCTGAAGGAGTTACTAACGCTGTTGATAGAAGCGTTAAACTGCAATTTCATGTTATCTAAGGCTTGTTGGTCAACTTCGTCCGATTTGATGACAAGCATGCCTTTTGTCGCTCTACCGTTTTGGAAATAGAGCTTCTTATAAGCGTCAATGCTAATGTGGGTAGTAACGCTAGAAACAACAGTGTCCAAAGGAGAAATAGGATACCCATTATGCTCCACATCAGAAGAAGGGAACAAAGTATATACGAGCATCTCATCATGCGTGAAAGCTTGTCTTGGAGTACCGTCAATGATTTGAAGCCATGCATATTGGTCTTCTTGTAGTGCTTTAATGTCGATGTTGATTTTTTCGCCAGTCAAGCTCTCTAAAGCCCTAATAGCTGTAGCACGAAGATTATTTCCTACGTATTCGCCTTTTCTGACTGCCCTAACGATTGTAGCAACGTCTACAGGTCTAAATCTATGAAAAGGATAATTACCGTCTTGATCTGGCTCAGCACTTCTATCATAGATGATCTCAGTAGCGAACCTACCAAATGTAAGACCGTTCCTACACTGAATGTCCATGTACTCAGCTAATGTGAGTTTTTCTTGATTTTCGAGTTCGTCAGTATGTCCGCAGTTAAGGATGATCTTCTCTGCTCTCTTAATTCTCTCTTTAACTTTATCGAACTGCTCTGGGGTCAAGATCTTATAGAATTCTGGTTTAATTTCAAACTCAATACCGATATCAAATCTATCAGCGCGTAAATGTCCAAACAGCGACATCATATTGCCACGGGCACGCAAGATGGCAGCTACTAGATGGTCAGTGATCCTGATCTGTTTGAGCACTTCATCAGGTAATGCTCTGCGTTTGGTTTTATATAAACCAAGGAAATTGTCGGTAGGGGCCGGATTCTCAGTAAACGCTAAAGCTGGAGCCTTTTTACTATTTGCACTTCCACTAGCCTGATGAATAGCGTACAACAATGGATCGTTTTCAGATTTTGAAAAACCTGCACTATCCATAGTTTCAGCAGCATCTTGGCTTAAAGCAAATACCATCTTATTCTTGACAGAATTATTGATAGTCTGCGCAGCTAGGACGGCTTCTTGGGCTTTCTGTTCAGCAGATTTTTGATCACTCATACGTTATACCCTATTACCCTTAGAGCTATTTTGCGATTTAGGTAAAATTTGCAAATTCCAGGGAACATGAAGTCCACTTACATTTTCTCCCTGAAGAGGGATTATATGATCAACCGATAGCGGATCAGTTGGATCGCTCAACCACTGAAGTTCTTTGGCTAATATATAAAATTCTTTGATTTCTAAAAGCTGTTCTGCTGATATCCATGGCGGCGTTCGTTTCATTTTAGAGGCGCGACGCTTGGCACTTTTAAAATTGACTTTATCCATATTGTTTTTGCGCCATACATTGTAGGTATTTTTTGTTCTTTCTATGTTGTTTTTGCGCCACTCTTCCATACGAATACTGACAGAATTTTCGTTTTCGGACACCCACTTAGAATAATTATCTGGATTATTGGATCGCCAAACGGCTAAATACTCATTCATACATGATTTACAACGCCTCTGAAGACCATCTTTATTCGACTTCTTTTTGCTGAAATCTTTCAATGACTTGTCTTTCATGCATTTTTTACATTTCTTCATCACGTATCCTTATATCACTTATTCTATTGAAATTAAGAGAACATTTGCTGGGTTTACGCCATTATTGACAACACTCAGTGAATATATGGTAGATTTCAACATAAATACGCCATTTTGGTTAGCAGGGCACCCATTGGCACAATTCACTAACAAGAAGGGCTCAATATCGCAGGCATTTACGCCGTTGATGATTAGGGACACTTTCTGACTCGATTCCACGTAAATCAACTGTTTTGCATCAGAATAGATACTAACTTCTGTCATGATGTTGGTTTCTTGCGGTAGAGAGCCAGTATAAGAAAACTCTAATGATTCTGCGTACACAGCGGTAATTTTATATGATCCTTGGGTGACCAGAGAAAATCCAGAAGTAATGCTCAGCGTATCGCCTATCTGAACGCCTGCAGCGCTATAGATCTGTACTTGGGATACAAAACCTGATCCTAAGGTGATAGGACCTTCTCCAGTGCCTGTTGGGTTATTTATAGTGAAACTGGTGGTCGTCAAGGCTATGATCTGGAAGCTACCTTGATTTAATGGATTGAAAAGATTACCAAGAGTTACCCAATCGCCTACTTGAACACCGCCTAATGCGAAATTCGTGCCACCGGTTGATGTAAAAGTTACAATTGGGCCATTTTGAGTGACCGTAACCTGGGTCGTAGCGTCAGCGCCTGTCGACCTAGGGGTTCTGAAGTTTGGTGCGGTACCGCCAGTCCAGGATAGGATATAGGTAGAACTATAAAAAGTCTTTAAAGCTATGGAATATTCAGTAGTTCCATCTTGTGCTAAGGTCCTAGTTCCGCTAAAAAGGGGCAATGTTTGACCAGGAGCGACCGTAAAAGACTCATCTCCTGCTCCATTGGTGGGAAGACTATTAAGGCTGAAATTCCATTTAAATGCAGATTGACTTGGTGCGTTAGATGATTGTCTAGGATTACAATATCCAGCAGATTGAGATCCATACGCGCTTAAAAATACACTCATTGAAAAATTAGACATTAGGCAACCCTCGTTTGATTTGGCTTACCTTAAGATTGCTTGTCTAATTTATCACCCTTACTTTGGTTGTCTTTTCTCCATAAAGGCTGTAGATTGGCGTAATTACAGGCTATTTTGAATTGTTCAGGATCTGAAAGATTAAAACTGGACAACGGAATGATGTGATCTATGTGCCACCCGTGATAGGAGTAGTTGGACCAATTCATGCCGCGTTGAAATTTAGATTCAATATATTGCTTTAAGAAAGGTATAGAACAGCCTAATTGCTCAACCGCTGATCCTCCTTTTTGATTTCTTTTTACTGCAGAATTGATTCGCCTTCTTAATGCATGTGCAAGCTTAAAATTGTCATCAGAATTTCTTCTGTTTTTGATGTATTTTGTTTTTCTAGCTTGTACTTTCTTTTTGTTATTGTTTACATATTTTGTTTCATAATCGTGTTGGCACATTTTACAAACGTTGGCCAGACCATCTTTTTTACATCTATTTTTATAGAACAAATCTGTAGTTTTGGATGATTTACAGGTAGTGCATTGTTTCTGAGTCATATGTTCCACTTGAATCCACCCTTTTGATGAGTAGTGCTGCCAGTAACGCTTCCGCCATCATAAACCCTTTTGAAAATCTCTTCTCTCATTTGTTCATTTGTTGTAGGGTTTGGATTATTTTTCTCCTGCAGCTGCGCTTCGGTCCACGACGTGCTTATTTTTTGATCACCCCTGACGGGAAAAATATTTTGTCCAACATATCGGGCGGCGTCGCATATGTCAGCTATTCCACGCTCATCATCGGGCTCCAAAGTAACATTTCCTTGTCCATCAAGCTTGAATCTATGTTTTTGGATAGCAGAGATTACTCTTTTAGTGTTAGGTGTTTCTACTATTTTAAGCATACGTTTTCCAGATGAGTCTACTATTTTAGATCGTAAACTTTCAATTCCACCCATCACATCTTTGGTGAATTTAGGAGATTTCATACCATTTTTGGTGAAACTTTTTGTGTGACTAGGCATAGCTTGATCACACCACCATTTTTGAATATTTTTATGTTTTTCTCTATAGGATATAGCGGTATTAAGAACGTCTGAAAACTCTAATCCTGGAGCCGCCCAACAATCAACTATCCAAACTTCTCCAGTGGGGAAAACTGCGAAAACAATTATAACAGAATCATGAACATAACCCCAGTCTACGCCAGCATATAGGGGTATGTTGGATTTTTGTAACTCATACAAAAAGTCCATTTCGGATACAAACGATTTAGTTGATGGTGATCCCATCAAAATCTCATAAGCATCTTTCAAGGACATTACATTCCCTTTTCCGGGAACCGTACTGAATCTGGGATAAACTAGACCTTCACTGCCAGGCTTCCAGCATAGCAGTTGAGCTTCGGCAGTATCTGGGTCATTCTCTCTGAATTTCTGTATGACAGATACGATTGGCTTATAGAATCCACCAGAGGCAGACTCTGGTTTATCGGCCAAACGCTTTCTACAAACTGGCAGTAGTAAGCAGCTTTGGCAGCCCTTATAGACATCTTTAACAAGATCCCACTTAGGATGCTCTGCTGTTGGCAAGAATTCAAATTCATCTTTAAATATCTGCTTAAGAGGAAGATTTTTAGCCACATACATGTCTGTTTTTTCTTCTTCAGGCAAATGTCTGGACTTAGGGCATCTTTCTGTAACGTCAAGGATGTTCCAGCTTAGGATCTTGTAGTGCATCGCAGGTGCTTCATCAATGGCCTTGGACATATTACCGAATGCGTATTTACGAGTAGAGAGGTATACTTTTATACCGTGAATGCCTTTACTGAATCCAGTAATATTTTTGCCCTCTTTGATTGCGGCGGGATCTGCTAAGTCAAGTTCGTCCAGAAACAGAACGTTAGAGTGTAAGCTATTCATCCCTTTGGTTGTACAAATTACAATTTTAATGTAAGGAGTTTTACCCTGAGGAGTCTTGAACTTTGTAAGACGTTTATTTTTTGTTTTATTTAGCCATCCAGCAACGTCCAATAAGGGCTGAATACTCATGAAAAAGGTATCAATATACCCTAGAGCAACCGATGATTGATCCTCTGTGGCGGCGGCATGGCCAACCTCTAGCTGAAAGTGCAAGACAAGCAGGACTTCTAATATAGCGACCGATACGGTCTTCATTCCTTCACGACAAGACATCAAGATGTAGCCAGGATTTTGGTCACCAGTATTGTGCTTGAAAGTGTTGTAGACTTGATATATACTATCTAAAGGGCTGCTTGTACTGTCTGGATCTGTAATCTCTAGAGGGAGTTCAAGTCCAAGATACATGCGTACCCAGTCTTTGACTTCCTGTGCGGAAGAAAGAGGGCTAAACATCCACTCGGCATACTTCTTTTGGTCTTCATACGGCAAAATACTAAAATCCATTAATCTTCTTCTTTTTTAAGGGCTTTTTTGATTTCTTTTAATTCTTGTTGTTTCCCGCCACGCTTAATAGATCTTTGGACCTTTCTATTTCTAGCATTGGTACCAATACAATATGTACATTGACATCCTACTTTGTATTTACCTATAAATTTCATCGTTTACCTAGCGAGATGATATGGTTTCATTTCTAAGTTCTTCCATGAATTTTGCCTTCTCTTCATCCGTAAGATGACGTGTAGAAAATGCTAGATATCCCTTGACAAAGAAATCCTTAGCTAGCAATCTGTCAGACATACAGTCAAAACGTCTATTGGCGATGATGCCATGCATTTTACTTTCCATGTCTTTGCGTTCCTCAAGTGTCATACTTTCAAGGACTTGTTCCAATTCTTCATCATTTGGGGCACCGTACCACAATTCAATTGTTTTCATTAAGGCCTTTCATTTGCTTCATTTGTGAAGGCTTCTGGGTTAGCTGCAATTCGTTCGAATTCTGAATCTGCTCTAGCTTCTGATCTCTCAAAAGTATCATCTCTAGGATGTACTACTAATCCGCCCATAGTACCCAAAATACTGGCAATACTTACTGCATTGGATAAAGATTCAGTCACGGCCTTGGTAGCGTCGTAAAGTCCCAATTCTTCAGCTGTTCCGAATACTTGGTTCTCAATATCATAAACTAGATTTGGATCGCTAACGAGTTTTGTTATGGTATCCTGTTTTTCCTCTTTGTTGTATCCAGCATTATCCAAAAGTCTGAACAAGAGGGACATCAAGGAAGGGACCAATACGTAATGTGCGGGATCGTCAGTTTTAAGTTCTTCGCTCAGTTTAAGGGCCAAGTCCAGGGCAATACGGGCGCCGCCAGGCAATGCACCATTGCTAATAGTAGCTCTGACAGCACATACAGCATCTTCACATCTGTCATGAGCTTCTTTAAGTTCGCCGTTTGATCCGCCATAAATGGTGAGTTTAGCGATACCATTGGTGATCTTTCCAATACGTTCTTGGAGCCAAATCTTCTCTGCTTGGCTTTCACCGTTTTCCATCATTTTCTTTAAATCATCAGCCCTAACTTCAACATTTACTGGATCTGGATCGCCGATTACTGTGGTGCGGAAGCGGTATGCTTCAACGCTGGTCATATTACAGCCAAGATCTTGCATTGTAGCATTTGCAATTTGATCTTTCATACCAAAAAGCTTAGCTCCGGTAAACGATGATAAATCTTGCAAAAAGTGCAATTGACTATTGGCGAATTGAGCCATAGGAGTGATCAAAGGCAAAACATTCAAGGTGTTAGGATCTTGGAAATTGTAAGCCAATTGAATAAGGACGTTTTCGCTAAATCCGTGTGAAAAAATTACAAGGTTCTTATATTGAGCGTCTTTTTCGTGAATGTATTTTTGTCCTAACTCGGCGATCAGAGGCATAACGGCTACTAAGTCATTCATTTGACCGTCAAATAGTAAGAATAAAGGCTTTTCCAGATAGCAGCGTTGATTGGCTTGGTCGTTGATAAAGGCAGTGTGCATTTTGCCGATGGAATCTTCATATCCAATGGGAATAGGGAAACCATCAATGCGCTCTACTTTATAGTCTTTTTTGCCTGACAATTCTCTGATAGTAACGTGCGAGGCGTCTCCATAACCAATCTCTTCAAAGGCTTTGATAACGGCATCGGCCATTTCTTTGTCGCCATTAGCGCTGATGGTAGCGACCATTTTCAGCATGTGTTGGTTGTCAGCGTCGACTTTGATGCTTCTTGATTCTATATAAGGTAGAAGAATGGTGTCAACAACTTTGGAAATCCTACGAACAGCCTTTTGAGGACTATGCTTGGGGTTCTTTTCGCAGAAGTCAAATAGGTGCTGAATAATAGAGTAGCTCAAAACAGTGGCCGTAGTGGTGCCGTCGCCAGCTTCTGTGGCGGTTCGCTGAGCTGCGTCACGAGCTTGCTCTATAATAAGATGTTTGTAGGGATTATAATGTCCAAGGGATTTGAAGATGGTAACGCCATCTTTTGTATTTTTGCTACCGATACCAGCATAATCAGATTCCACCAGAGTGTTCAGTCCACCTGGCCCAAGACTTGATCCCACGATTTCAGATACTTCTCTCATGGTGTCTAAAACCATTGCGTTGATCTTTTTTCTGTCCGTAAGATATTGTTTTGGGGCTGTTTTTGCTTTTCTGTAGCTCATTATTTCTCCTGTTTGTTTGTTATATCACATAAATAAAAGATAGAGGCGTATTTCGCTAGCCGAACCATCGTAACGTCCCTGGAATCGAACCAAGCCACTACAGCTAGTACGCCTATATCAGTAATAACGAGCCCTGCTAGTCCACGCCTGCTAGCCTAATGACGTTAGCACCTCTGTACAAAGGTAGTCAACCTAGACTCGTTAAAATAAGGGCTTTTGGCCCAGATCTATCGACTTCTCGCGAAATCAATAGAGATACGGATGGCCTTTGGCGCATTTAGACACATTACCCGTCTGGCGGGATTTATTGTCCGCACTCTTCTTACAAATACATTAAGAATATTGACCCATGGCGTCGTATTCTCCAGTACCATCCAGATACATAATATCACTTGACAGAACTTTTGTAAAGAAGTATTATATCAAAATGAGATTTAAAATCGTTAGTCCCACAAAGGCACTAATTTCAAATTACAGTGCCCAAGAATTCGAAGACCTTAAGGTTGAGTTGACCTATACCAATACTGCAGCGCAGCATATGGTTAAGCGTCATTTCAATAATCAATGGGCTCGCAGACAGAATCCTACTGGTTGGCAGATCAAATTAGATGAACTCAAAGCTGAAGTCAAGAAGACTCTGGTTTTCCAGGATGATGATGGTAAATTTTTCGTAAGGCCTGGATCGCTGCCATATTTAAGCATGTTCTCAAGAGATAATTCAGAAATAACCTATACTTATTCAATACCAAAGAGAATAGCGTGGGCTAAGCCGCTACCGTTTGAATTGTATCCATATCAGACAGAAAGCTTCGTAAATCTAATCAATGTCCAACACGGTAACGTTGAGTTGTGTACCGGTGCTGGCAAATCAGCTATCCTGCTGAAATTATGTAGAGAAACTGGATTTAAGTGTGCCATCATAGCGCCGTCTAGGAGTATTTTTAGGGAACTAATGAAGTCCTTTGAAAAATATCTTGGCAAAAATAACGTAGGTGGCTTTGGGGATGGCAAAAAGAAGATAGGTAAAAGAATCACTATATGTATAGGCGACAGTCTATCTAATGTCAAAAAGGGCACAGAGGAATGGGAATTTTTCAGTAAATTAGAGATGATAGCCGTCGATGAATCACACACTTGGGGCGCAGAGACCTTAGAGAATCTTTGTCACGGTATTTTTGCCGATGTCCCGTATCGATTCTTCATGTCTGGCACACAGACCCGTGGCGACGGTACTGAAAAGTTGCTGCAAAGCATAATTGGACGAACAGTTCACACACTTGGGACCAAAGAAGCGATTGCTGGTGGTTATATATGTCCACACGATTTCAGTATAGTCGAAATCGAATCCAGTAATCCAAACTATAATAGCGCGGACATCCTGGAAATGAAGCGAATACATTTTCTCAATAACAGAAACATAGCAGCTTTCGTTAGTAAACTAGCCAATATTGAGGCGACGACACAGCGACGACAAATACTTGTTTTAGTTGAGGAATTAACACAAATCAGCATGCTTGTCAAGCTCTTGAAGGTCCCATTCGCCTACGCACATTCTGAAGCTAATAAACAAAAGTTGGTCGAGCTTGGCCTAGAGAAAGTAGACACTGAAGAATCTGTTGAAAAATTCAACAAAAATGAAGTCCAGGTTCTCATAGGAACGAGTTGTATAGCTACTGGTACGAACATATATCCAACCCACTATACGATCAACTGGTGCGGCGGAGCGAGCGAAATCAGAACAAAGCAGGGTGCGGTAGGCAGGAGCGTTAGGCTTGGCAGTCAGAATCCCTACAAAGAGAAGTGTCTGCCAAAGTCCATAGCCCATATATTTGACTTTGACGTTATAGATGCCTACGCATTACAGCATCATTTAACTGAAAGAATTACATATTATCAGGATTCAGGAGCATCAATAAGACGTATAAAATTTACAAAATAGTCGAAAAACAAAGATTTTCTAATAAAACTTATGGTTTGCATGATATAATCTATCATGGCAAAACCAAAACGCAACGATTATTTTGACGAATCATTTTATAGGCTAGCAACTGAAGTAACAGCTGCGATAGCAAAAAACAAAGATGGATCTTCCCAAAAGGAACAGGTCGAAGAGCTTTTAGACGCAGAGAAGAAATTTAAAGATACGATTTTAGAATACAAACAAGCAACGGAGGTCTATAAGAAATTTTTACAAAGGATCACGCTTGAAAATCGAAATATCTTATCCGCTAGACCATACTTTCGAGAATCTGCCAAAACCTTCAGTAAATCCATAACACCGGCCATCAAGTTTGGCAATATTGACGAACTTAAGAAGTTCGACATGAATTATCAGCTTATAAAGTTCATAAAGGACCACTGGCTGGGACCATTTCCGAAACGTGCTGAAGCACTCTTTCATAGGGTTCATAAGGCTAGGACGGTATTGGTAGAGAATAATATGCCCTTAGCGATTAACAGGGCAAAACTTTTTTTTAGAAAAACCCCAAGAAGTCACTTGACTTTAATGGATATGATTGGTATATGTAGTACAGGGTTAGCAGCTGGGATCGATAAATGGATCGGTCCCTATAGTACGGTCTTCAGGAGTGTTTGTATCGGACGCATGGTAGGAAATCTAATTGATGCATACAGTGAAACTTTATTACACTTCTATCCAAGCGACAAAAGAGTGCTATATAAGGCTAATTCGATAAAGGGTAGATGGGGCATTACAGACATTGATGAACTAGCAAAAGCCGTAAATGAATCGTTTAAGGATGATGAAAAAGAAGGCAAGAGCATACCCAAAGGTGAAGTGATATCTGGAGCGCTGAACGATCTATTGAGTGCTGCGAGTACTGTGAGTGCTGATGCTACGGTTAACGACGAAGGTTATGGAGTTTACAGTTATACTGCGGATGAATCGCAGAACATGGAAGCGAATTACGTTGAAAAAGAATCAACCATAGAAATGCTTAGGTATGCGAAATGTTTACCTATTTTACACCGTAAGATTTTAAAATTGAAAGGGATAAAAATATGACCGAAGAAGAAAGTTTATCAATGGCAGCATCAATGGCAGCATCCTTTAAAGATGGAATGGACGCTAAGCCAGTCCCTTGCGCTCCAGGACCCGCATTTTCCATCAATAATAGGATCATCGTGGAAGCCTACGTTTCCGATAGAGCCCTTAAGACCAAAGAAGTGAATGGTTTTGCTAGCATAGTTCAAAAGATATCGCTAAAAGGTATGAAAGTACTCGTAGAGGCCAGAGTTAACGATGGTAAGCAACTATGTAGCGTAATTCGAAAAGGCGATCTAGTCTACATTCGTGAAGAACTACTGCACACCTGTGAGTGGGCCAAAAAGAATTATGAAAGTGATGCCATAGAAGGCAAATTCATGATCGTTGATCTCGCTCACGTTGAATATGTGGTACCTCAGTGAGGGTATTGCGGATAGGCGATCCACATGTCAAGCCAACCAATATAGAAGAATGTCATGAATTGTTCAAATTCGTGACTAAGGTTATTTTGGACAAAAAGCCAGATCGAGTAGAGTTGCTTGGAGATCTGTTTCACACGCACGCCATACTCAGGCTGGAAGTATTGGAATTCTGGAAACTATGGCTGGACAAACTCAGCGACTTAAAAGAAGTTTTTGTTATCGCCGGAAATCATGATCAAACTGGAGATCATCACTTAGATACGAATGCTCTTTCTATATTCAAATTGATGAAAAAAGACACTCTACACATTATAGATAGCCCAAAACGGTATGGAATTTTTGCCTATGCACCATATGAGCATGACCATAATGTTTTTATAGATACGACAAATGACTTGGCAGGCAAAGGAGCCAAAGTTCTAGTCTGCCATCAGACATTCACCGGCTCTAAGTACGAAAGCGGGGTCTATGCCCCAGACGGTATGGATGCCAGTGTGCTAAACTACGACTTGATCATTAGTGGTCATATACATTCCAGACAGCGGTTTGGGAATGTCATCTATCCTGGCACTGCCTATTGGCAATCCAACTCTGACGTAAACGAGTCTAAGGGTCTGTGGCTAGTCGAACACGATGGTAGTGGCAACATACAATATGAAGAATTTATTGATACTTCAAATGTCTGCAAGCCTATCGTAGGACTTACCTGGACTGAAGGCGAAGAAGCTCCCACGATCCCGGAAAATGCCAGAGTTAGTATTAAACTTGTAGGATCTTCTGATTGGGTAGTAAAGAACAAAAAACTCCTAAAGGGTCAAGTGTCTGTAAGTACTAAAATCACCGATAAAGTCAACAAAGAAGCTAGGCAGACCGGTGGTAATTTCCACGATTTCGTCAGCAATCTATTCATAACAAAAGTAGACCGTAAAGAACTATTGCAGTATATGAAGGAGAAGGACCTTGGGTGACGTAGAAAACAAAATTAAGGACATGGCCAAATTGGTCGTTGGTTCTAATAGAATCTCTGAAATGCACAAAAAGAACCTAGAAATGTGGCCCTTAATCATGTTTAATGGGGTACAAAGCGTCACTATAGACTATGATCTGTCCTATAAGCACGACGTAGACGTAGACAACAAGAACAATGTTACCCTTAAGGCGCCAATAAGGAATTCGTTCGTGTCCTACCATCTTACTATGGACGAGAATGCTGAAAATCCCAGCATTGACAAGCGTTTTAAGGCCTTGGAAGATGCTGTTAGGTCGATTTTTTGGAAAGATCTGTCCATAGAAGTCCATATAAATAATAAAATTGTATACAAATCAAGTAAAAAGCTATGAAACATTGCAATAATTGTAATTCGAATAAGCCAATTAATAAGTTTTACAAGAATAGCGGATCGAAAGATAATCTTGACACATATTGTAAGGAATGCAGACTTTCTCGCAATAAAATTTGGCGCAAAAACAATCCAGAAAAAGTCAAAAATGTTCAAAAACAATGGAAATCGAAAAATAGAAAAAGGTACAACGAGATCAATTTAAAATGGAAAAAAGATAATACACAAAAAGTTATAGAAAGTGGAATAAAATACAGATATGGATTAGATCCTGTGTCTTACCGTAAAATGCTTGAAGATCAAGGCCATAAATGTATGATTTGTAATAGACATGAATCTGAGCTAAAACAAAGACTAAATATTGATCACAATCACGAAACTGGTGTCGTAAGAGGGTTGCTATGTGATATATGCAATAGGGGCCTAGGATTCTTAGGAGCTGATCGTGGGACACATTTACTTAGAGCTGCCATATTATATCTAGAGAAAGACAAAAAAAATGGACGAAAGTAAAGCATTAACCACCATCGACCCATCTAGGATGGACGACATATCTGAAGCGGGTATGAAGAAAATTCAATTATATATTGATCAAGGTCTGCCTGGTATCATGACGGTGGACACTGACACCCTGTCAAGACTTGGGGAGCTTTATCTATCCGGTAAGACTTACGCCCAAATCTCCAATATTGTACGCGTCGATATCACTACCATTATGTATCTCTCTTATAAGCATAACTGGAGCCAGATCAGAAAAGACTACATGGTTGAGTTAGAAGACCAGATGAAGCGTCGGGTTATCGAGGCCAAACTTGTAAGTCAAGACTTCCTTTTGCAATTATCTCAGCTTTGGGAAAAGAAAATCGGAAACAAAATCACTCGCTATTTGGCTACCAATAATGAAGAATTTGCGGATCAAATCAACTTGAAAGAAATCGATAGATATTTGAAAACTATGGAGTTATTACAGAAGTCCCTTGCGGAACCTAAGTCAGACAGTCGTGGACCTCTAGTGGGCCTAAATATCGGGGATGGAGCCACCATCACGAGAAAAGGCGATAACGAGCTAGAAATTACTCCAAAACAAAGGGCAATTGGTGATATATTAAAACAACATGCAGATATGATGCGTGAAGAAGAAAAAAATAAATAAACGGAACAAAGGAGAAACCGTGATTTCATTGACTAGAGTAAAGATGTTGGCTATAGGTGCTGTTTTGCTATTATTGGCGTCCTGTGCTTCAAAGAAAACCCAAACAGATGATCTAGAGTGGCCAGCAAACGACATTACTGCTAGTAGCGTAACGGTTACAAATCTAAAGGCTAACCACGGCGGATCTGGAACTATTATGCGCTCTACACAGCACGAATCATTGGTTTTGACTAATGCTCATGTCTGCGGAGTCGTAGAAAAAGGCGGTCTAGTCTCAGGTCGTGCGGGTACATTTATGGTTGCAGGGTATAAAAAATCAAACAACCATGATCTATGTATGATTCGAGTAGAAGGTAATCTAAAATATAACACGACGGTGGCTAAGCATGCACCGGCAGAATTCTACGAAGACGCCGCAATTTCGGGACACCCTGCACTGTATCCTACCGTTAGAACGTATGGACACTTCTCAGGATTTCAACAAGTTCCCATTATGATGGGCTCTAAACCTTGCACGGCAGAAGATATGGAAAGCCCGGAAAAAGCTTTCGTATGTGCCTTGGCAGGTGGTCTTCCTATTATTAAGACATTTCACACCCAACTAGTTACGGCCACAATTATGCCTGGATCTAGCGGCAGCGGCGTGTACAACGAAAACCTTGAGCTTTCTGGCGTGGTATTTGCTGGACAAGGTGAGTTGGGTTATGCTCTTATAGTCCCATATGCATCTGTCAAGAATTTCATTATCAAGGAACAATTTACACTTGAGTATACGCGTCCTGATAATACCATGGATCTGTTTGAAGGTAGCGGACAAAGCAAGGTTCATTCTAACGATATCATGGAAAAATTACACAGTGCGTGCTCATCATCCGACAGAATCAAGATTAAGAATCTATGCGAAATCGTAGAATCTGATATGGTTAAATAACATGCCCCTAATCAATTACCTTTGTGAATGTAAAAATTCCAAAAGTAAATTTTACAGGCAAGCCAAGGATGCGCTTGCCTTTATTATTTGTGACAAATGTGGAAAAGAAGCAAAAAAAAGCTTGTGTTCTCCTTCAACTTCGAGTAAGATAGTAGTTGACAATGGCTTTCAAGCCAGAGCGATAGAAGTAATCCCAGACATCGTTGAGATTAATCAAAAACGATCAGAAAAAGATTATACACAGGATGATTAGTGCTATATTTAGAAGAGCTTGCCTTTGTCGGTATCGGTAGATTTGTCGATGAGCAGATCATACCAATTTCTGAATTAAGAAATTTTACCGAACTAGGCGCTGACAATAAAAATACCAACAGCTCCAGCGGATCAGGTAAGACCACTGTTTTTAACAGCCTGGACTACCTACTTGGAATAAATGACTTACCTACGACCGTATTACAATCCAGACTAACCAAAACTGGAATGCGCGTTAGAGGAAAGTTTAAATGGGACGACGTTCCGCTAGAGATCACCAGAAGTAAGTCAGGTCTTAAGATAGATATAAACTCAGGCGAGACCGTCATAGAAGGCAGCAATGCCCTTGCCGAAGAAAAGCTAGACGAAATCCTTGGTATGTCCAGGGACCTATTCAGGAAAATTTTACACAAAAGACAAAAAGAGGGTGGATTCTTCATGGATTTCACCCCAAAGAAAACCCATTCATTCTTATCAGATTGTATGAAGTTGGGTGAATTCACCAAAAAAGCCAAAAAAGTAGACGACAAAATTACAACCATATCTGAAAATATGGATCAATCAGCATCAGAATTGTTAGTTGCCGGTGCAAACCTAAGAGCAACGCAAGATGCCATGTTGTCGCTTGGTTTGCCCCCAGTAAAAGAGATAACCAAGGAGATGATACTTGAACTCAAAGAAAAGTATGACCGATCAGGAATTCGATTCAAAGATGTCGAGTCTAGAATACAACAAGCTGAGCAAGAACAGGCAAAAAGTCGTCCAAGTACCAATGTCATTCCGTATGATGGAAGAAATAGAGAGTCTCTTGAGAGTCGAAGAAAAGAAATTGAAGCCAAAAGTAGATCGTTGCTTCTCGAAGAGCAGGATAGACAAACGCAAATCAGGTCTAGGATCTCTGAAAAAAGTATTGAAAGAAGCAAAATTGTATTTAAAATACAGCAAGGTACAACTGCTAAAGGAAACGCTACAAAACTTGTTGGTGAAATCAAGCAGATAAGAGACAGCAAATGTCCAACATGCGAACAGGCATGGCATACAGAGTCTTCTAAGGTAACAGAACAGTCAAAATTATCCGAATTGGCCAAACATAAAGAAGCCATAGTGGAATCTATGCAGGCCGCAGAAAGACAGGACGTATTAAACGTAGAATTAAGCGTCCTACAAGAACAGTTGGCGCCTATGGAGAATCACCAGCTATCTTCTCTGAATGAAGAGCTTCTGGAAATTACAAAACTTCTAGCAGAAGAGAAACAAAAAGAGAAGTCTTGGATAGACAGCTCAAACTACGCAAACAGAATCCTTATGGCCGATTTTGACGCTAAATCGGCAGCCCTACGCTTACAACATGCCCTAGAAATCGGTCAGGTTCGTGGACAGCTGGATATTGACCGTAGATCATTTGAGCTTGCCGTAGGCAGCCTTAAGGCTTACGAAGAGGCATCTGCCAGATATGAGGCCACCAAAAACTCACTAAAGATAAAAGAGGAAAATTTTACAAAGCAAAAATTGGCCGCCGAGATCGCCGTTGCCGGATTTGAAAAAGAGTTATTATTAGCTGAAGAAGTGCGTAAGGCCATAAAAATGTACGTTTCTTACTCATTTGATGGTGCCCTGGAAACCATAGGCGAGAACGCCACTAAAATAATTGCTTGCATTCCCAATATGAGATGTGCTACAATAAGATTCGAAGGTACTAAAGAGACGCAAGACGGTAAAATAAAAGAAGAAGTTAACGCCATCATAGATATGGATGGTGAAATTGGCATTCCTATTAAGAGTTTATCTGGCGGGGAACGAACTGCGGTAGATTTAGCGGTCGATCTGGCTGTCATAGACTTTATAGAAAGCAAAACAGGAAAAGGCATAAATATCTTCAACTTAGACGAACCTTTTAGCGGTCTTGGATCTGTAGAAATTGAAATGGTCTTGGAAGTTCTAAAAAACTCCAATACTAATAAAAAGATCATAATAGTTGATCACAACCCAGAAGTCAAGCAGATGGTCCATGATAGGATCATAGTAGTTAGAGATGGATTAACTAGCAGAATAGAAAAGGCGGCATAATGTCTGATCCAGCTTTAATTGAGCAAGAATTGAGACAGTTTTTAGAGATTGAAGACAATTTAGCAAAAACCGATAGATTACACTATCTTATGGCCATAGTGAATAAACACTTCGCCATAGATAAAATAGATCACACCATCAACGGATACGACCTTGGGGAAATCATTGGGCATGCAAAAAATCTTGCTGGCAGCACTCAAGCCCCTCTGCAGATTTCCAAACTTGAGGTCAAAGGCGTAGAGCTTAGCTATGTGTTGATTATGGAAGCTTTTACGAATTATTTAAACAGAAATAAGTTATTGAAACGGTTACCAAAATTCGATTACAAAAACAGGAGATAAGATGGAGAAAAGTTTTGAGTCTGGAAAAGACGTCCCATTTTCGTTAAGGGTAAAAGATGTTGATTGTCACCAAAGCGCTGAATGGATGTACGTTACGAAAATTTATGACGACGGTGGAGTAGACGCGTCTGGTGATAAATCCGAAGGTCTGATTTTTACCAAGAAAGACTTACCAGAAATAAAACGAGCTATTGTTTATGAATTACAAAGACTCACATTGCCAGTAAAAAAGGATGGAAGTTTATCCTTTGTAGGCTTTGAACTAGAAGAAATAAAATAAGGAGATAAAATGGGACGACCTAAATCACAACCAAAGACTTTGAGAGAAAAAACAGAGAAAGAATTTCCAGATTTCGTAAAAGAAGTTGATGGACTGAACATCCAGGAAATGGAAAAACGAATCTCAAACTACGCAAAAGAGCTGGAAGATTCTGAACAACATAAAGAAGATAATCAAGCCCTGAAAGATGCCCATGCGGAAGTTACAGAACTTGCTGGTCCCTATAAAGATGTCAAAAAGGCAGTCAAAGTTAAAACTCGCTATCTTATCGCTTCTATTCGGGAAAAAGGCGGCCAATAATGACTAAAGTAATAAACATGAGCACCGTTCTGTCATTGGCAGATGTTGTGCAACAAGAGAGACTCAATCAGCACATTCAGAAGCAAAACGCTCAAGGTTGGGAATTGATGTCGAGTGCGCTAGAAACCACAGGCATTCAAGAATTGCTGCTACTATTTTGGAAGAAGACGGTCGAAGAAAATCATGGATGTTGAGCGGGTCCTTGGCCTGGATATGAGTACTAAAACCGGATTTACGCTATTGATTAGTGATGCTTCCGGTATGGTATTAGAGGAATATGGCCAGATACCACAGATCCATACTCCTGAAGGTGCCTACCCAGAATCCTTCATTATTTGGTCCCACGCTGTAGTTGATGAAATTGTAAAAGTTATAGAGCGATTGAAACCAAACGTTTTGGTGATAGAAGAAACTGCAGCTGGAAGCAAGGCAATATACACACAAAAGATCCTTGAATGGATTCATTACTTAGTTGCGAAATATATTGTTGACAAACGTCTCAAAGTGGTATATATTATGACTGGACAGTGGAGAAGCGAAATAGGATGCTCCATGAGTAAAGAAGAGTCCAAGCATAATAAAACTGTAAAAGAGTACAAAAAAAAGAATTCTACCAGTTTAGCTTATGATATAAGCGGTAAGAGAATTGGCAAGATAACGAAGAAACACGTCAACGTGCGCAGAATCAATGAGATCTTTGGTAAGTATCTGAAAACTCCATTGAAAATGAAAGACGAAGACGCTGCAGATAGCCTAGGACTTGCCTACGCTTATCACTTGAGAAGGATAGCTAGAAAATGAGTAACTATTTAGATGAAGAAGAAGAACCATTTAGTGACCAGCCAGACGAGATTGTAGAAGGCGAACAGGATCCTGCAGTATCACTTAAGCTAAATAGACCTACCGCCAACCTTCCCAAGCCTGCACCGGCATCCGCTCCTGTAGAAGAGGAAGTGGAAGAAGAAGTTGAAGAGATTGCCGAAGAAGTAGAAAATGAAAATTTTGCCGAAGTGTTCAGCGATGCAAACCTGCGCATTGAACAAGGTCGTCTTTATCAGATGGTAATGAATAACAGCCTATTTGAGGGCTTAGATGCAGATCCAAAAGCTATTCAGAATGTAGAAAAAGAGATACGCAAGTTCGCCAGAGAACGTATGGAAATAATGCTAGGAATGCGACAAGAAGCACCTAAAGAGACAGCGATGTCCATGGAAGGATTTCCATTTAATGCTCTGGAAGTAGAAGTACTCAAATCCTTGGCCTCAGTTGCAACAAAGGGTGCCTCCCTTGAAGCCGCGCCGTTTAGTGGAGCCGTAGCTAAGAAAAAGACATTGACGCCTATAAACGCCAATAGAACGCCTCACAAACCTGCACCTGCAGTTAAGCCAGTTGTAAAATCTACAAAACCACTGAACACCAAACCGGCCAAACCTATGGTTAGAAAAGTAGATGCGGCAATCCAACGTATTTTGGATGAAGAGGGCGTTACCCTGGATCAAGTCAATGAAGTATTTGACCCCAACCACAAGGTTTTGAGCAAGTCTACGGATGAATTGACCGAAGAAGAGATAGTAGAAAGAAATAAACAAGCCAACGGTAGAGTAGGCAAACAAGTTGCATCAAGGAATGCGATTCCAATGCCTTCTGAAGATCAAATGGCCGGTATTTATCAGCAGAGAGCCGAGCAGGCAAATGCTAATCCGCAAATGAAAATGATAATGGGTTACTTAAATAATAAGAAATAGTATTAATTAACAACTACTTAGAAAGTAGAAAGAGGAGAATAAAAATGGCAAATGAACCACAAGCACCTGCAGCAGCTCAACAAGCGCCCAAGGTACGAACCGCATCGCAACGGTTGGATGATCTCGAAAAAGGCTTGATGGGCCTTTATCAAGCAGCAGACAATATCGCTCGTGATACCACGACGCTTAAAGAAGCTGTCAAGATTTTGGGTAACAAAATCGACGCGATTGTGAAGCTCACCGTAAAAGGTGAAGATTTGTCCGATGACAGCATTACGAAAGTGATGATTCAAAATAATGTCGACGATTTGAAATCCAAAGTAGATGGATTGGTCGCAAGTGGCCAGTTGGCACTTACTTCGGACCCCTTAACTCTCAACACGTTTGTTGTTGGTAGAGAAGTTAACGCCGAAGGCGAAGTTGCTAATCCCCGATTGCAGTTTGTAGTTGGTAGCCTAAATGCTGATTTGCAGCCGAAACTTGTCGGCAAAACAGCTGGCGATGTTATTGAATTTCAAGAAGGAAAATTGAAATTTGAAATTCTGGAAGCATACACGATTGTGCCTCCGGCACCTCCGGCAGCTCCCGACGCTCCACCGGCTGATGCTGCCCCTGCAGCCGACGCAACTCCGGCTACGCCCGCTCCGGCTGCCACGCAATCTTCTACGGATGATCAAGCAGCAGCAGCTCCTACAACTCCAGCAACTTAAACAAAGCGGGACATTATGGACCAAAATAAGAAGCTTAAACAGGCGGACATGGACAAGTCTGCCAAAAATAAGGCACGTTCTAAAATACTCAAGGCATACACTAGGTTAGCCGGTAAGAACAGTGCATACCCCACTCGATTAGAAATGAAAGAGTTGGGCTTTAATAGAGATACAATAAGATATTATTTTGGTAACATGGTCGCCCTTAAGAAGACTGCTAAAGAGTTTGATCCTTCGGCTTTTGAAAAAATTATAGACATTGAAATATTCAATGACGATGCGTTTTCAGAAATCGAAAGAAAAGCAAAAAAGCACAAAGTCTATGTTATTCAATCAGTTGTGGCTGGAGCCCCTATTCATGACAATTTGTTTAAGTCTGTGAAAGCATTCTTAAGTAAGAAAAATGGCATGCATTTGATAATTCCAGCCGATTACGCCTTGCAAGATATAGACCCTGTGCTTATGGCCGATACCGACATAAATATCGTATTTAGGACACTTAATCTAAATTCCAACATTTGCGTCGATCCCATCAAAATTGATCCAAAACAAGTAGATCCAGTGATTGGACTGTCAGATTTAGCCCATTCCGAAACCGTGATTATCGGTTCCCCAAAGCAACGTAGAATTTCGGTATCCAATTCAAATAAGAAATTGTCCAGGATGATTCAATCAACTGGAGCACTTACGAAACCCAACTACACACCTAGAAGCGGCGTTCCCCTAAGAAGGGACACTTTAGCGGAAAAGCACCACAGAATGGGCGGAGTGATCGTCGAGATCGTTGATAATAAATTGTACCACTTCAGGCATTTTGAAATGTGTAAAGATGGGTCCTTCAATGACCTTTTTTACAACTACAGTAAAGACGGCATCAAATACGTGGGCTGCGAAGCTATTATCCAAGGCGATAAACATGTAGGCGATACGGACCCAGCTGTAAATGCTGCAGTAGATGAGATGTGTAAAATTGGCAAACCCAAGTACCGCGTAGAGCATGATTTCTTTAACGGTAAGAGTGTAAATCCCCACGGCGAAGATGATCACATTGAACTGGCCCAATTGGCAGAGCAAGGATTACTAAACCTAAGAGATGAACTAGAGATGTGCGCCGACGAAATCAAGAGGGTCATGAAGCTTAAATCCTCTAAAACACACGTAATTGTAGAATCTAACCATAATGATTGGATTAGACAATATCTCAAAAAAGGTAAATTCAGTAACGAAAACAGGCTTATATGTGCTAAACTCCTAGCTGCAGTAATCGAGGGTAAACAACCCTTTTCAGCTGCAATGGAACTATTCGGCGTTAAGGCTGGACCTGAACTTATCTTCCTAGAGTTGGACGACGACTTCATAGTAGAAGGCGTAGCCCTAGGCAATCACGGCCATCTTGGGTCTAACGGACATAGAAATCCTGGATGTAAGGGTATGTTCAAGGCTTACGGCAAATGCTCATTTGGTCACACACATCACGGTGAAATTTGGCATGATGCTCAAAACGTAGGGACTTCAACCTATATGAAACTTAGTTACAATAAAGGAGCCTCTTCTTGGGATAACTCTCAAGGAATACTGTATGCAGGCGGCACAAGGCAACTTGTAAACGTAATATGCGGCAAATGGCGAGCAGAATAATGCATGGACAAAAATTTCTACAACTTAGAGACCATCGAAGCTGAGCTTTTTAATATAGAATACAACATTGATCTGGTCAACATAAACTTGGCCAGAGCAGAATCGGATATTACGACATTGCAACACCTTCAACTCAAAATTGAAGAGAATATAGATGCCCTAAAACATAACGGTATACCCCTGATTGCCGAGTTTAAGAGGGCCAAAGAAGATCTGGACAGGGTTAAGCTTAGTTTAGTTACGCTAACTAACAATAGAGAAGTTTTCAATAAGCAGGTCATAACCCTGCAAGAATCATTTGAAAAGTGCAAAAATCGAAAAACCTTAGCTATAAAGTTCGGACAATCAAAAATAGTACAGGGCAACTTTGGGAGCAAAAATGGCAGACAAGACTGAGCTGCAAAATAAAATAAACACGGAAGAAGACTACATCAGATGTCCTAAATTCCATAATTCTATGGCCAAATTTTTAGCCAACGCTAAAAATTCCGAGGGTGTCAAAAACAACATCATAGCTAGATTGCTCATGATGTCAAAAGAAGAAGTCGAAAAACTATACGAAGAAGCTGTGCAAATGCTTAAAGACGACATGTTGGACGTAGAATGACAGTAGCAGAATTAATCAAAGAACTACAGAAGATGCCAGAACAAGACGTAGAGGTTTGGCTAGCAATACCTATTGATGACGACGATTCTGGAGAACAAAATATTTACCCAATAATTTACGTTCAGGATTACCCCACTACTAGGTTTCCAGGAAGCGTACAGATAAAAGCATGAGCAATAATTCTGAAGAATTTTTAGAAGAATTTCACAAGCATACTATCTCAGACTCAAATCAAAGCTACCTGTTATTGACAGATCAGGCGTTATACATGCTTAGTGGCGTATTTGAGAATTGGCCATTCTTAGAGGGAGCAATAGATAAGACCAATAAGTATCGTATAAATATACGTAAATACGATTTTGAGTTATTCTTTCTTCCTGCGATTAAGAGACTTTATGAAAATTGAAGTATTTTCAGATGGGTCCGCAACGATAGCCAGTAAGCCTGGTGGATATGGTTGGGTTCTAACGATTGATGGCACTAAACATTCCGAAGGCAATGGGTTTCTTGAAAAATCTACAAATAACGATGCTGAGATGGAAGCCGCCATATATGGCCTAATTGCTGTCCAGAAGTACGTATTCGCCAACCCTGGGGAGTATGAAGTCACCCTATGCTCAGACAGCCAAATCACCTTGGGATGGGCTAACGGCACCTACAAGTTCAAACAAGAGGCCAAGTACAAACGATTTGAGATCCTAAAGGAACTCATGGTACGTTTAAAGGCCAAAACCCGATGGGTCCGTGGACATTCCGGGGATTTCCACAACGAACGCTGCGATAAGCTTGCCACGCTGGGTCGTCACAGATTGGGACCTAACGACAAGATGCCTCCAAAGAAAAGTATCAAAAAGCCTAAAGAAGAAAAACCCCGTATAATTCACGAACCTAAGCCTAATATCGGCAAGAAAAAAGATAATGTATTCAATATTTGGTTCAAGGGTAAATTAAAAATCATTGACTTAGAATCAAATATATGCGAGAATCATGATGTACAAAAGCATGGTATTCGCAATTCGCGCATGGAGTACAGAAACGGAGAGAAATAGTGAGCTACGAAGAAAACCTAGCCATTATAGCCGCTTCCCTAGAGGTACTCAGTAACATACATAACAGATGTGAATATAAAGAAATGGGTGGTTGCGAAGGCATATCAGAAGCCTGTAGCGCCATGACCCAATATGGCTGGGACGGCAACGGAGAGAATCCCAACAGGGATCTCATGATGTGCGAATATCACTATAAAGAATATAAACGATTTTGGGAGGATCAATGGGCAGACTATTATGCATCTGTGCGGTAACGCTATTTTTGGTTGGATGTTCGTCATCTGAGAAATATCTCACAAATGAGGATTTCTTCAAACACGTTCAGTCTTATTGCGAGACTACAACAAACGAAGGACATCCAGAAAGAGCGCCTGGGACACAATTCGTGAAATGCTTACACGCATGGGGATATAAATGAATCACAACAAGCCAGTACACTACGAAGATATCAATGATCGTCCAGGCGCACCCAGCCTATGTGGGAATAAGGATAGAAGCTCTATAGTTTGTGCTGATCCTGCGCAAGTGACTTGTGATATATGCCTAGAGAAGTTTAATAGTATAGCGGATAATTCCGAAGAAAAGCCAAAGGAAGAAGAATGAAGATCTGGAGAGTTTTAGCTTCGGGTTTTATCGAAGTAGACATGTCTAAAGAAATGATCGATGCAGCAGAAAAGAGAAACCAAGAATTCTACTCTAAGTACGGCAACAAAGGTACTCATAGACAGGACAAAACCAGACAAAGAATGACTGGATACCTGGCAGAAATGGCAGTTAAGCACGTTTTTAACAAATTAGAATTCAGCGAGGACGACTCTGTTGATTTCGTATTTAATGGCGTTACGTTTGATGTTAAGGCTCAAGGATGTAATAGTGCTCCAGAACTTAAGTTCGTAGGAACTTTATATGAAGAGCAGGCATCTAGGAATGTAGATTTCTACATATTTGCTAGGGTCAAAAACGATTCTTCAAAGGTGTGGATTGCCGGATTCATATCAAAAAACAAACTTTTCAAAACTGCGCAATTAATTTCAAAGGGTACGGCTAATGAAAATTTTACCTACGATCAATCTAGGTATGAAATTCCGTACTTCAAATTAGAAAAAGCTAAAAACGTAGGACTAAGGAACGAATTATGAGCCAACTTTATATGGCATGGGATACTGAGACCGGTGGCCTTAATGAGAACAAGGCAGATCTATTGACGGCATACTTTGCCATTATGGATGAAGATTACAAAATCATAGAAGACCTTTACCTGAAACTTAAGCCAGACGACGGCAGGATGCCAATAGCTGAAGCTGGGGCTTTAAAGGTCAATGGAATCAATATTCAGAATCATATGGCCGATCCAGAAACTGTTCCCTATAAAGAGGGTCAAGCCAGACTGGAAGCTCTAATTAAGCGTCATCTCAAGCGCAATGGTCGATTTTCTAACATTACTCCCATGGGATACAATTGCCCATTCGACGTTCGTTGGACTCAAAAATACTTGCTCTCTCAGGAGAACTGGGAAAGCCTTTTGCACTATAAGACACATGATGTCATGGGAGCCGTTGACTTCCTTAAGAAAGCTGGGTGGTTCCCCAAAACTCTAGGTTCTTTGGCGACAGTCGTAGAATACCTTGCAATTCCTACCAGGAACGCGCATAATGCTAAAGAAGATACTCTCATGACTATCGATGTTGATAAGAAAATCATGGACATTATGAAGTCTAAAAAAGATGGTGGCGGTGGTGGTGGCGGACAGGCCGATCTTATATCATTATTAGAAGCGGAATAATGGGAAAAACTTAAAAAAGGTGAAGAATGAGCGATCAAATTAGATCAAATATAGCAGGTGGAATTGAAGTGGTAGCATTAGTTGCGATATTACCTCTTATGTTAGTTGGATTCGCAGTAGCATTCCCACTACAATTACTGGCTGACAAAATTCATTCCCATACATATAGTTATGGCGGTTCAAAGTGGGACGAAGAAGAGATGGAATATTATGTTAAATGCGAAACGTGTGGTAGAAGAAGCAAAAGTGATGGTAATTAATGGAGCCATCTGATTATTTCGAAGAAATCGACGGTAAGTGGCACTTCTACGATGAAACGTGGTTACGTCATGGTCCATATGATACAAAAGAGGAATGCGTTAAAGCGTTTGAAAAGTACTGCAACTGGCTTGATGTAATGATAGAACACGTAAGTGGAGAATTTGAATGAGCGGTTATGAAAAATTTACAGTAGTCATTAAGATGTTAGCTACGGCTGCAATGGTATTCAAAACACTTTATTTTGGTCCTGTAGGCGCTGCATCAGGCGCTTGTGATGGATTGATATTCGCTGCCATCTGGTTCTTTTGAGGTAACATGGAAACTAATCTAGCTACAAGTCCACACTGTCACGTTGAGAGCCATTTAACCAGTAGCACGCTGGGCACCTTCATTGATAAAGCCAAAGCGCTAAAACGTACACACTTCGCATACACCGATAGCGGTGGACTATCATCAGCCCTAAAAGCCTATAGTATGTGCAAAAAGAAGGGCTTAAAGTTCATTGCAGGCCTGGAATTCTACTTCAAAGATCCGCAATGTCCTTTTGTGTCAGGTACTCCGGCAGACCGTTGTAAATATTTCACGGCTTCTATTTATTGCAAAGACCAAGCCGCCTACCAAGCACTCTGCAAATTGGTATCCAAGCCAGATTTCGCCAAAATCCAAATGTACGAAGAGTCACAGCAGCTGTGGACCTGGAAGGACTTAGAACATATGTCTAAGTTCAATGTAAGCCTGGTACTTAGCGGACCACACTGCATGGTTGGGAAACCTATGCTCGCTGGTCATGCAGATATAGGACAAAATGTATTCCTAAAATTGAAAGAAATCTTCAAAGAAGACCTATGGGTGGCACTATTGGCTGAGCCCTGGACTAAGAAATGGTCAAATGTCGTAGAGATCAAGTATACTGACGGCACCAAAGAATCGCTCATGTCAGATACTATACTGGCTACCAATCGATCTCGTAGGATTAAAGCTGCCGACTTAAGCAAAAAATCTGGTCACACTACCGTGAAGTCCAAAACCGTAGGACTCGCCTATACGGAAATCAACAAAGACATTGATAGCATAAGATCGCACAGCGGATTCTTACCACTCCCAGGCGGAGACGCCACCCTAAAGGTCAACAAATTCCTAATGGCCTTAGCTAATAAGCATGATAACTTTGTCATGGTCTCAGATTACGCGTACTATGCCTCAAAAGACGATAAAATCGTGCAAACGATGAAATTAGAAGGAAATAACAAGCTACAGCCCAATTTGTACATGAAAGATTTTGTGGAAATGGGCAGGTACCTCGTTGATGTTTTGGGCATTGACGAATTGCAAGCTTCAGTCTATCTGAACAACAATGCTTCCTGGGCTAAGGATTTTGATAACTTTTCTCTAAAGTACGAGATGAAATTGGTCAATTCTGATGAAGATCCCTATCAAAAGGCTATGGGTTTAATTCGGAAAAATGGACGCATGCAGTGGGATAATCCCGTATGGATGGATAGGCTCAAAGAAGAATTCAATGTTTTGGCCAAAAATCCTGTAAAGAACTTCTTGCCATATTTCTTCCCTATTATTGGGGTTAACGAGTTCTATAAGAAAAACAATAAGTTGGTGGGTGTTGCCAGGGGATCTGCCGGTGGATCGCTTCTGTGCTACCTCATGGGTGTTACGAATTTAAACCCTATGAAGTATAATTTAAGCTTCAGTCGATTCATGTCTTTAGATCGTATCAAGAACGGTGACTGGCCCGACGTGGACTCTGACTATTCTGACAAGACCCTCCTGTTCGACAAAGACGGCGTGCCAGGCTACTTGAATCAGACTTATGGTGCTGGTATGGCCCAGGTGGGAACAAAGTCAACCATACGCCTTAAAAGCGCAATAAAAGATACGAACCGATATTTCAATGGATCAGTCGAGCCCGAAATTGAAGTTTTTACAAAAGGTCTGCCCCAACCACCGCAAGGCGTCACAGATGCAAAATTCGTGTTTGGTTACGAAGACGACGAGGGAAATCACATCCCAGGTCTGATTGAACAATCCGAGGACTTACAGAAATACATCGAAAAGCGACCAGATGAATGGGCTATCGTAAGTAAGGCTATGGGGCTCACCAGATCTCAGTCCGTACATGCCTGTGCCGTTCTATTGTCCAGTATTCCTCTCGATGATATCATTCCCCTAAGAGAAGGTCACATAACGCAGTATGAGGCTAAAGAAACCGAAACTGCGGGACTTATTAAATATGACTTCCTGGGAGTCGATCAAGTCTTGGATATTGAAGTTTGTTTAAAACTGCTCAATAAAAGAAATGGCGATGATTTTGAAATTGGCTATTTTATGCACAATGGACAAAAATTAAACATTTGGGATCTTCCAGAAGATCTAGATGTTCACAAAAGCATTTGGGGCGGCGAAACTGCTACCATATTTCAGCTACATACTCCTACCATGATTCCAGTCGTAAAGGAAATATTACCACAATCAGTGGAAGACATATCAACTATTTTAGCCCTGAATCGTCCTGGTCCTATAGATTATATCGATGAAAATACTGGCAGAAACATGGTTCAAGAGTATATTTGTCGTCGTAAGGGCGAAAGCGAACCAGATTTTCCAGAATTAGCTAAACTTATCCCTGAGACCTATGGCGTAATCGTATTCCAAGAACAGCAGTTGAAAATCGCCAAAGAAGTGGGTGGCATGGCTCCCGATCAGGCAGAAAATCTTAGAAGACTGTTTGCAAAGAAGAAAAAAGTTGAAGCTTTAGAAATGAAGCCCATTTTCATGAAAACTGCAGTCGACAAATTAGGCAAAGAAAAGGCTGAGAAACTTTGGGCCATGATGGAGACATTTGCTAGGTATTCTTTTAACTGCATAGGAGAAGATCAGAAAATACTAACAAAAACAGGACATTATACGATCAAGGAAATTTCAGACAACCCTCGGCTTTACGATGTCGCATGCATTGACATATGCAATAGTAATCTTACGTATGAGAAACCGTCTTTTGGGGCTGAAAAGGGTACTAAAGAAGTGTGGACAGTAGAATTAAACGATGGTACTATAATTGAAGCAACTCCAGACCATAGATTTTGGTCCGAAGGAAGTTGGATAACCTTAAAAGACATAGTAGAACAGGAGTTGCCATTCTGTGTCGTTAAAACAGATTAAGTGTTATTGCGGAAGATATATAGCTATAAGGGTTCTTAAAAAACACTTAGAATCCAATATTGTGGACCATGATCGATCCTTTGTAGATTGGTGTACACACATAATAAATCTTATGAGAGTTAATAGATGGGCATGGGAAAAATCTAAAGGGGTAAATGCTATCAGCGATAGATTTTGGGGTTTTAGAGTACTGTCTAAAGAATGTTTAATAGAGGATTTCGCATTTGAATCGCCAAGACCTAAAGGCGTTGCCCCAAAACCTCAATATGATAAAATGTCTAAAAATAGACTTGGTGACGGAAATCCTGCATTCAAAAATATAGAAATCTACGATATGGAAGAATTGAAAATATTTGCACAACACGAATTCCAAAAATTAGGAAACAATGAGAGACGATTTCGTTTGTTAGAAAACATACTAAGAGAAAAATTTCCAGATTTTAGATATAATTTCTATGGAAAATTTAGAGAAAACGACGAAACAAGAGGACACAATTCTAGAAATAAAATTTTGGCATTTTTATTAGACAAAGACATTTTTTGGATCGTGGATGCTAAAGCCAAGGATCGCGGCAAATTAATAAAAGTAGGTCAAGACAAATCTCCCAAAAAGCATTTAATTCTAAACGCTGGGAAAAATGTATTAAAAGGACATACCAGCTTGCCACATAAAATATTGTACAATATGGTTAAGTTCTTAGATCCTATGGCGAAAATAGAAAAACAAATAGATTATAGAGATACATGGAAAAGTTACGATATTTACAGTCCAGAAAAGAATATTTTAATTGAAATGCATGGCCATATGTGGCACGACACAAATAAATGTAAGAAAAACCTCATACCGTTAGTTTTTAAAAACGTAAAGAATGACGAAATAAAGAAAGAGTTAGCTCTTTTAAATAGTTTTAGGTACGAAGTATTCTGGGATGATCAAACCGATATGTGGGAAAATAAATTAGAGGAAATATATGGAAGAAAATCAAAAACCTATGAAGAAGCTTTTTGTGAAGAGAATAATAAAAAAAGAACAAAAAAGGGTATATGATATAGAAATGCCATCTCATCACAATTTTGTACTTGAAAATGGCGTAGTAGCCCACAACTGTTCGCATTCTACAGCTTACGCCATTATCGCATACGCGTCTATGTACCTGAAATATCACTATCCTTTGGATTGGTGGTCGGCAGTACTCACAAATGCTACAGAACAAGAAATCACCGGCAAATTCTGGCCATATGTCAAAGATATGGTCACGGCACCCGATATCAACCTATCTTCCGACGTAATGGTTCCAGACCATTTGAACAATAAGATCAGATCTAAACTTGGCGTTATTCGTGGCATGGGCGATGCAACTCTTGACCCTATCGTCGCGGGCAGGCCTTACAAAGACATCAGGGATTACGTCGACAAAGAAGTGGCTGGCGATAGCCTTACCCACAAGCTTATACATGTTGGAGTCCTAGACAGTTTGTTCCCTCCAAGGACCAACCTACTGGAAAAGCTCAAGATGTACGAAGACGCCGTAGAAGCCAAAGCATTTGCGGATAAGTCCAAGAAAGCCAAAGCTGAAGGTAGGAAAATCAGAGCCTTGCAACCAAAACCAGGCAAGATTCCAGAAGAGTACATTGGATTAGAAAAGACTCCTATGAAAGAAGCTGCTATGAAAAAGGCAGTTCTTCCCAGCTTACCCATCGACTTGCATGCTCTTGGTAAGAGTCATTCCAGAGTCCTTGATACAAGTATGGATCTTCCGATGGTTCTGAATAGTAAAAATTACAAAAGTCTTCTGGTGAGCGGCGATAAGCTAAAAAGAATTGACGAGTTGGACGGCGATAGCCTTAATAAGGATCTATACATTGCGTCAACCTGCTTCATCGTAAAAGCTGAAGAGTTCTCATTTCAAAATGGCACCAAACGCGCATTGAAGCTGATATTGGACGTTGATGGCTACGTATCTGAAAAGGTTAAATGGCCTAGCTACGATTCTGGCGAACTCGAATACCCTAAGGAACTCAAACGTGGGGTTATTGCAACAATTTTTTTCAAGAAACGTGTGGGCAAAAAGGACGTTTCTATGACCGATATTTTTGTAGAGTCTTGACATTAATCTCGAACTGGGATATAATCAAAATATGAAGATCTTTATAGGTGTTGCCATAGTTCAAATCATTATAATTGCGTGGGTAGGGATTATTATTTCTGGGTGTACGGAACCTGAAGTCATTCCAAAATCATTCCACAAGCCAAAGATGGTGCAGAAATGTAATAAAAGACCTCTTGTAGTAGCTATCATAGATACTGGATTTGGATATAGGGGACTTGGCAAAGAAGCTCATCTTTGTAAATTTGGGCACAAGGATTTTTCACTATTTCCAAACACTACCACGGAATACGATACCAAAGATCCAGTACCTCTGGATACACATGGTCATGGTACCAACGTAGCCGGAATTATTGATTATTACGGACAACAAACCGATACAAACTTCTGTATGGTGATTTTAAAGTATTACGATCCAAAATCTGCTGGAGTGGACAATATGGCCGCCAGCGTTTCTGCCATAAGATATGCCAAAAATATCGATGCAGATTTCATAAATTATAGTGGCGGTGGACTATATAGGTCCGAAGACGAAGCTGAGGCAGTAACGGCATTCATAGACAATGGCGGTATTTTTGTGGCCGCTGCTGGAAATGAATATTCTAACATCGATAAGCACCCATACTATCCAGCCATGGCAGATCTTAGAACCTTTATCATTGGTGGAACATACCCTAGCGGCGAACATATGAAGACGTCTAACTACGGGGAATCAATTACAAAATGGGAAATTGGATCTGATGTAATTGGATTTGGAATTAGAATGACTGGAACTAGTCAGGCCACCGCAACTGCCACAGGCAAACTTGTCGCTAGAATAAAGAACGATTGTAATTAATAATTATTGACTTTATCTGTACCGATATGATATAGTCTAAACACAGGAGAATACATGTCATTAGAAGCAATTTTAAAAGAGATCAAAGTCCAGAAACCCTTCGCAGAAGAAAACGTGGACAACGGACCAGCAGAAACCTTGAACGGTCGTCGTGGGCGCAAACATCAAGCTATTGAGCAAATCATGCAGCTTAAACGTGCCTATAAACAGAATATGCTGAAAACTTCAGCTTTTGTAATTGTTACAGGAAGCCTACGAAAAGAATTTGAGGAAATTGCCACAAACAAGAAGTTCAAACTGTTTTCTGCAGATCCAGAGCTATTCTACAATGATCTTGCTAATCGTGTTCCTCCTTCTATGTATCAGGGCAATGAGAGCGTAGTAAACATGTTCGATATCCTTGGTAGACATCTAGAAGATAAAATGAATGAGTTGGACGTTTTTGAGTACAATCAGCTGATCTTTAAAGCCAAATATGTCAAATCCATTAAAAACCCCAAAGAATTTTCTGGACTGATTAAAGAAGCTATCAACGAGCAAATGGGTGCGGAAATCGTAGGTATCCAGTCAGTGACCTCGATCATCGACAAAGCTATCGAAGCTAACCACTTCGGCACCACCACCTCGATTATTTTGGGAACCGATGACGAAAGTTTAGTAACGGATCTGACAAGAGATCTTGAAAAACTTACAAATCGTATTTTCCTAGTAGTAGCTGGAGAATCGAAAGTTAAGGCTCCGGCAACTGTTACACTGCAAGAAGTGACTGAAAAGACTGCAAAACAGGCCCTAGATACCATTAGAAGCATGATGAAACGATAATTGAAAGATTTAATTAATCAAATAACTAACCATAAGATGGAGAGAAAGATGTCAAAACCTAAGATCGGTAAACCCAAACGCGGCGGAGTCAAAAAGAATTATTGGAAACTGAAAGATGGATCAGCTGTCTACGGAATCCTGCCTCCTTTTGGAGATTTGGCCGATGATGGAATCTGGAGCGTCTACTATAAAGTGCAATACGGATATAAAAATCCAGAAGGCAAAAGTCGCGCTTTTAATGGCTGCGAAGTCAAAAATCGCAAACCGCCCTATATGACTGAAATTCCTGATGCTGCCACAGATCGCATCTCCATGCTTAAAGGCAAGCTTGAAGCCGCAAAAGTGGCCAAAGACGACAAGACCAAAACAGCACTGCTGAAGCTTGTGGGTGGACCCAAATCCCAGTACAACACCGATAGCAATCATTACCTCAACGCAATCGACTTGCAAGGTAACATTGGTATCTTGAAACTTCGCCACAAAGCATTTCAAGCTTTGAAGGCTGAAATTGAAAAATTAGAGAAAAAAGGCGTGATTCCCCACGGTGTTGAAAATCGTAGATTTTTCACATTCACCAGAACCGGCAACGCTATGGATACAACCTTCAAAGTTGATGTCTATAAAGAAGTTGTGGCCACAAAAGAATTTGGCGATGTTGAACGTGATGTAGTTCACACTCTGACAGATGAAATCCTGGAACGTCTTAGCGATGAAGCTGGAAAACTGGACACACTCTATAAAAGCCCAACATCGGAACAAGTTGCCCAGATCGTTGCTGAATCTGACCTAAAAACAGGTATTTCTCCCAACATCGACAACATCCTTGGTTTTACCAGTAACGACGAAGAAGAACCGGCAGATGACGGTGATGAAGAGCCAAACCCTGGCGAAACATCGAAGATGGCTAAATCCGCAGCTGCAGCGGCACCCGTAGCCCAAGAAGCTGCTCCCGCAATTACTCCAGAAGTAGTTCAAGAAGAAACAAAGCCCACAGTCGCAAAGATCGTAGAGGCGAAGAAAGAGACCCCCGCAGTAGCCCAGGCTTCCGCAAAGCCTACTACAGCAGAAGCATTATCAGGCATGAGTGATGCCGATTTTCTTAAGTACTTAGACGTACCCTAAAAAGGAGCACAAGTGAGCGATCAAGACGCCACTGCTCAGTCTGATAATCATAAGCTGGTCCTTACCTCGTTTGGTAAGGTTCCAGCCCTTTCTTTAGACATGAGTAAGATTCGAGAAGCTGAAAGTAGGATAATTGAGGCCAAAATGGTCAATCCTGCTACTTATGCAGACCTTGAGTCGGCATTTAATGAAGCGTACCGCGACCTTAAAAGGCACTTAAGTTCTATAGGATTTGCCCTTAACCAGGCAGAGAAGACTTTAGAAGAAACCAAATCAGATATTATTTTAGATAGATATCCTAAATTTTTAGAAGAAAAAGCTATCAAGAAGACCCAAGACAATGCGGACCTCCGCAAGGCCTTTATGGCTAGAGATCCTGAGTATTCGGCAGCCCTAGACAGACTGAATCAGCTTAAGGCCTTAGAGTCCAACTTTGATGGCAAGATAAAAGTACTAGAGAACACCTGTAGATACATGCGTAAGAAAATGGACTTACTACTGAGAAGCGGTATGTCTGGAGCTGACTATCACGTAACGTCGGGGAGAAAGTAATGGCCAATAAAGAGATATTTTACAAAGGTCAGATGTTTACCGTAGCTATCGTAGACGATGAAGACCAAGATATTTTGAATAAGTCATGGTTCATAAACACAAGAACCAAACGAATGCCATCTGAATACTTCCAGTTAAGACGCAATCTAGGGATTCTAGAGAAGGCACATTACGGCAAAGCAAAGATCTATATGCATCATGAGATATGGATCAAACATTTTGGCTTCTTTGCGGAAGGTATGACGGTAGACCACATAGATTTCGATACCGCAAATAATAAAAAAAGTAATTTAAGACTTATGACCAACGAAGAAAATCGCGTTAGACATCAAAAACAAGGAGAAGAAAATGCCCAACAAGTGGACCAAACAGCTACGGGGATATGATGACGCCGTAGATTACGACTACGATTCATTCGCACCCGAAAATTGCCTGTATTCCCCAAGTCCCTATTTCAACTGGATTTTTGCCAACAAATCTCATGGTATCCCTACGAACTCTGGACTCTTATTGTTCTCAGAAATGAAGGCTGGAAAGTCTTTATGGATCTATGCTCTAATTCTAGAGATGCAACGAAGAGACAGAATGCTTCTAGAGTCTGGCGCAAAGAAGAAAGATGGATCTAAGTTTACTGAAGACGACTTGCGCCATGCAGTTATTGCCAACACAGAACTTCGCGGACAACTCCAACATGATGTATTTCCAGAACTTAACAAAGACCTCATGACCATTTGGGACACAAAAGATCCAGTAGAAATTTTCGACCGAACAGAAGATGATATCAAACCCCTAGTTCAAGATGGAATGCCTCTTGGTATTTTCAGTATAGACTCAATCACCAAAATCATGGGCACCAAGCGTGCTAACGCCAAATCCGTATCTGATCATCTTATCGGCGATAGAGCCTTAACCGTACAGAATGGCATGGATAAGTTAGTTCCATTCCTCAAACGCAACAAGACTCTTCTGATTGGTACAAGCCAAATGCGAAGCAATGTGGGCGGCAGCAAATACGAATCAGACTCGAAGATGGCAGAGTCTTGGGATGTAAAGCATGCTTTTGAATACTTTGTATCATTCAAACGGGCTGGGTCCGCAGAAGACAAGAAAGATATCGAAGAGAAAACCTTTGAGGAAGACGTAAAAGATGCTCGCGACAATAAGCTTCAAACGGGACACAAAGTCTTCGTCAAGATGGAAGGATCGTCTTTGGGTCCTCAGGGCCGCGCTGGAGTATTCACCTTAGACTACGAAAAAGGCCTTATAAATCAACATGAAGAGATCTTTTTCTTAGGAAAAAACGCTGGTATTATCAAAACTGAAAGCAACAATCGCGTCTTCGTTTTTGGTGATCAGAAGTTTGTAGGCAAAAAAGAATGCGCCTTCGCGATCAGGGATAACCCAAAAATGGCAAAAGCGATCTTGGAACAGTTAAGGAAATTAGACGAATAATTATACGGAAACGGATACCTCTGCTAGGTAATGTTATAAAGAAGGCTTCTAGAGCCCCATCCTAAACCGTATTTAAGTTTGAGTGGCTTTAAACGAGGTATGAGAACCAGAGATGGAACTGGGCGCGCTTAATGGTAAGACCAAAAGTCTAGAGTAGTAGCAGAAACAAACACTTGAGGGGTCACGAAACCCGCCCCAGCCCACTCTTTAGTTTGGTGGTTTTTGACGCAAAATTAAATTGATCGACGAATCCCCTGCGCTGGGGTGACGGGCTCGAAAGAGTAAAGACGTATCTAGATTGAGCCATCATTTGATGTGTGTCCCTAACGGTTGACGGGAGGCCAAAATCCCACCTAAGTAAAGTAGCCGCATGCAGCGCTTGAAAATGGGTCGGTCGACAACGGGAGTTACTGTTAGGGACACTTTAATAAGGAAAATATGAGAGAATTAGTTGAGAGACCAGCAGCCGACGCACGAAAAATCAACCACAAAGATAACTTCGAACTATGCTACCTTAGACATAAATACTTCAGAAAAATCAACTACAATCCAACCCCAGAAGAAATGCGTCCATATACCCGAATAGTGGAATATGTATCTCGCAACACCTTCTATACCTACAAGAACCTGTTCATAACCGTAGGAATGGATCTGGAAGATATAGTAAGCACCAGTCGAGTGCAACTTGTAAATTACCTTGGCCTTTTTGAAATCAGCAAAGAAAAGACACCTGAAAAGTACGAAACATTCTGCATTGCACACAAAAAAGAATACAAGAAAGATCCCGACGACTACCAACTCCTAGGTAAAAACAGAGCAAATTTTACAATGTTCATGAAACAGCGCATGGAAGATCTCGTGCGTATCTGCAATCAAAAAGCCAAAAATATCAAGGGATTCAGAGTAGAAGAGTACGCGGCATTCTACGGCCCCAAACCTCCTCCTGAAGACCTACACAAAGTCATAGAAGACCACAAACAGTGTGGTTTTAAGACTTTATCTACCGTTGCCTTTAAGGCCATCAAGAAAAGAATGAAAGCTAACATAAATGAACCATTCCAGTTCGCTGGCATGTGGTATGTGGCTATTACTCTAGAATCTAGAAATCTTACAATACTCGACTTCGAAGGTGCCGGATTGAGTCCCTACGATAACTTCCACAATATGGACCCTGAAAAAATCCTATCTACTATGCAGGAAGAAATAAAGTTTGACAAAAAGAGAAAAGTGTTCGATAATTACTCTAAGGAAAATAAGGCCAAAGTGATATATGAATTCATCGAGAAGAACAGAGATAATCCTCAATTCGAAGAAGAGTTAGACATCGCCAGAGGAATGCTAGAAAATATGGGAATCGTACATGGCAACAGATAAAACGCTTGGACCAAGAGAACTAGAGAAGCTCCTAGATCTATGGCAAAGAACCTACGGAGAACAAAGATTCCAGAAAAACGGGATTGAGTATTTCCATATAGAAGACAAATATACGGCCTTCAATGCTCTCATTCAGACACTCACAGATCTTGGCTACGATGAAGAAGACATAAACTCATCCGTATTGCGCAATTCCATACTTAAGATACAAACTCCTTACGAATGGAAAAAACTCAATCAGTGGCGTATTCAGGTCGGTAGAATCTGGGACGGCACTATAAACTCCTTATTTCCATCCAAGATAAAACTCAAAGAAGCTAAAGTGCCAGATGCCCTAGAAAAGCCCACTGTTTTCCTTGAAAAGCCTTTGGCGGTAGAGATTAAAAAGGAAAAGCCTGCTGAACCTAAAGAGCCTGACTATCTGCACATGCCAGATACCGTAAAGAGAAGCGACAAAATTGGCGAACCAGTAACGAGTAAAAGATTTGACTTTGACTTACTAGCTGAATTGGACAAATTAGACGATGAGCAATAATAGCGAAGATGAAGCAAAGTTAGCAGAAGTTCTGGATCAATTCGAAGAAGGAATGGCCGAAACCGAAGAACTACAAAAGCTAAAGCATGAAAATTCTAAGAAAAAAGCCATCTTAGACGATGATCTATATTCTTCTAGGATTGAAGCCCTAAATGATCACAAAAAGGACCTTAAACTTGCCCACAGCGCAAACTACGGAACGCAATCACAAGATATAGTCGTAAAAATCCAGCAGGAAAACGATGACTATTTTAATGCCGCCAGGAGACCTATGTCTTTTATTAATTCATGTTTCAATAAAGTGGTTCCATTTTTCAGAAAAAACTTGATCCTTATCGGCGGCGACACTGGACGTGGAAAATCGACCATGGTCGCAAATATAGTCTATCAGACCATAACAATCGACAACGAGGATGGCAGACAGCTTAAGGCCCTACTTATAACTAATGAGGAGTTGGCGTCTGACTTTTATAATCGTCTGACATGTATGAAAATGAATTGGAGCTACACCAGACATAGCGAATTCACAGAAGAGCAGCAAAAGGTGCTGACTAAAGCCATCAAGATGTGGTCTAAAACCGTAACAATAATAGATAATTATCACAATGACTCCCACGGCGTAACCACGACAATCGAAGGAATTAAAGCCATATTAGATAATCTGATCGAGAAAAAAGAGCATTACGACGTAATAATCATCGATTACTATCAAAACATTATCGAATCCAAAAGAGATCCAACGATGGACCCAAATAAAGTCCAGGCTAGACTTGCTAAGATGCTCGACCAATTCAAGAACAAGTATCCAGCCCCCATCATAATGATGGCACAAATGGACCCTCCAGACGATACTAATACCCCATGGAAACAAAGAATTAAGGGTAGAAAGCTCATTTCTGACAGCTGTACGATGGTTATGGAAATGATCCCCGTATTCTCGCAGTACACCACTAGATTCACCGTATGGAAAAGTCGATTCAATCCAGAGTCTATAGGTGATGACAATGCATTTTGGGTTGGCTATGATCGAGGCCGTTTTGTGGAAATTACTAAGGAATTCGAGAAAAAGATAGAGAATATGCAGGCAAAGAATACGTCACAAGAAATTGATAAGGCTGTAGGGCAGGCCGTAAAAGCTAAAGAGGAGTTAATAAATGAGTGATTTTGCTATATACATAGGCTTTCCAAAGGATAGACCCTACAAAGGATGGAGACAATGAGCAGACAGCCAGACGATATTGATGATATGCCAATGCCAGATGAGACCATGAGTCTTACTCCTGGAATAAAGCTTATGGAGATTACCAAGATCAATCTAGCGCCAGGAGACGTACTTTCTGTTATCGTATACTCAAACGATGTTGACGTATACACTCTTGATATCCTAAAAGCCCATATGAAGAAGATATTCCCCGATAACAAAATTATGTTGTTTTCTATGCCAATCGGTGATAAAATAGATATCAGTGTAATCAAAACCGAATCTTTTGAGGGATATGGGTCAAACGAAAGTGTCCTAATAGACGCTAACGCTGGAGTCCTAACTGAAGAGATTCTTGAAGAGGCTGCCAAAAAGGCATCCAGAGGAGAATAACATGTTTCTACCACGCGCACAAAGAGAAGAACTGAATGCCCTTTCCAAGGAAATCTTTGGAGTTTCCAGTAGATGGAACAAGATCCTAAAAAATGGCACCCGTGAAGTTGCGATGCGTAAGGTCACAGAAACAGTCCCTGGCGTAGAGGGCGCTCCCGATACGGAAAGAGAAGTCGTAGTACCCGTCTTGATCGGAAACGGTACGCCAAAGCGTTACCAAAAATACTACACAGTTGATGAAGTAACGACACTATTGCTTGGTATTAAATCTCAAATGGACGCACAAAAAGCCGGTATCAAGAAAGCACAAGAAGAACAAGCTGCAGCTGCCCAAGTTAAAGATTTGGCTCAAGGTTCTGCAGTTTGATACCAACGATTGTCTACGCCAGAGCTATGGAACTTGGAATGTCAAAAGACGAAGCGAGTGAATTCCTTACGGAGTTGATGTCTTTAGTCGGAATGGATGATATTCCCGACTCCTATTTCTTATTTTATTGTATTAAGTACTTAGCAAAAGAAAATAAAGAACTTAAGGAAGAAATCCATTGGATGAAACAGGAATACGAATTCTAAATTTGATGTTTAAGGAAAACGAAGAAATTTGTGTTTCCAACTCCAAATTTGGGTTCCATTCTATGACTATAGAGCAAGCTACGTCTAGCGCGGTACTGTTAGTTTCACCGAACTCTAACGTACCTAACGCATATGTAGACAGCTCTGAATTGGTCCTGGTGGCATTGAATCCCATTCACGGTTTTAGAGAAGACGAAAACGTAACTGCATATCGTAATTTCTTGATAGAAATCGATGATTTCGACATAAAAGAACAGCTTAAATACATCAAAACTATGGGGTTTCCCTATAGTGCTATCATATTTTCGGGTAGTAAGAGTCTTCACATTCTGGTGTCCCTAGATATGGACCTACCAAACGAAGAGAAGTATCGGCTATTTTCAGAATGGCTTTTGCGATCCGTACCTTTTGCGGACCAAAAGACTAAGAACCCCTCTAGAAGCATCAGGATTCCAGGTGGGTTTAGGGATGGCAAACTTAAGCAGAGGCTAGTGGAGTACAAGGGACTGGTCAAAATACAAGACTTTTTAGATTGGCTCAAAAAGAATCCAGAAGCTAGACCAATAAGAAAAGAAAAGAAGATCAGGAAGCCGGGAGACGACTCGTTACAAGATTTGCCGGAATGGGTAAATATCAAGCTTCTCGAAGGGTTAGATCCCAAAAAGGGACGTAACCAGCAATGGTACGGAATAGCTTATGAATTTCGCTTGTGTAATTATTCTTTAGATGATACAATAGAGAAACTAGAAAAGTATTTTGAGCCAGATCGAGATTTTAAGGAAAAAGAATGGTTAACCACCATAAAAAGTGCCTTTAAAGCAGGGAAACATAAATGATCCGCGACGATGAGATACAGAGATTGATCCATTACGCAAAGGGCTTGGGCACTAAGGTGGTTATCTATAATAAGGATAACCCTGGAGCCTCTGCTGAATGGACTATAGATGGATCGGCCATAGAGGTCTACTCTAAGGGAATGACCAAGACAGATATCGTACTGGCTCTAATACATGAGCTGGGACATCACGTCTGGTTCATCCATGAAAAGAATAGGCAGCCTGATCTAAAGTTTGAGGAAGCTATTGATAGAGAAAATCTTGTCCAAGAAGTTGCAGACAAGAAGAATCTGACCCCAAAACACCTGCGCAAGAAGATCTATGATATGGAACTAGCTGGTACGGAATGGTGGAGCACAATCGTAGCGGATACTGGCATAAAGCTTCCAGAGTGGAAGATAAAAATGCAGATGGAATTCGACATGTATATGTACGAACAATACTATGAAAATGGTGTATTTCCAAGGCGTAAAGATAAGATTGTTAAATTGAAAGATTTAAAAGAAAAGTGGAAACCAAGAGGTAAGCAATGATGGACGGTATGACCGAATTAGAATTCCTCGAATGGGCCGAAGCTAGACATGGCCCGCTCCAGAAGACTATAAAAGGTGGATTCAGTATGGGTAAAATTGACTCTATTCAGCATGAATTGAGTTCTATCCTTAATAGATACAAGAATTTACTCAATATAAAAACTCCAGTACCCAGAATGAGAGTATGGGCTACGGATGATAAGCTCAATTTCATATTTTTAGACAAAATCACAGGACGACGGGTTTTACTAGCCAATTGGTTGTCTGGCAAGGATAGCTATCATGAGCACTGAAGAACCTAAACCCTTAACGGCAGAGGATTTAAACAATGTCCCCGGCACTCCAGAACTGGAAAAGCCCAAGAACTTCCTGGAGATCGAGGTTAAATACAACGCCGACGACATAGATCGTATCAAATTCAAAGATTTAGCTCAAGGCCTGAATCCTGGTTCGTTTATCTACGTTGAATCATATGACGTTTATTATGTAAGGGATGAAGAATCTTTCCTAAGGTACCGTATGCCAGCCACTAATTCTGGTGACGATAAACCTAGCAAAAGGGCTGAATTGGCCTTCAAACGTAAGCATATAGCTAAAAACAACATTGTTAGGACCGAAGTCAACCTTAGGGTGGATGTCAATACTCCAGAACTTGTTAATGCCTTCTGTGAGGGTCTTGGATATAAGAAGAACTTCTCAATCTATAAAATGTGCGATATCTATATCTTTGAAGACGCTACCTTGGTGTACTATTCAGTCAAGGATGAAAGCAATAAATATGCCCATTTCGTCGAGATTGAAGCCTCAGAAGAGATGAACCTTGGAGAAGAAGCTGCCTGGGAAATCATCCAAAAGTACGAAAAGATACTATCCCCATTAGGGATAACCGCACAAAAACGTAAACGCCTTAGCCTGTACGAGATGTACAAAAAGGAAATCAAATGATCATGAACAAAAATCACCCACTCTTTTTCGAATCCGAACTAAAAGATATCAATGGTGCTAAAGTTATCGGAGTACTGTCCTTCAATACCAAAACTAAACTTGCCAAGGTAGTTATTCCCACTCAAAAACTCAACGGCGACGCTGGGTTTGCTGTAACTGGAAAAAGTCATCTTGGCGAAGGTAATAAGCTGGCCGTAGCTAGTTTAAAACTCATTGGCGCAAAAATATTCAAAAAAGGAACCAACGAGGAAATCAAGTGAAGTATCCTCTAGACCCCAAATCATTTGCGGAGTTTCTAGACCATATCAGAAGTCATTCCAGTATGCAGACCGTAATTATCACAAAACTGTCAGAATTACTTGATAGTGCTATGTATCACGCAGAAACTGACGAAGAGGGCTGGTATAAGGATTCTCAGGAGTTACTCCAAGACTTGGAGGACCTCAAAATGTTCCACGATAGCCGTCGTTGGAGCGGAAGTAACTTTAAGAACCAAATGCAGCCAGAAGGTAAAGGTCTTAATCTACCTGCCCTTCCTGCCCCAAAGCCGCCATCTGACGAAGGTTCTCACATAGTTGGCCTACCAAGCCTGCAATTCAATGACTCGCTAAATCAAAAAGCCAATAAAGAAGAGGAAGAATTCGGCGAGTCCTGGGATGAAGAATCCCTATCGCGCTATTTCAAAGAAAAGAAGCCAAAAAAGGTCAGAGAAGAAAAGAAAACCCTCAAAAATATGTCTATAGCAGAAATTGAAGCCTGGGAAAGAGCGCAAGATAATGCTACGGATATCTATAAAATCAAGGCCAGAATGATGAATTTGGCTCGTGACGGTGGAGCATCGATTACTCCAGTGGGCGAAATCCTGATCAATTCCTTTGTTCATATGCTTAAATCGTTCTATGACTTTGCTGACAAGATTGAAGACTCTAGCGTAAAGATACAGCTTACCGACCTAATTAGGGCACAAGAAGGCGTTCCAAGCGGCATAATCAAGGCATCTACGTCAGGCGTTAGAATTGAGAAGGAAGTTAAGAAGTGATCGATCTAGCTTTTGGAAACAGCGTAGCAGTAAGACAGGCATTTTTAGATGTCTCCAGCGGACAGTGGGTAGTTTTCGGAAAAAACACACTCATAAACTTTGACTATCAAGAGCGAACCGGCGATACGGAACTCGTAGAAATGACCAAAAAGGTAATAAAACGTCAGACTGGGACCGACTATAAATATGTGGTCTTAACCAACGGGGCTACTGGCGGAATCGTTATATCCCTTAGGATGTTTGCTCAAAAAGGTTATGAGTTCTGCAATACTAGAAAAGCACCATATTACCTAAGATATCCAGGCATGATAGCGGCATCAGGTCTACACCATTGCGATGAAACGTTTTGTCTATTTGAGGGTGAGAATGTAATCCTACAAGATATTCCATCGAATCCGCTCAGCATTTTAAGTCCAATAAGGGGCCAAGACAGTAATATCCCAGTAGTTCTGGATGCCGTCTACATGAACAAAGTATACATGCAACACCCAATAAATATGAGCAAACATGACATGTTGGTCGGTAGTTACAGTAAGCTTTTGGGCTTAAGCAGCTTGCGCATAGGTTGGATTGCCACAAATGATCCTCTACACTACGAACGACTGAAAGAGCTGGTTACTGCAGAATACTGTTGCCTAAGTAAGGCCGATACAGAAATAGCTAAAAGTATAATGGCAAAATTGGACTGGGATAAGTTTGAAACCGTAGCTAGGTCCAGATTAGATGGAAATCGCGAAGAATGGTCCAAAGTTGCAAAGTACTTTGGAGACACACCTGTATCAAATATTGGGATGTTCTACTACGGACCAATGGACAAGAAGTGTAAGAAACTGCTTGAAAAATGTGAAATCAAATGGACTACAGGATCTTCTCTAGGAACTAACGATGATTTTGGTAGGATTAATATTGGACAAGATCCGGCATTGATCCAGAAGGCCGTAAAAGTCATCCTTAGAACGGACAAGTCGAAGAAATAGCCTGACATATAGTGTGTAGGCCTGTCGATACGCAATAGGCCCACGCCAAAAACAATACTACCGAAACAAATATTACTACGTCTGTCTTATTCATTCCAGACCTTCTTTATAGATTGTTGATAGATATCTAATAGCCACTGAACGTTCGGCTCTTTTTGATAATAGCCTGAAACCTTAGCCATTACGACAGAAGATGAAGTCAGCTTAGTAGCTAACCAACACGCAAGGGTCCATCTTTTCTGTTTGGCAAATGCTAGGAAATTCACAAAATTTAGATAATCTGCTTCATCATTAGCCGTAGTCTGGAAGCTTTTTGTCCCATCATTCCAGTAAACCGGTACCTTGAACAATAATGCCTGAAAAACTATTGTCCAATCCCATAAGCCCTGAACTATAGATCCTTGCGATCTTTCCAACTGAGCAAACGAACTTGGGTGAATAAATTGACCATTGCCGGTCTTATATCCTGCGTCTTCTACTTGTAACGTTATTGTTTTACATAATTGTGAGTTCGTAAGACTCGTAGCGGCAATCAATGGACTCACCTGATCATCACTAGTTGTGTTGGGTCCCCAAGGACTACTAGGGTAATCGATTACGCCCAACGAAGTATCGAATGGCGATAAATCTATTTTTGGGGGATTACCTAAAAGGTATTGTAGGGTTACATATCTAGAAGTCTCTGCGCATGAATCGCCGATGTTTCCTGGGAAACCTTCTTGATCCATCACTAGAAGCCCGTTATTGTCGAAATGCATTATAAAGACTGTTTAAATCCTGCTGGGGTTGATCCTGAAAAATCTCCAGATCCATCTGCCGACAATGTTGCGTAAACACCCGCAAGAGTTACATATATAGCTTTGACTCGTCCTATAGCACCCGCTCCACCTGCACTGCCAGTTCCACCTGCGCCGCCTGCGGCTCCATTTCCACCAGGACTCGAAGTAGCCGCTTGTCCTAATCCTAAAGCTCCGCCTGCTCCACCCGATCCACCAGAGGACGCAGATCCACCTGATGCAGTGAGTGATGTAATTGAAGTAATAGTGCTTGAAATGATAAATGCAGTTCCACCAGCGCCGGAACCCATTCCGCCACCACCGCCGCCACCGCCACCGCCACCGCCACCACCACCGCCAGTAAGTGTTGATAGATAACTTCCACCTTGGCCGCCACCGCCACCTTGGCCACCAGAAGATCCATTTGATCCAGTAGCTCCGTTTGCTAATGCATTTAGCGTAGTTGCTGTACCTACAAAAGCTAATAGTATGCCACCACCAGCTCCAGGAGTTCCTGGAGATGATCCGTTAACTCCAGTAGCTCCAGTAGCTCCAGTGTTTTGTGAACCAAAACCGCCTGAGCCGCCAGCTCCACCGGACGCAACGAATGTTGCGCCACCGCCTGCTCCACCATTTCCGCCAGAACCACCGTTACCACCAAATGTTGTCCCAGGTCCGCCACCAATTCCGCCAGCTTCTGTGGGTCCATCGAATCCACCACCACCACCCATGAATACGGTTGAAAGGGTAGAAATTCCGACACTTGTACCTGCGCTTCCTGCTACGCCACTTGGAGTAGACTCAGAAGATCCTGACGATCCACCGCCGCCACCAGTTCCACCACCTATTCCGCCACCACCACCGCCGCCACCCGGAGATCCAGTTCCACCTGCGCCGCCTGCGGCTCCATAGCCGCCACCACCACCACCACCAGAGCCACAGCCACCCGACGCTCCGCCACCGCCACCAGCAGCAGCAGTACTACCGATGCTAGTGCCACCAGTTCCACCAGCGTATATGGTTCCACCACCAGTTCCGCCGCCACCGCCTGAGGTATTCGCTGCCGTTTGAACAGTATTAAGTCCACCTTGATAGCCTTCACCGCAACCTGATGCTATGGTAGCCCCACGATAACCCAATCCAGTGGCAGAAACCGTTCCGCTACCACTACAGGTGAGCGACTGAGCCAAGAACGAGACGATGCCGCCCCAAGTACCGGCCCAAGCAGATGCCGTCAAGACACCGCCCGAATTTATAGCAATCGTTCCGTATTCGGGAATTCGCATTACGGTTACTTTTTGAGATCCTATGGACGTGTTATTGGTAGTTCCATACAGATTAACCAAGGCAGAAGTTAGTGTCAATGTTCCACTTGTAGATGAAGCCACTACTGCAAGCTCGTAGTTTCCTACGTTTGTGCTTGCTCCAGAAGCGCCTTGCTGATTTGTTATTAATACCAAATCTCCAGGAACGAAGTCCGTATAGAGACCAGCCTGTTGGGTAGTCGTTAGAACTGTATTCGTTCCATCTATCGCAGAAATCGAAGCAACTGGAGCATCTACTGTCCTAGCAGCAATACCAGCCATAGACTGTGCGGTAAAAATTGTTGCGGTACCGCCAGTGTAAGAAGCGGGAGTATTCGTCAAAACAATTGCTGGATAAAAGGTCATGGTTCCAGTAAATGGAGTTCCACCAGTAGTCTGACTGACCACTAAGTGTGTACTGTCAGTTATCGAAGTTATATATGGGAATCCAGTTTCGCCAGGCCAAAACACTAGCTGGCCAACGACAAGCCCTGCTGTTGTTCCGCTAGTTAGCGTTACGGACTCATGAATGCCGATGTCGTTGGCGATAGTTACGCTATTCGTGGTTTGAGCCACGGTTGATGCTACCGTATTTCCTGATCCAATTCCATTTCCAGAAATTCCGTTTCCTGCCGTTATACCCACCAAAGACATGCCACCAGAACTTATCACGTTTCCGGCAAAAGTATATGCGTTTACGGTCGTCGAATTAGCTCTTGAGGTATTAATATTATAACTAGAGGAAAGAGTTAAATTGTAATCTGAATTTCTGCCAAAAGTTGGGACATTCAAATCCTTTAGTAAGCTACCAAAATAAGTAGCACTTGTTTCGGTGAACGTAGTGTCTGAATTTACTTTAATTGAGGGCATTTATGTCTCCTAAGACAAGAATACAGATTCTGTATCGCTGTTATTTGTGCCAGCATCGTAGTAGATACCGGTAGCCGTTTCGCCCATTACCCCTATAAAAACAGTATTATGAATTCTGTTTGAATTTCCAGTAATATTGATACAATTTCCAGTACTTGATGGAGGAATAGTGAACTGGCAATCATAAATAGTTGCGTAATTGTTTGGCATGTCAATCATGTCGCCGGAAGTATTGGCCGTGGTGAACCAAATCTCTTTTAATTTCGAGTTTGTGGACATCGTAAGTTTGGCACCACTGTTTAGGGTGATTACCGTACCACCATATCGACCTATGAGCATCGCTCCGCTTGGAAGAGTATAGGGTGCGGTCCACGTCATTGACTGATTTATCACTATCAATCCACCACCAGCTACCGCCGTAAGGGCTGTCACGAATTCAGCTTCTGTCTCTGCAAATGCTGTAGGATAGTTTTGTATGCCTGCTGCGGGTCCTGCAAAAGTACATGATTCGCCATTAAGCATGACGAAGCCGTTTCTAAAATAAACGTATTGATTACCACTTGCATCATCAATTCTTTTGGCTATCAAAAACACTTGCTCATTAGCACTAGAAACTGCCGGTAAGGCACTTCCAGCCGTAACCGTCGTTAAAACTACGCTACCAAACGTAATAGATGCACCCGTAGTAGTTGCAGTCGCACTTTTAGACATCGTGACATTTGGATTAGTAAACGATACGACCGTGGTTCCCATGGGGATTCCAGGTCCAGAAATTGACAATCCAGATACGATTCCGGCCACAGATCCAGTTACCGTCAAATTGGTAGAACCATTGATGTTTCCAGAAGTCTGCAAAAGAGAACGATTTACGGTCGCATAGACCATATCGCCATTGTTTACGAAATTCATCGTGGCGTTGCCAAGATTTATGATAGTTGGGACAGTTCCGGCAATTCTTGAGTTAAACTGAAGAGTTAGTGGCTCGGTAAAACTTGCTGCAGTGCCGCTATAAGCTATAGTTCCACCATTGGCCAACAGAACGTTCCTGTCCTCGAACAGCTCGCCTATCAAAGGATCGGTAGCTATGAGAACAGTGTCCACGGTAGCATTAGCCGCAGTGCCCGCCATATTAAGAGCAGATCTAAGTACTGACTGTCGTATGTCTAATTCTGATGGATTTCCCATTTATTTCCTTAATTCTTTATATCACTTAAACTATGATCCAGGTAGTACCTGAAATCCAATATGGTTTGGCCTGCTCTGTAGTAAGCCAAGCGTTAGTATCGTCTAACGAATTGAAACCACCCACAATAAAGGTAGTGCTATCTGGATATGTTAATGTTAATGTGACCATATAATTCTCCTAATTTCCTACTCTGGAAATTTGCACATAGTTATCCGAAGGCGAAGCGTACAGCGTTCCAGAAGATACTGTTGTTCTGACGTAAACATCTAGCGTGTCGCCTGCTACCATATTTATTAAAAATGGAAGCTGAATGTTGAAAGACTGATTGGCATATTTTCCTTTATGCTCCTTTGTTTCTAACGCCAGAGAAGTAGTTGTAACCAGCCGTCGTCTCTAAAGCAGACGCTTGTGCATTATTTTGTGAATAGATCCTGATCGTATCCCCTACGGCTAATCCGTTTAATGTAATCGTGCCTTTTAATCTAGGATTCTGCCCGTTAGCAATCCCATATGTTTCGTCCAAAACGTATAATTGCGAGCCGTTCTTATAAATATACAAACTAAGTGGATTAGTACCAGCCACATTATTCATCCGCACAGAGGTAGAGAACGTGTAGTCACCTGGTATCACGATAGTATATTGGTTGGAAGCGAAGCCGTTCTGAGTATCCGAACCAACTACTCCCCACGAGACCTGAGCATTAGAGCCATTACCAGAGTTTTGTGCACTTGTGAATGTAACAAAAAACGATACGTTTACATCTAAGACTTCTACTTTCCAATTAGAACCATCAGAAATAACCACTAATGAGTCGGTTTGAGTAGCCAATAATATTTTGCCAGATGCAAGACCGTCTATAGTTTGTGCCGAAGTAGTATTTATTGTTATAACACCAGTACCTGAGTTTTTTACCATTATGCGTTGGCCAGAAATACTAGCTGCAGTGGGAAGCGTAACGGTGAATGTACCAGACGTACAATCTACTAAGTCATTCGCAACCGCGGAATAAGTACCTGTTTTAGCCGTATAATTGTAACTAGAAACAGGAGCCGCCCATGTTGGCAATGCACTTGCACCATTCGATGTTAATATTTGACCAGTAGTTCCAACTCCAGATACTTGCTGCATTGCGCCAGTGGAAGTTGTACCACCAGTCATCACAGCGTAAGGAGTCAATGAAGAATCACCAGTTCCACCGTTAGCTACAGCAACTACTCCAGTTACGTTTGTAGCCGTTCCTACAGCACCATTATTGTAATAAATCGTTACTTCAATATAGCCTGCTGCACCTGCTCCACCAGCCAAACCGTTGGTTCCAGCCGTACCGCCGCTACCGCCAGTTCCTACAGCATAAGAATACGTAGCTGTTGGATTACTGATTATCGCTTCTACATATCCGCCAGATCCGCCACCGCCACCAGCATACCACTGAGTCGCTGCAGAAGTTGATCCACCGCCGCCACCACCACCGCCACCAGTATTAGATATTCCAGCAGTGCCAGTTTGATTCCAAGAGCTATTGCCGCTGCCGCCGAAAAAGCTATTCCCACCTGCTCCGCCATTAAGATCTGTGTTCGTCGTGTTGGTGGTCGCTGCGCCCTGCCCCTGTGCGCCAGTCAAAGCTGTTCCAATTGGTCCAGAACCGAGAGATGCAGTACCGCCTACACCACCACCTTGGAGGCCGCTTCCTGATGACCACACTCCGCCTGAACCACCGTTTGCCGTTAGTGTACCAAACGTAGACGACGTGGAAGCTGTTGCAGAATTGCCATTTATGTTGGTAACCGATGCAGTTCCAGAACCGGACCCTCCGCCGCCACCACCGACCATTCTAACTTTGATGTATGATGCATTAGTAGGAGTAGTAAATGTTCCTGAGCCAGAAGTGAAAGTTTGAACGGTAGGTTGATATGCTCCACCATTGCCAGCTAAAGCGCCCATTCCATTAAAATAATATTCAGTTACTTCAATATAACCTGCCGCGCCTGCTCCGCCAGCAAATCCATTAGCCCCAGCTCCACCAGCATTTCCGCCAGAACCCACAGTATAAGTGTAAGTTGCTGCTGGACCAACAATAATAGCTTCAACGTATCCACCAGAGCCGCCTGAGCCACCAACTTGAGACGCACTGGCATTGTCAGTAGCTCCACCAGAACCGCCGCCGGAACCAGAATTAGCTGTCGCAGCACTTCCTGCGGATTGATAATTTCCACTGCCGCCGCCTCCAAAATATCCACTGCCTCCTGAAACACCGGAAAATTGCCCGGTGCCCGTATTATAAGTGCCTCCTCCCATACCGGGGGTGCCGGTTAATGCTGTGCCAATAGGTCCAGTTCCTAAAGAAGAAGTTCCTCCGGCTCCTGGGGCTCCGTTAGTTTGTCCAGCTACTCCGAGACCTCCGCCTCCTGCTGATAATAGTGAAGTTCCAAAAGTTGAGGCAGTTCCGGCAGTAGCCGCTGTTCCGTTGGTAGTTCCACCGCCACCGCCACCGCCGCCACCGCCGACCATTCTTACTTTGATGTAAGCGACATTTGCTGGAGTTGTATATGTACCAGAACCAGAAGTAAATTTTTGAATTGTAGGACCAGGAGACCCAATTGCACCAGTTGTTGAAGAAAGAACTGCCCATGTACCTGCAGTCGTACCGTTTGTTTGTAAAATAACAAATATTGATGTGTTGTGATTTATATTGCTGTAATTAGTTCCTGATGCATCGGTAAATGCGGTGCCACCGTTAAATTGTAGAGTTAACAACCCAGTAGATTGATTTATGATTTCAAATTTTTGACCAACTGCCATATTTGTAGCGTTAGGCAAAATTACGGTTTGCCCTAGTGTGCCCGTAAAAACTTGGATTTGTTTTCCTAAAGTGGAGCCCGTAAAAACGGTCGTATTACCAACTAGAGTGGTTGTTCCACCCGTAGTTGCGGTAACATTGACTTGCTCTTTTATTCCACCCGATTGAAAAACTGCCATTTATGACTCCTTGATTCTATACATATTAATTATTCAACGTCGCATTCCACTGCAATACATAGTTTGCAGAGTCTGTTGGGGCGTTCCACCCCACGGTGAATCCAGTAGTTGATATAGCAGTTACGGTTACTGAGTAAAACTCTGGAGTCGTATCTACAGTGTTTGATATCGTGCAGGTAACAGCGTAATTTGTACTTGCCAATGCAGAACTAAAAGTGACGGCCTGAGTAACACTATCGGTGCTTAAGGCAGTTGATCCCGCCCTATATCCAGCGGCAGTTTGGACCGTAGTCCAAGTCATAGCCGTAGCTCCGCCAGCCTGTGATGTTAAAACTTGACCAGCCGTACCAGCCGTAGTAGGTAAATTGAAATTGTAAGTTCCTGCTGCGGCCTGCGGAGAAATGGTGATTGCGCCAGAGCTAGTTCCGTTTTGAACTATATTGCCCGTAAATACGTTGGAAGTAACGCTAGAATTACCAAATACCATTTGGTTATCTGCGGAAGTCGTTGCTCCACTTCCAATTGCTGTTCTGTTTATACTAACGGTATCGGCAGTTCCAGCCTGGAAACCTAAAAAGGTATTATCGTGGCCAGAAGTTAAGGCCTTACCAGTTTGATGGCCTATCAATGTATTATTTGTGCCAGTCATTACGCCAGTTCCGGCAGCTTGAAATCCAACGATTGTTGCTGTTGTAGCAGTAGCAGTCATCGACTGGCCTGCCTGATAGCCAACTGCTACGATGCCAGCGGTATTTGATGAACCTGAGCTAACCGCCAAAGAACCAATTATAACATTTTGAGCGCCAGTGGTTAAATTACCTCCTGTGCTATAGCCTAATAATGTATTGTCTGCACCAGAACTGATAGAACCGCCAGAGTTGTAACCAATACATGTATTGTCAATGCCCGTCATTGCGACGCCACTACCGCCCGCTAAAGATCCAACAATTGTTGAGAAATTTGCGCTTGTAGACTTTAATCCTGCTTGATATCCTATAAAAACGTTATCATGGCCTGCAAGTAATACACTTGCGGCTTGATATCCAACTGCCGTATTGTTTGCGCCGGTCATTGCGGCATTGCCGAAAGCTCCCGATCCAACACCGGTAGCGAATGCTGCGGTGGTTATTTTAAGTCCAGCTTGGAAACCTATTAACGTACAATCAGTACCACTTAATGAGGTAGCATTTACTCCAGCAGCAGAAGCTCCAACGACTGTTGCATTTGCTGCCGCTGCTACGTTTTGACCAGCATTGAAACCAACGAAGACCGAATTTGAGCCAGTATACGTTGAATTTATTAACGTGCCAGAACCTATGGCTACTGTTTGATTTCCAGTAGTAGCCGATTGTCCAGATTGGAATCCAATTAAAACGTTATTGTTAGCAGTCGTTCCTGATTTACCTGCCTGAGCACCAACATACGTATTATTGATACCCGTAATAATGCCCACTCCGCCAGCCTGAGATCCAACAAACGTGCTAAAATTAGTAGTCGTTGCGGCTGATCCAGCTTCAAATCCTACAAACGTATTGTCGGTACCAGAAGTTACAGCAAATCCAGCTTCATACCCAAAAAAGCTATTGTCGGTGCCAGATACGCCCGTACCGCCGCCACCTGCGCCAGCGCCTACGGCTGTCAAGAAAGTTACAGCAGTAGAGTTTAGACCAGCCTGAAAACCAATCAACGTGACATCGTGGCCTGAAGTTAAACTAAATCCAGACTTATAACCAACCAAAGTATTATCAACACCGGTCATTATTCCACTGCCGTTAGCTAGTGATCCAATTACCGTCGCAAATGTTGGAGTCGTAGCGTTCAGTCCAGCTTCGTATCCTATCAACGTGACATCGTAGCCCGAAGTTAAACTAAATCCAGACTTATAACCAACCAAAGTGTTATCGGCGCCTGTCATTATTCCACTGCCGTTAGCTAGTGATCCAATTACCGTCGCAAATGTTGGAGTCGTAGCGTTCAGTCCAGCCTGGAAACCTAAAAAGGTGTTATCGGTAGCGCCAGTAGTAAGGGCAGTTCCTGCACTTACGCCTATGACCGTATTGTCGGCACCCGTAAAACTTAAGGTAGTATTTGTACCACCGTAAACGGAGGTATTTGAAGAAAGATATGTGAAACCGTTTGAGCCGCTTACGGCCTGCCATGTCGGGACAGCGCTTGAACTAACATAAGTAAGAACGTAGCCAGCTACCGCGCCAGAGGTAGACACGCTTTGTAGTGTACCCGTAGAGGTGGTTCCACCAAGTATGGGCATATAAGCAGTAAAAGAGCCTACTCCGGTACCGCCATTTGGTACCGGTAAAATGCCTGTAACAGCGGTCCCTGAAGCTAAGTTCAAAGCGCCTGTTCTAGCTACACCATTTATCAGACTTAAACTATTGCTATTAGACACAATTCTTACCTTACATCAGTTTTTAGAGCTACTATCTTATATCATACTTACAACAAAATTATCTTAAGAAACGCCCATCATTGAGATTTGTATATAGAGAATGGTTGAAGTTTGTGCTTCTCCCAGTTTCATATTTGCATCACCGCTAGAAGGACTAAATGAGCTATAAGGCACAATAGCGCCTGCGCTACCCAAGTAAACTGGTCTACCCTGATCAGATGAACCAAATGCCATATCGGACGTACCCAAAGTAAATGAACCCTGAGTTGTGATGGTTATGCTTGTGCCGGTAGAAGTGGAGCTTGTATTGTTGTACAATCCAACCGCCCAGAACAAATCAAATGATGCGGTGTTCCAATCGGCCAAATAAAGTTTTCCAGCAGTTTCACTGTTTGAAGGCATACCCCAACGCAGTGCATAAGTAGTGTTTGCCGCAAGAGTTGCTGCACCACCATAAATTGCGGTCAATTGTAGAGTGGGAGCTACTAAGTTTCCAGTTAAAGTTATATTGGTTGCAAGTGCTGTT